CATAGCCGGCCTTGAAGCTCTTGACGTGGCGCACCATGGCGGCCTCGTTCTCGATGCTCTGAGAGCCGTAGATGAAGGAAACGCCGCCCTGACGAGCCAGAGCAATGGCCAGCTTATCGCCGGAGACCGACTGCATGATGGCGCTGATCATGGGGATGTTCATCTGCAGCGGGCACTCCTCCTGTCCCTTGCGGTACTTGACCAGCGGGGTCTTCAGGCTGACGGCCGTGGGCACATTCTCTGCAGAGGAATAGCCGGGGACCAGCAGGTACTCGCCAAAGGTGCGGGAGGGTTCTTCGTAGAAATAAGCCATAATCAAACTCCTTTTCTCTTAACGCATCCGATACAAATCAGCATCAAAATCATTCATGTCTGCTGCCTATAAATTGATTGTATATACTTTACCACAAAGCCCGCAAGAATACAAACCCCTGCCGCGCCAAACTTTATAATTGTCCGTTGCGGAAAAACAGACAAATTGCCAAGCATTTGTGGGTATTGGTCGTACTTTATTTTTTGAAGTATCACTTTTGCAGGCAAAACGGCGTTTGCAGGACGCAAAAAAGCTCGTCCGGAACACCGGACGAGCCCTTTTGCACACGAAGCGGGATACTGCCTGTGCGGCGCATGGATCATAGCTGTGAAGGAGAACAGCCGGAGGAGGAGGATCCGCGCCCAGTATCCCAAAAAAGACAAGAAGAAAAAGATTTCACACACAGCCTTGGGGCCTTGCCCTTGCTGTAACTATATTGTAACTCTTTTGAAATCATTTTGCAATAGGGTTTTGTAATTTTTCTGTAATTTTTACACTTTGCACATATTTTCGCTCGAGTTATTGTTTGTTTTTGTATTCGTAACGATAATTCGTTATTTTTCTTCTTCTTGCTTTTCTACCGCTCTTTATTGCACGCTCGTCTAGTTTATATTCCGTTATATTATATCATACCAGATTTGAAAAAGTGGTGTAGTAACTGGTGTAGTAAAAATCGTCCAATTTATAGGAAGTTGACAATTCATTCTTATAAAGTATATAAAATTACTGAATCATCTTTCGGAATTCCGCAACTACTTTTTCAGCATCCACATGACTATAAACATCTAATGTCATATTGACTTTACTGTGTCCCATCACATACTGGACAGCTTTAATGTTCATTCCAGACTCTACCATTCTGGTGCAGAACATATGCCTTAAAGTATGAGGCGTGATTGCAGTCGGAAGTTGCTCTTGCGGATTAACCTTATTGTACCTCTTTATAGCTTGTCGCACATTTGATTCAACACTAACTGCTGAACGAGGACTGTTTTTGTAACTGACTTGTAGAAAACCACTATATCCACTTACGCTCGGCTCTTCATCCAGCTGTGGTCTTGTACTTATAATGTGTGAAAATGCTTCTCTGGCTTTTTGCGACATTGGTATGATGCGTACACCACTTTTTGTTTTTGGAGATTGGATTGAGAACTCTCCATGAAGGTATACAAGCTGGTGGTTCACATTTACAATTCCCTGCTCTAAATCAATGTCACTTACGGTTAATCCACAAAACTCACCAACACGAAGTCCGGTCTCATATAAAATTATAAGTTCATCAACGTGCTGACTGAGATAGATATCTTTTTTGCAGAAATCAACAAGGCTTGAAAATCGTTCATTCGACAGAATAGTTTTTGTCTTGTTTTCTTTTGGCACAACTTTTGACAGTTGAAAGCCAAAAGGATTTCTTGACAAAATTTTATCATCGCAGGCAAGTTCAAAAGCCGGTCGTAGTATTCCTTTATAGTTATTTATTGTACCATAACAGTACCCCTTATCATACAGTTCTTTCATGAACACTTTTGCTTCTGACGGTGTTATTGATGCGATTGTTTTATTGGCAAAAGTACACCCAGAAAGGATTTTCATGAAAGTGTCTATATTCTTTGTTGTTGTCTCCTTTAAAGACGGCTTGTGAAGATCGGAATATTTTTTTACGAGCTCTTTCACCGTCATTGAGTTTGCTATTGGGTCGATTCCTTGTATTTCAGACTCTGTTAAATTTTCAATCCTTACTCTTAATTCTTTCAAGTCGCCAGAATAAATAGTGCGGCGCTTTCCAAACTTATCTGTCCAACGATACTGGTATAGACCATCTTTGCGTTGCGACTCACCCTCTTTCAAAACACGTCCTTTATTATCTTTTCTTCTTTCCATAATAAGCTCCTTACGTTAAATAAAGAGCTCCGATGTGACAATTTGATTATATCACATCAGAGCCATACATTCAAATGGAATATGTTTGTTCTATGTATCTTTCAAATGCTTTTCGTTTAACAAGTTGCTTTTTACCAACAAACATTATAAACGGGCAACTTCTATCTTGGAGAAGTTCACGTATTTTGCATTGGCCGATATTAGAATACGCCGCTGCTTCATCGATTGTTAGGGTTGTCTTTTCCCAGATTGGGACTTCTTTCATCCAATCACCTCTTCCATCTTCTCTTCCCCATACTTTGCAACGCATACATTATAAAGTAGCATGGCACGGGTCATAAGACCAACTCCGCCGATACGAGGGGTCACTTTGATACCTTTCATCTCGTAAACATCGTCGGCACAGTCTCCGTGCTGCTTACCATTCTCGTCATAGTTGATACCAACATCGATACACACTTCAACCCGACCAAGACCAACCGGTGTGATAAAGTTGCGCTTGCCCACAGCAGAGATGATCACATCGACCATTTCAAATCCAAGAGCAGTGGCCTTCATACGGGAGCCAGTACTATTAACAGAGATCACATTACAGTGTCGCTTAATCAGCATATCAACCAGCGGACGACCTACGATATCAGACTGACCACACACAAGCACATTCTTGCCATCCAGATCGTAACCAATCGCGTCGAAAATCTTCATAACGCCAAGCGGAGTGCAAGGCTGAAATGGTGATGTAAAATTAAAACCATCAACGTCAAGTTCGTCTGGAATAATGATATTCTTAGGATTGATATGTTTGGGCAGTGGCAACTGAACAATGATGCCATCTGCTTCTTCATAAATACGATTCTGCAATATCATTTTATTTAATTCATCTTCAGTCGTTTTCTCTGGTAACTTGATATATTTTGCTTTAATTTTAACCTCTTTACAATCTCGCAGCTTGCCGCGAATATAAGCATCGGACGCAGGGTTATTCCCCACTTGATAAATATACAAAACAGGAGCGTAGTCGGCTTCTGCGATAATATTCTTGATTTCATTTTTGATATCTTGTGCAATAGATTTACAATCAATAATCATTGTGAACCTCCTTTATATTCACTACTACTATACAGAATATTTCGTAGCTGATTGATAAAACCATCCACAACGCATTCACTACAATCTAAATTAACCGTGCACATGCCACAGCTATCGGTATAATGGTGCAGTAGATCTTCGATTGATCTTTTATAATATTCTGTTTGGTCTTTATAAAACCCTAATTCTTCCATAAGAATCACCTCGTTACTGTACTAACTCCATTATTTTTAATCTGTCCTTTTTGAACATGAACTATTACAGAGTCGGCGTTAACAGTATTGGTTGACTTATATTCGATATATGGAGCGTTGCTATCATATACAATTTTTATATGTCCTTTGATATTCATATAAGTGCCATTGCAAAGAACCGTAAGCATCTCATAATTTTCTGCTGGAATATTAGATACCATAGTAGATGTATATCCGTAGATGTCCGGTTCCAGTTCTTCAATAGTGGCAGTCCACTCAATCGGATTATAATGACGATAGATACCGTCGCCAATCGCCCACACAAAATATCCAACAACAAGAGTAATGAGCACACCAACTGTCAAAAACAAGATCTTTTCTCCAAGGGTGAGTTTTTCGTTATTACCATCCAAGTTCAACACCACTTTCGTTTACAATATAGATGCCGTTGTCTTTCAAATACTCAATAAACTCTTCATGTGGTAATTTATGGGCGAGCTCACAAATAGTGTAGTTACTTCTGCCTTTCACCCACTTTGTTTCTTTTCTCAAGTTAGACCACTGATGTACACGAAATTCCTTACAACGCCATTTTAAATGAAAGGTATCCGCACACGAATCGCAAATTGGTATCTCTACATAAAAGTCACCCGGATAGCGTTTTCGTCTCCACCACTCCATATCATAGAATACAATACCATAGAGTTCAGGATAATCTTCAAATCCATGTTCTCTAAGGTAAGCAAAACCCAATCCGTTGATGGTCCATTCTGGCGACCTTGGAACTGTATATCGAAGCTGCGATTCTGTATGCGAGATACAGGCATTGTTATTTTTTCCGTCGATGCCCATAATGTACCAGTCTGATCTATAATAGCCTATTTGTTTAGTCACAACTAATCACCTCCCCCGTATCATCACCCAACGGCCACGTGCATCCATAAAACGTTCCCAAATTTTCGATTTTAAAATAGTACCATTTTTTCGTCACGTAGTCATAAATACTGTAGCAAGTGCAACGGTTATCCGGCCAATGGTTCTTTTTAATAGCATCAATATCAAGTTCTAAAAATCGTTTGATTTCGGATAATTTATATGAAGCAAAAATATAATCCCATGGGCCACGCCAATGGATAAACCACATGTGCTCTACGAAGTTCGGCCATTCTACAGAAAATCGTTCGACTGGTTTACTTCTGTCAAAATTCTTATATTGAAGAAAATAGTTGCTGATACCGTGTACACCAGTCCAATAATGGTCTTTAGTGCAGATGAAATGAGAATAGCTTTCCCATTCTGGATTTTGTATTTCCCAGTGATTCTTTTCGATTGAAAATCTATCGTCCATTCAATCTACCTCATAAAAGTCTAGTTTTACCGTATTATTTTCTAATTTTTATGGCGATGATACGTTATTTATTTACCATTCGGAACTGTTTCTCCATAAAGTCATCCCATTTCATACCGAGAGGATTACCGTCAACATCCACACAGTTTCCATCATCATCACAATAAACAGCAGGCTCTGTTGGCTTTCCATAAAATTGGATAGATTCCTTTGGAACAATTTGAATTTCTTTGTTAGGATCATAATTGAAATCGTGAGTTCCATCGCAAGCTACGACATCTCCATCCGGCATTATATAAACCGGCTTGAAGAACTTCTTGTTTGGATTATTTGATGTGTCAAAAGAGACTCCCACAATCTCATACTTGTCCCATATTGGATTTCCTACACTCGTATTCTTTGTTAGCGATTTTTTCCTGCTCATGTAAATCAAGTCCTTTCAGCCAGTAAGATGGACATTCATAAATTTTTTCGAGGGTGTTTGCATCGCAAAAGTGCTCTCGATCTCTTTTGTTGTAATCGTAATATCCGATAAATGAATTACCATAATCGCTTATTACAAGGTTATCTTTTAAAAGAATCGGACGCTCATCCATGACCTTGACCCAGCCAAAGAAATTTTTGCAAGATTCAGTACAGCAATTTCCTAGCTGCTTCCTAAAAGCGCATACTTCTTTATGTAAACATTTACTGCAAATAGCCATTTTTTCTCGCTTTCCAACAAAAATTCTCTGCCCTATCATAAAATAGTTTTGGAATGTCTCGTACACGAGAACCAGCTTCCTGAAGTAAGGTGTTACTAGCTTTGTCTTCATGAGGTTCTTTATAAATACATTCCCATTTATACTCCCAGAGTTCAACTGTATTATCGTCTTGTGTGCTAATCTTCACTAAAATAGAATGAAGCTTGTCGTTTATACTTACGGAAGCATGACAATTTTCTTGTTTGAGAGGCCACTCATTTATTTTTGCAAATAAATCAAATGCCCTATCGACTGCCATTTCGAATAATGGTTGTTCATCAGAGCACATACATATTCGTTTTATATCCCCATCATGTAAAAGATTTAACTCCCAAATTTCTATTGTTCTCACCTCTTTCTAAAACATACATTTTAATCGTCAAAAATTTCTTCTCGCAGAACCGGTTCATCGTGGCTCTCTACACGACTGCCGCATTCTGGACATTGTGTTTGATAAAATAAAATCACATCCAATGACTTCGCACTCAGAACACCTTCCGAATCAGACCAAAATTCACAACCACAGTTGCATTTAAAATGATATGCAAGTTCTTTTGGAGTCTGTTTATGTTGAATAATTTTAATTGCCATCTGGCACCTCCACGGTAAAAATAGTTTTAGTTGCTTCTTTCCAAGAAATAAACTCAGATCCAGCAACTTCCGCTCTACATCTATAGCACGCAATCACATTACTCTCAGGAATATCCAAATCAGGATTTTCAAAAGAGGCTACTCGAATCTTAGTTGTGCAACCGCAATTCTTACATGGAAATACGATTACCGGATTTTTCAAACTATCAGTTTTATGCATATCTACACCTAAATCTGTGAACACAAACGATGTATTAAAAAGTTCGATCCAACAATCATATTTTCTTCAGATAAAGCAACCTTGATAACTTCATCGTCGGTATGCGTATCATCATATTCTACTGTATCACAAACCTTATACAGTTTGCCGTTTTTCTCTTGAAGTAATGTTCCCTCACCAAGTTTTAATGGAGTTGTTTTCTTTTCTTCTCGAATATGTGCTTTCATGATACCTCGATTCTTTCTTTGGCAATCTCAAAATATTTTGGTCAAGTTCTATACCAATATAATTTCGTTCAAGATTTTTAGCGGCAATACCACTTCCACCAACACCCATACAATTATCAAGAATGGTCTCACCCTTATTTGTGTAAGTACTGATAAGCCACTCCATCAAAGCTACCGGTTTCTCGGTTGGATGGAGCATAACGGAACTATGTGCTCTTTGAAATGTCACCAGCGATTTCGGATACTTTTTCGTGTCACCCGCTCTTTCCGCAGATGCCTGATTTGTAGAATTAAAGTTGCCGTAGTTGTTGTTTTTACGGTTTCCTTCTTTATATTTTGTGCCCATTCCGTGGAGCGGTTTACCTTCTGTGAATTGTGGATTATATGTAGGAAGCTTCTTATAAAAAACAACAATTTCTTCTGTACTGCGGAGTGGCATTCGTTTTGCATTCAAAAATCCAGATGAAAGAACTTTATCCCACACGAGATTATATCGCCACATTTTGCGGTTACTTTCCATAAGATCTGCCATGAACATTCCATCAGCAAACAGGCAAATCGCACCGTTATCTTTGATGATTCGATTGTATTGTTCCCACAGCTTGTCGAAAGGAATCACAGAATCCCATTTATTGTGAGTGACACCATATGGCAAGTCACAAAGAATCATATCGATAGATTTATCTGTGATTTGTGGCATAATTTTCAGACAATCATCATTATAAAGTTCCATTCACATCCTCTTATTCCTCCCACCCACCCGTTAAGCTCAATTAACAATTACGAATGGTCCCAAGTCGAACCATAGTCAAATTCATCCAGAATTACAGTAAGGTCATATCGTCCATGACCAATTTCATAAAACCCACTAAAGTTCTTTGCGTCTTCTTTGAGTTTTGCAATATCTTCATCGTAATAATTCAGAGCACGCTGCCATGCACGATAATCTTTATCGAGTTCAGTTTCTAAATATCTTTCGTGAAGCCGTTCAAGCCACTCTTCTTTAATATCAAGAGCTGGATAGATCACAAAAACATATTCGTAATTACTCTTCAAAAGCTGTTTACGAACTGCATCATGTGAAGATACGAACACAACATGTCCCTGTCTCGATAAATCAATAGCGACATTACAATACGATTTGACCCAATTATCATCCTTTACAAAATTACTGCTTTCAAGGTCGATTGCACGATACGGATGACCAACTGCGTATGTGCTTTTTCCGATGCACGGATATCCAACAATAATCATACTATCCTCCGTAAAATTTACCTTTTACCAGAATGAATATTTCGTTCTAATTGAAGGTGTTTCTACACTTTTTGCAGGATTTTCCAGCATCGCGGCCTTCGCCGTAATCTCATCGATACTCTTCTGGAAGTCCTGTAGTTTCTTCAATTCGCTTTTAATATCAACTTTGGCTTCAACATTCTCGATAAACCCCATATCTTCAAGGCATTTGCAGTAACCAGCAATCTCGTTATAGAAGATGTGGTCGTGCTCTTCCAAAAGTGTATGCCCATCAAACAGCTTTATTTGCCATGCAATTCCAAATGGAGCTTCTTTCTCGTAATGAGATTCAATAGCGTAATACCTCATTATGTATTCTCCTTACAGGCCAAGTTTCTCCTTAATTCGCTTCAGTGCGTTGTTTGCTTCGTTGTAAGCGTCCTTTGCTACATGATAAGCATTCATCTTTTCGACCAGCTCAGCCTTTGCAATAACCTCTTTCATATCGGCATTTGCGAGTTCGTCACTACGGTTAAAGTCATTAAGGATCAGACCTTCGCAGAAACCTTCTGCCTTATCCTTCGGCAATACTTTCTCTACCACAGCACCATTGTCACCATTGAACATCTTTACAATGCACTCAGTGGTTTCTTCGCCATTGTCATATACATAAAAATACTTAGCCATAATTTAGTCCTCCTCAACTTTTTCAAACTTATAAATCGTATTCTCGGTCTGAATGATGATATTCTTTTTGTCATCTGTTTTTCCCATAATTCCCTCTATTACTTCACACCCGTAGATCCAAATCCTCCAGCGCCGCGCTCAGTTTCGTCCAATTCGGAAACCTCTTCAAAATCAGCCTGCCAGAACGGAACAACCGCCATCTGAGCAATGCGATCACCATGAGTAATCATCTGAGGAATATTAGAGTGATTGTGTAGCGCCACGATAACATTTCCACGGTAATCTTGATCTACGATGCCCGTTTTGTTCGCAGGAGCCAGACCCTGTTTGGTTGCCAGACCGCTGCGGGCGTAGATAGCCACATACCAGCCTTCCGGCGGAGCCATCCGCAGACCAGTAGACACCTTAACAGTCTCACCCGGCCGAATCACAATACAGCGATTGCCATCCTTATCGACCACCGTTGCGTCATCAAAATCAATATAGGCATACAGGTCAGCACAAGCAGCACGGTCAAAACCGTAGGTCGGCAAATGTGCGTCCTCATGAATCTTGTTGATTTTAATGTTGGGGCGATATGGCATCCGACTCATGCCATAGCCAAGATTAGTAATTGCGTTTCCTAAATCCATATTATTTTCCTTTCTTTTCTGGAGTCCACCAAAGGACTGGATTATCTTTTCCTGCACTTTTCCAAATATCAATCACCCTCTGATTTGAGCTTCCCATATATGGAAGAGAAATATCTTTTTGCGCCTCAATAAAAGGACCATCAACGAGAACTGTTGTGTATGAAAAAATGTTGACAAGAATAATGCTATCCCATGATTCCATCCATTCTTGTCGCAATTCTTCATATGTGTACCCCGTCCACAACCAGATATCTTTTTTTCGTCCAAACTCTTTGTAAACACGTTTGCAGATACGAAAGATTGTAGTTCTATTTTCTGGCAGCAGTGGATCTCCGCCCGTGAGCGTCAGTCCTTGAATATAATCAGGCCGAAGCAATTCAATTAGCTCATCGAGGGTTTCTTCTGTGAATGGCTGCCCAGCGTTTGCATCCCATGTCTGTGGATTATGACAGCCGGGACAATGATGATTACAGCCAGAAACGAAAAGACTTACGCGCACACCTTCGCCATTCGCTATGTCACATGGGACAATTTTCATATAGTTCATATGATTTATCCTTCAACAAATCTTTCCAGTCCGATTTTGAATGCCAATCTTTACAAGTGTGGTTAGATGATGTAAACAATCCGAGACTATTACTGCATGACCCATCTTTTTCATGCCAAAAGCAAGACTCACAAATTTCTTCTCTCATTTAAAACACCCACACTCCTGACCAAAATACTGCACAGATTAAAATGAATGCGTTCAATGCGATGAGCCCTTTAACGGCTGCACTCTCACTCATTCCACGGAAAATATTCCATCGGCAGAGATTATAAAGAACCTTTTCTGCCCAAACGATCAAAGCGGTAAGAAGAATGGTGATTTCAAACTTCGTAATGATATGTACTGCAGTGTTCCACATAAGCTTTCACCTCATTTCATAAAAGCGGAATTTTAGAAAGCGCATCCGGTTTTGTGTTCTTTAAGCCCCATTCTTCTCTTCCTCAATCATGTATCGCCAATAATCCGGCTCTTTGAGAGTATTAAGTACGCCTTCAGTATGCCATCCGATATAAGAACTTAAAACAGCCGTATCCTCTCGACCATCTTTGTATTTAATCTTGCATAGTACTCCATATTTCGGCAGGTCAGTATTTGTATTCTTCCAACCGTCTTTATCTTCCTGCCAGTCGATTCTAGCTCCACAGTTACCGCAGTAACCATTACGGTTACCATCTTTATTAAAGAGATATTCACCACTGCCACAGCACTGGCAAGAAATGATGCCATCTTCTGCAAAAGGATTGTTAATCATTTTTATCCTCAATTTCTTTCCATCCAATGAAATCACAAATACAAAGTTTCTCTGGATCACACCTGTGGAGCAGGAATTTGTTCTGTCCAGAAAGCCTAGAACCGCCAAACACTTCAGCGGGTTCACGCCCATCCTTAAATATTTCGGAAAGAGTCCATTCCTCAACAGCAGATAAATCAACATCATTTAAAATGATGTTGCGATCGCATCCACGGCATTTAAAAATTTTTACGTATTTCTTTTCCATATCAATCTACTTCAGTACCCTTATCATCGCCAGAGTCGTTTTTCATATCATCAAAGAAAGATCCATAATCAAACCACTTATCCTCAAGAATATTGCCAATGATTTTTACTGTACTGCCCCAACCTTTAGTTGCAACACGGACGTATTTCCCCTTCATACCCTCATACGTACTACAGCCAACCGTATCCATAATCCGCATGATGGCCTCAATGCCGGAAGCATAACCTTTAAAGTTTTTTGCTCCTACATATCCTTTACCAAGAACATATCCTCCATAGCAAACGCCCCATCCATGACCATCTAACGTCAAATCAGAAGTCAAAACTCCATGATCGGCCATGCTAAGGCTAATATTCTTGATTTGCGCATTTCGGATCTCATATCCTTCGGCTTCAAGCAGCTTTTCTGTCCACTTCTTCATTTTTCCTCCTGCTATTTAGCGTATCTACGCTATAATTTTAATGAAATTCTACGGTAACACGGCACTTTTATAAAGCACTCCAATAATCAGTATATGAAAGTCGAGCGCTCACGTCTGGTTCGTAAGTAGCAAACAGATGCTCACGATGCCATTGACCGCGTACATACTGGATTGCTTCATACTCGCTGTCGGCGGGCACCTCATAGTATGAAAAACTACGGTCACCATTAGCCATCAAGTACGATAGGCTTACGCCATATACACGTGTTTGCCCGTAATTCATTACTCATCCCTCTTTTTACGATACATTGTAACAGTATACGGTTCATAACCATCTTCTTCCGTCCAGTCCAAACTAAAACCAGCACGTTGGTAGACTTCCATCTCAATTTGTTTTTCTGTCATATTGTCATCAACATAGAATTCAAAATTACAGTCATCAAATCCTTTTGCTTTTAGAACTCCTGTAATTTTTTTCATAATGCACCCCACTTTTCTCTACCACATGTATCACATACAAAGTGCCATTTACCATGCCAGCTATGAGTGTTATCGTAAAGCATAATACCGCCACATCGGCTGCATTCAGGAAGGAACCAACGGAGTAGACGTTTTAAGAACTTAATCATCTTTACTCCTTCTTCTCAATAATATCAGCTCTTTCCATAGTCTCGAAGAAATCTTCCATAATGGCATCAGCCATCTTACCAGGTATTTCAGGAAGATCCAGTCCAAAATCTCTAAAAGCACAGTGTAGGCAACCCCATGGAGTTAAGGCGAATTTTTCATAAAAATCATCATCAGGATTGTTTTCTTTTGAGTCCAACGTATTCGTCTCGTACTCAAACTGTCTCACTTCATCCTTGGTGAGCCATTTCTGCCACTTACCACAAACAGAGCAATACAGACCAATCTGGCTACCTTTGCTCTGGATAAAGAAAGATTTACTGCCACACTTACATTTGAAGTCCATCTCAGCCACCTGCCTTTTATACATTCTGAACCATGCAGCTCGTACCGGGATGAGATTTTTCAAAACGATAATGTGCTTTATTCATAGCATCATTCTGATCCTGTGCTTTGACCATATATGTATTAGTTGCCTGAATTCCATCTTCATAAAACAGGACTTCTACCGACCAATAATTCATGTAGCTCCTTTCATGCCACCACACCCACCCTGCTAGTTAATTTACTTGCCTCGATTTCCTTTAATGAAGCATTCAAGCAAAATAAGAGCCAACCAAATACCTGTTGCGACCTTGACTGTGAACGTGATGTTTAACAGCTTAAAAATCAGCCAGATAATACCAATCGTGGTAATCCACGAAATAAAATATGTAGCCGCCAAAATCAAAAGGATTCTAAGAAAAGAACCAAGTGCCTTAAAGAAATTTTTCCACGCTTCTATACCAATCACATCCTTTCAAAAATTTTCATTTTATAGTTCCTCTTTTTTGAATATAACCGTAAACCAGTTATCTGGATAATCCTCTTCTTCCTTTGTTGTTTTCACATATCCTGGCATTTCAAAATTCCATGCAAGATAATTTAGAATTTCAAGGTTGTGTAAATCGCAATAATACCAGTCCCATGGTCTACTCCATTCCGACCAGTGAAGAAGATATGCATTATCACGGCAAGTAAGATAAAAACTATTGTCCAAAGTACACACGCTGCACACTTTTGGAAACGCATATCTTAGAATACGGTCAGTTCGCTTATCGCTCCACTTATTCAACTTCTTGCGACGGAACCCCTCGACCTTAGTGCGAAGTTTTTCGCCCCAATATATAGCAACAAGAAGCGGATATAGAAACCAATAAGGTGTTTTAATGTCCATGTTTTTATAATGATAGTATTTTGTGACCTTGGTTCCTTTCTTCTTTTCTTCTTGCAACTTCTTACTAAGTCTATCCATGTATATTTAATCCCACCGACCCACCCTGCATTTATTCCATCAATAAGGTGCTACTTACTCACCCTTAGTTACAACGGTGTCAGCACCCTGTACGGTCACCCAACCATGCTTCAGACGAGCTTCTGCTTCCTTCATCTGAATCAGCTCAGAAGTGATAGACTCGGAAAGCACCTTATTTGCATCAGCCTCGGCCTGTGCTTCAATCATCTTAACGTCAGCTTCCGTCTGTGCCTTAACCTTATCAGTCTCCGCCTGAGCCAGAGCGGTCTGCTTATTCAGCTCTGCAATCTCTGCGTCCTGCTTTGCCTGCTCCTTTGCGCGAATCTTCTGCATCAGGGTATCGTCAGGCTGTGCATCAACAATCAGAGCAGAGGAAACATTGATACCATACTCTGCGGTCAGCTTCTCATTCAGATAGTTGGTGATTGCAGTATTAACACCTGCACGATCATCAGAATAAATCTGCATGACACTGAACTGAGGAGTGACTTCCTTAACATAAGCAATAATGTCGTTCTGGATTTTGCTCTCCATCAGACTCTCGCCATCCATGCCACCAAACTTGGTATACAGCTCAATAACATGTTCCGGCAGGAAGTTATAATTGACAGTCAGGTTGATTGCGATCGTACCGCCATTAGCAGGAGCATCAATGTGCCAATCTGCGTGTTCCTTTACGCCATAATCAGATGGAGAGTTAGAAAATACCACTCGTTGCTGAGTAATCGGGAACTCAGACACATGCTTCAGAGGGCTCATAAAATGCCAGCCCTGAGAAATGGTCTGCTGCTCGACACCCTTTGCGGAATAAACAACACCTACATAACCGGTATGTACCCGCTCAGTACACAGCAATACACATACTGCAACGAGAAATGCAACAAAAATTGCCATAAATTTCTTCATAAGTATCTCCTTAATCTTTGTAGTCATCTTTTAAAATGTAATAGGCGATAACCCATACAATCATAAAGAAAACAACGATTTCTTTCATAAATAATCCCACCTACCCACCACTTATATTCAAATTTTACTTCATACTCTCTTCGAGTTCTTTGTAGCTGATTCCACTTGTCAGTCCCGGAGACTCTTCGCTATCCGTTCCTTTGAAATACGCTCCAACAACACTAGGATGCAAATATTCAATCATTGCAAAATTAGCAACATCAATGAGCCATTCTGTATTTCCTGTCTCTAAATACTTTTTGACTCTTGGATAAATTTCCTTTACAGCTTGAGCCAAGTCTGGATATGTTTGATTCATCCAACCATATTTATAATGAGATACCAAAATACGATTCTGCATCTTTTTAACAAAACCATTATCCCAATCTCGCTCTAAAATCTGTTGTGTAGTATCCATATTTCACCCTTTGTTTAGTTATCGCTCAGATGAACTACTCGATCTCGAATTTCCTGAGTGCGCCCCTGATTCCAAAACTGAGTCCCAATAAAACCGCAGGTACGTCGTGCAACATTCAGTTTATTCTGGTCACGATTACCACAGTTCGGGCATTCCCAAACGAGCTTGCCGTTATCTTCAACAATCTTAATCTCGCCGTCATAACCACAAACCTGACAATAATCAGACTTGATGTTCAGCTCTGCGTAGATAATAGTGTCGTAGATGTATTTGATGACACTCATTACAGCGGGGATGTTGTTGGTCATGTTCGGGCATTCAATATAAGAAATCGCTCCTCCGGGAGACAACTGCTGAAACTCAGACTCAAACTTCAGCTTCTTGAATGCATCAATATGCTCACGAACCACGACATGATAGCTATTGGTGATGTAATCATGGTCGGTTACATCTGGAATGATGCCAAACCGCTTCTGCAGACACTTGGAGAACTTGTAGGTGGTGGACTCCAGAGGGGTGCCGTAGAGACTGTAATCAATATTTTCTGCTGCCTTCCACTCACTGCACTTGTCGTTCATGTGTTGCATAATCTCAAGAGCAAAAGGTTTTGCTTCATCATCAGTATGGCTCTTACCGGTCATGTACTTTACACATTCATACAGCCCTGCGTAACCTAAACTGATGGTTGCATATCCGTCAAACAGCAATTTATCAATCTTCTCGCCCTTCTTCAAACGTGCGATTGCACCATGCTGAAAATGAATTGGACTCACATCAGAAGGCGTACCCATCAATCGCTTATACCGAATCTGAAGTGCTCGATGGCATAGCTCAAGACGCTCATCAAAAATTTTCCAAAACTCAGAAACATCCTTTTTAGAGCTACAAGCAACATCTACCAGATTGATGGTGACAACACCGGCATTAAAGCGACCATAATACTTGTGACCCTTCTCCCAATTCATGGCACCAGAAATATTCTCGGTGGTTCGATCAGGTGTCAGGAAGCTGCGACATCCCATACAGGGGTAGCAAGCATCTTTGTACTCCAACATCTTCTTCTCAGAAATGTAGTCAGGTACGAATCTCTTGGCCGTACATTTAGCTGCCAGTTCAGTCAGATAATAATACTTAGAATTATCTCGAATGTTGTCTTCTTCCAGCACATAAATCAACTTTGGGAAAGCCGGAGTAATCCATGCTCCAGTCTCATTTTTTACGCCTTTAATGCGCTGACGAAGGACTTCTTCAATGATAATTGCAAGGTCATCACGGGTCTGGCCTTCAGGAACTTCATCCAAGTACATAAAAACGGTAATAAAAGGAGCCTGCCCGTTGGTGGTCATCAAAGTAATAACCTGATACTGAATGGTTTGAACACCTGCAACGATTTCTTTATGTAAACGCTTCTCTACAATTCGATTGATAGTCTCCTGATTTGGCATCTTGTCAATCTCATTGTTTTGAATCATGTCGTAAAACTCCTCATGGACTTCACCCGCAATCTTTTTTCGAGAGACATCCACGAAGGGAGCCAGATGAGACAGAGTAATACTCTGACCACCATACTGGTTTGAAGCCACCTGTGCAATGATCTGGGTTGCAATATTGCACGCTGTAGAGAAACTATGTGGTTTGTCGATTCCTGTACCAGAAATAACAGTGCCGTTCTGCAACATATCTTCCAGATTGACTAACGAGCAGTTAAACATATGCTGGGCAAAGTAGTCGGAATCGTGGAAGTGAATTCGACCATCATAGTGAGCGTCCACAATATCTTTTGGAAGAAGCAGATTAAAGCTCAGATCTTTGGAGACTTCGCCAGCCATATAGTCACGCTGTACGCTATTCACAACAGGATTTTTGTTGCTGTTCTCCTGCTTGACCTTTTCATTATCTACATCACAGATGGAAAGAATTTCGCCATATGCTCGCTGCTTCTCACGAATCTCCTGCCGAAGAATACGCCAGTGACTATAAGCGTCAGCCACATCCGAAAGAGGGCTATTTTTCAACTGGTCAATAACCACATCCTGAATCTGCTCTACAGACATCGTATCAGGGATGTCTGCGATGTAGTCTGCAATAGCGTTAGATACGCGAGAATCAACTCCTCCAGTCGTATTAGTCATCGCCTTCTCAATCGCATTTACAATCTTACTTTTATCAAAAGAAACTTTCGTTCCATCGCGTTTAATCACATATTCCATGCAATCACTCCTTTAAATTCCAAGGACGACCTTAGAAAACCAAAATGTCGTTATCATCACTAGGAGCATCACTGCCACCAGTGAATATTCCCATTTGTATCTCATATGTAAACCTCTTAGAATTTGATTTCATTAGTACGATCAGGAACTACGGCAGCCTCAATATTAGAAACCTTCTTGAGCGTATCTACGACGCTTTCAGCAATCTTCTGCTGTTCCGTTAGAAGTCGGATTTTATAGTCCAAATAGCAACGTGCCTTCGTTAAATCTTGAAGCAGTGAATTGCCATCCTTGTGACCTGCCCGGCACAGATACTTACCAGTGTTCCAAAGATAAGCATCCTTGTCCAAGCCCCATTCGTGAAGCACCTTAATTGCTTCATACGGATTATCTGCGCCTCCGTAGTAGGAAGGATGGTCTGTGTTTTTCTTGATATTATTATTATAAAGTGTTTCCATTTAAAGCCTCCTGTTTTAGTTTGTCGTATTTATCACGAATCTCGTGGAACTTACCACAAGACATCAATCCTTCAGTACAACCATTACCACAGCAATTTGGACCAGCATACTTAAATAGATGAGGAGCAATCGGATAGACAAGCTTCAACATCTCGGTTGCAAGCTCTTTGATTTCCGGCTGTGCACGTTCGCAGCAACGCAGGTTAAAGAAATTATTCAACGAACGAGCGTTCATTGTAACAATCATCTTAGTAGAACAAGCATTCGGAAGAACAGCACGCGCGTTCTCATTTGCGATCTTTGATGCTTTTGCTCGTGCCTTTTTCTCAGTCAGGCGAGAATCGGCAACCATCAATTCCTCAGTAATCTTGTCTTCGAGAATCTGGCACAGATGTTTATAGGAATATTCAGCAGTCTGAATCGCCTGTTCAAATACCTCTCGTGCTTCGCTATCATCATCGATAACATCAGGAACCACGATTTCCGCATTGTTCATTCGCACATAGCGCTGACTCTGTACGCTGAAAGATGCAATGCGATGCCGGGTGATCTGTGCCAGCAAAGAACGACTCACACCTTCGATTCCAAAAGTAAAAGTCACATGCTCAGTAGGACTGGCGTGACCAAGGCTAGAAAGTCGATTCAGAAACTCATCGACCTTCTCATCGGTCAGTCCATCCATCAAATCCTGAATACTCGAATTGGAATAGCACAGCTTTGCAGCAGCAGCTACTACTTTTTCAGGATCAGGAGTATGTGTAATCAGTTTAACTACCATTTAACTCTCCTTAATATTCGTCTTGCCAGTTTTCAGGAATGTCGTTCTCACCAATTACAATGCAATTTCTAGGTGCGACATTTAAAGTGTACTGACCATCTTGAAATTTAATCATTACGTTCATAATGGCGACAACTCTATGAATACTCCAAAGAACTCCGCGACCTTTTCGAGTTCTAGCTCTAAGCACCGTGTTGCCAACATGAATTTCCCTGTTAAGAATATCGGTTACCATTTAATCCTCCATTACTTTAGAAGTGCAAACTTAAACCAATCCGGTAAGTTGGATACTGAAATCCCATACTTGATAAGGCAAGACAACAGCCACAACGCGATCATGATTCCGACCGCAATAAGATAATCCTTAAAAATCTTAATAAAAGCGATCCACATCTTAATCCTGTCTCTCATTTGCCTCACCTTTTTTATCCCACTCATCTCTGCGTTTTAAAGCAATAAGATAATTATGTTCGGTTGTTACGACGCAATCGTCTGCTTTACGAGAAAGGAGCTCTCCTCGCTGTTCAATCGGATACCATCGTTCAAAATAAACCCTATCTTCTAGCAGGTGATCCCTTTCGATTTTCTTAACTTTTACGGCTGAAATCATCGCAAAATAAGGAAAGCCATATGGAACCTCTGCAATCAAAACATAGTCACCAACGTCAAACGAATTCCCGTACTTATCAACTACCACTTAACTCACCTTTTTCAATCAATTCATCAACAGTAACCTCTCCACAGAGAACCTGCTTTAGCTGTTCTTCAGACAACTGATATGTAATCGGTTCTCCACACTCAGTAGAATATCGAGCCAAAGTTCTGTAATATTCTGCAAGGGCTCGTTCCTTACGACCCTGCTCACGATGGTCAATACCAATCATATTGCCCCACCTCCTTCCTCAAATTCTTCACTCTTGCCAGTCACGACATAAACATCATCTTCGAGGTCTTCTTTTAGAATCATGACAATGTTTAGCATTTTTCTGAATGATTCATTATCAGTTACGATAAAATAAAAAAATTCAGTTTCTGAAACTACTTCGTATGTAGTTCCTCTTTGAAGCCGAACGACTTCATCTATGCCAACATCGACATAATAATCCGTCCTGAAGTACATCCTCATTAGGACTCCTTATAGGGCTCTATATCACCCTTCCAAATCTGGAAATAAGGATGTGCGTCAATGCCGTAAACCTGACCCTTCATACCGGTACTGGTGATTTTGTAAGGCCTTCCGTCTTCAAGGCCATTGATAAAGTCCTGATACTGAGGACTCATCTTAAAGAAATCCTTCTTGCCCTGAATCTTCTTTACCTTAATAGTGACCTCATCACCAATCTTTGGTTCCCATTCCTCTACTGGCATTCCGGCCAGAAAGTCAGGGCCGCCAGCCTTCTTGATTCGTCGGGCAAGGATTCGTGCCTTACGCTGCTCTCTGCGCCGGTCTTCTCGATTCATCGAATTACTCATATTCTGTTCCTTTCAGCTTATCAAAGTAGGGATCGCCGTCTCGCTTCTCTAATAAGTTGAGCTCCCCGGCGGAGCCTACAGAATACAAACGAAAATTTTTAAAAATCTCAGCACCTTTTATAGTGGCTAGAGATGTAATTATGTACAATATATTGTGTTCTTCTGTGCCATCGGTAAGTTGAACTTCAGGTCGTTCTTTCTTTTGGATAGCTAGTTTTCGGAAGTCGTTCATTTATTCCTCCGGCATAGAATACGCCTTGGCATTCATTCGATGGCAGTCAAAAATGTTTCCGATAATCTCGTAGCATCTTGACGCAGTATTATAGCTACCAAGAACAATTCCGCGTTCGCCCATACCTTGCCTTGCGTAAACATTAAGGTTTGCGGCATCAACGATTGCCATGCGGTCAAGATTTATAATTTCTCCGCCTTGCGTTAAAAGTAGCATTTTACTTTCTCCTTATAAATCTTTCAACTGTTCTGGAGAATGGACATCAGTAGTTTCAAAGCAAATTTTAAATTTTTTGTCACTATTAACTGTCTTCAACTCAAGAAACGTCCCTCTTCTTTCGTTGAAAAACACCGTATGAGCCTTATTTGGCCTTTTATTTTTCACGATATAATTGCGAGTGGAAAGGCCCAGAACAGGACATTCCTCACATTTATCGTTGAGAATCCGAAGGATGTGCTTGATTGTTTTCTTGGATAAGTTCATACAAAATGTTCTCCTTAATAAACGCAACCGTTTCTTCTCTTTCTTTTTGTAGTCTGATAAGATTTGCTATATGCTGAGGGAAGAAGCAAAAAAAATGGTTCTCTTCATCCAGATTCTTTTGATGCTCTATCATTTTAATCTCATCATCTATCTCTTTAAGAGATCTCATCTTCATCCTCCACTTTTATCCACCCACATCCCGGAACGTAATCCGCTTCAAAATAGTCTCTTGCAACAAAGATTGAACGTTCTCCTTCTTTATTTACCGTTCCAATAACAAGTGCCTCTTTGCCAGCAACATAGCAAAAATCTCCTTTGCCATTCTGGATCTTCTTTAGATTATTTTTAGCTTCATTGATATAACGGCTTACACGCTCGGACGACAAAGCAACATTGCATTCTTGCCCATTCTTACCCATCCAATAAAAGGAATCTTTTAACTTATTTTTAGCCATGATTCACTCCATCTTTGCACCACACATCGGGCAAAATGGCGTTTTGAGGCCACACGGATTCACCTCTCTACATTCTGGGTTCGAGCAACGGGTTGCTGGTTCACACCATGAGTTTTTCCCGGCACAGCTCACATAGGAGCCTGGAATTTCCTCCCAGTGTGCCGCCGGTCGCAGCGTTTTCGGGTCGATGGTTGGAGCGTTTTCAATGTTCTTCTTCATAAGGGCAATGCCGTCTCTCCAAGCATTGGCTTCTTCTTCACTGTATTGCTTGATTGTCCAATTATTTTTGTCAAGCAAAGCATTTGCGTCAATCAACCTAACATCAGCCATAAGACACCTCGTTCTTATCGTTTCTGAATCTCACAAAGGTCGGAAACTGCAAGGACTCAAGACCGGTCTTTTTGTCCATTGTGACCTCTTTGTACTTACATTCCACAATCTTGCCGATGTAATCATCAGGATTTGCCCACACAGCAGCTCTCGTGGAATCATCAAAACCGGAACCAACACGAAGTTCGTTACCCTTATAATTCACAACAAGAGCGCCCATCGTACCAGCCAGACGGTTCTGACCTTCCTCGATGGCGGCGATTCGTAGATCAACAGTGTAGAATCGTTTAACTTTCAGACAACCATTATGACGAGTCCGACGATAAGGGACGTCCGTGTTCAACATAAGACCTTCCCAATCGTTCTCAACCGCATAATCAAGCCACTTCGAAATCACACTCTGGTCAGTGCCCTCATAGACCATCGGCACAATCTCAATATTTTCAAGGTGCTTGCGAGTAATCTCTGCGCGAAGACAATTTAACCCAATACGGCGAATTTTATATGGGATAGTACACTTTCCACGGTCGAACTCTACAACAGGAATCACATCAAAAATCACAAATTTGATTCCAGTCTTGTCCTTGTTGTCAGAATTAAGTAGGCCAGTGCCATAACGAAAAGCCTCTCCGTCCAACATTCTTTCTGGGTTCTTGTAGATCAGCTCACCATCAAACACCCACGCATCTCGCCTTGAAGCGTCTCCATCGTATAGAGAAAGCAGGTCATTCTTTATATGGTCGAGTCCTTTAAACTTCTGAGCCTGCCGAGAGATGAGCTCGCCTTTATACATGGTGCCCCTATTCCCATTCATCTTCTGGCTCAAACTGAACCAAATGCCATCCTTCAGCTTTACCTTATCAATCGGATATCCCTGCTGGACTTCCCAGACAGGAATAATTTCCTCGCCGTATACCTTGTTAATGGTAGCTGCCTCAACGCCAATCGGAAGATTCTTGGTAAACAGCCGCTTTAGAAACTCTTCGTGCTCAGGATTTTTATGTAAATAGTTCTGGATTGTTGCGATGGATGCGTCAGAACCAGTGTTGTGACCAGCACCCATAATATAAAGGTATCCACAACTGAGATACTGGATATCAATTTCAGGTTTTGCACTCACCTGCTTATTGATTTTTGCATCCGACAGTCCAGTTACGATTGCCGGATCAAGCAAGAATCGGAAGAAAGCCATCAACTCGTCAGCTTCAGCCCCAAAATTCTTTCGTGCATCCAGCAAAATTCTGGTCTTGTCCGTCTTTTTCTTCGTGCTCTGCAATGCCTTTACCATCGCATCGAGCTTACCTATGAGCTCTTTATCTGTCATAAAGCCTCCTCGCGTATCCTGTATTATATGGTTATAATGAATAAAGAAAGGCTTGCCATTACGAGCAAGCCATTCCTTTCCCGTATCCTGTATTATATAGTTAAAGAGAGAATTTTAAGCCTCCGGGATGGAGACTTTTCATAGCTATATTATACAGGATACTTATATAATTGTCAATGCTTTTCTGAAAATTCTTTCCGTAAAAATTCCTTCAGGAACGTCCGCTTGTATGGAACTCTCGAAGTCTTTACCGCTCGGTCAAGTGCATGAGTTTCAGCGCAAATCACACAATACTTCTTGGCACGAGTGATGGCCGTATAGAGCCATTCTCTCGTCAACATCAAGTATGCAGAGTTGTCCATACCGACAATCACATACGGAGCTTCGCTACCCTGCAGTTTATGGCAGCTCAAAGCATACGCAAGTTCAAGCGTTGCCCAGATGTTATTTTCACCAAAGTAATGAGGAATAAAGATTGTGCCCCACTGGTCAAAGTCAACCAGAATAAAACTACTCTCAATCTTTCGGATAATGCCACGGTTTCCGTTGAACACCGGACACTTCTCCTCTTTTTTCTTTGTCTTGAGATTGTATGTGTGAAGCTCATAATTGTTCTTGTTGATGATGACCTGATCGCCCTCACGCAGAGTATATACTCTATCTTTGCCATCACCGTAGATTGTGACCTTTGCTTCTGCCTGACCACGACTCGGATTCACAATTTCCTGAATAGCATTATTGACTTCATAGGTGCAGATACTGCCACGCAGCTTCTGTGGAAGTACGATTTGGATCTTCGCACTGTCATTCCCTACCTTATTATATAAGGTAGGGTACTGTTTGATAATGTGGTTGAACGACTCACTTGCATCCTTGTAGATATCAAGCTCCAAATCACGAAGTTCGCCACGAACCTCATTGCCAGCCCAGCCATAAGGAACCAACTGCGTAGCATTGCGAACCTTGATGCTCTCTGTGATAATTGCAGACTTAGCTGCCTGACGATGAATCTTAGTCAAACGAGCTACAGGAACAACCTTAGATGCAAGCATATCCTTGAAGATGTTACACATGCCGATACTCTCAAGCTGACCGTCATCTCCGATCATGATAAATCGCTTACCAGTTTCGATGGCCTGAATCAAATCATAAAACAACTGAGCTCCAACCATAGAGGTCTCATCCAGAATGATAATGTCTTCTTCAAGAGGATTGCCCTTATTATGGATGAAACAACCATTCTCAATATCGTAACCAAGAAGACGATGAATGGTCTTACCGTCCTGACCAGTAATCTCCTGCATACGAGCAGCAGCACGACCAGAGAGTGCAGTCTGGGCAAACGACTTACCACGAAGAACCTTTAGGACACCAGCGACAACGGTACTTTTACCGGTTCCTCCGTAGCCTGTCAAGACACAGACATTACTAGAGCATACCTTTTTAATAGCATCTCTCTGCTCCTCGGTGTACTCAATACCAAGAGCACGCTCTGCCTCGTCGATTGCAGTATCCATGTTTCGGCCAATCGGCTCGACAGGTGCGTCCGCCAGACGCTTAATTTCCTTTGCAATCTCATTTTCCAGATTCCACACTCTTGTTAAAGCAAATTCCTGACGATCATCACTCCACCAAAGCGTTTCACGGACATCGTGCAGATGGAAAAGTGCTCTCTTGATAACCTCTTGGTCACCTTCATCCAAGCCAAGCTCCTTAATGCAACTATTGATTGTCTGGTTTGCCGGGATGATAGAATTGCCTTCTTCGGCACGGTCGGCAAGAAAATGCATAACGTAAGCTTCAATTCGGAACTGAGAGTTTGGCTTCAATCCCATATTCAATGCAAGAGCGTCAGCTTTCTTCCATCCAATACCATATACATCGTCAATCAGAACATAAGGGTTTTCTTCAATCTTCCTAACCAGAGTGTCTGCACCGTGATATTGATGAACAAGTTTCCCGATTGCACTGGGAGTCAAGCCATATTCAATCAGCTTCGTGTATGCTTCGCTGTTATCAATATTATTTTCAAAGGCATCGATAATTTTCTGTGCGCGACCTTCCGTGATACCACTAACAGTGCAAAGAGACTTGATATCACCGTTCTTAATGATCTCATACGGATTATCAAATGCTTCGTAAAGCATCTCAAACTGATGTTCTGTCAAGATAAAATTGAGAAAGCTTTTCTGTTCTTCTGGGTCAGTAATCTCTTGGAACTCGTTCATATAGACGATTTTATACTGGTCCCCAAACTTTTCATGGTGAACATACTCACCACAGAACGAATAAGTCTTATCCATATCAAGGCTAGGAACGTTGCCTTTCAGTCGGAGGTCACCATATCGACTCATAATAGGGCTCCCCTGCTTAATTTTTACCACCTCGGCAGAGAAAGTGGCGAAGCCGCCGGGCTCAACCTCCTTCCCATCTTTCGGATAAAAGACTCGTTTTATCCTGATGTAACAACGGATCATATTTTCATTAAATTTCTTATCTGCCACTTTATAACCCTCTTATTATGCACCTAATCTAAATTCTGTCAGTCCTCCGCACACTCTGCAATAAAACCATTTTGTGGTACGCTCGCATTGTTCTGCGCGGTCAAACTTCCACTTCTGAACTTTTCTAACGACGCAACAATTCGTACAATGTATCTTAATTACAGTTTTATCTTTGTACCAATCAATTTTAAACATAGGAAGCTCACAAATAACCTCTCCGTCAATAGTATATAAAACACCATTCATTACTTTATCTCTCTATCACGCAGCCACTGCTTGTAGGGCTTCATCTTCTCAACAATGTACGAATTTTCTTTTCTCTTGCAAAGGATTGCAAGATCGCTACCCTTTGAAATCAGACTTGAATATCGTGCATACTGAGATGCCCAACAAATCATTTCGACAATACCACCTGTCGTGTAAACATGTAAGTACGCAAACTGGTTGCCACGCTTGTCTTTCTTTTTCTGAATATCCACGATAACACAAATAGTGGTTGCCTTCCCGCCGTCTTCTATAGTGTCAAGACCGGCATCAATATATGTGCAAGCTTCCTTAATAGGATTGCTCGTCAAGAACATAGATAGAGTATCAAACTCCCACATATGCTCATCCTGCATATACTTCTCAGCAAACGCTTGCATAAACGCATTTCGTTTCTTTTCTTTTTCTTTCTGACGGTTCCACGAATCAGCTTCCCAACGCTCTTTTCTTACCTTATTATATAAGGCAAGTCTGGTTGGTTTGTCTTTAATAGAGTCCGTATCAATGCCGTATTCGTCTTTAAGAATGGAAATCTTAGGGAGAGACGCCATCTCATGGAATCCTTTCTCTTTATACTCATTCTCAAAAACCATATTTGCAAAAGTGATTAAGATTTTTTTCTTATCCTTTGTCGGGATAGCGCCAGCCTTAATCAACTTGACAACATTTGAGGTTCCAATCTTACCACCGTTTGCTCTCTGAACAAAGTCTGCCAGTCCAGAATATGGACGGTCTGCAATCACTCCTGAAGCGACACTCTCACCCATTCCCTTAATGGCTTTCAAACCAAACAGAATTGTGTGCTTTTCCGCATCAGCCTTAAATTCCATATCAGACTTGTTGACACTTGGAGGAAGGACACGAATATGTAGACGGTCGCATTCGTTGATAAACACACCCATTTTGCCAGAATCATCTTCCTTGGTAATCATACACGCAGCCATGAAATACTCAGTATAATGAGTTTTCAGGTAAGCCGTCAGGTAAGAAAGAAGTCCATACGCAACTGCGTGGCCCCGGTTGAAGGAATAAGAAGCCTGTTTCAAGATCAATGCCCACATCTCAGAAATCTGATAATCGTTCCATCCTTTCTTGTGAAGACCATCTCTAAACTGGACCTCCAAGGATGCCATAACATCTTTCTTTTTCTTACCAATGGCACGACGAGCATTGTCAACTTCAGTTTCAGGGAATCCTGCATAACGAAATACTGCCAGAGCCTGTTCCTGATAAAGAAGAATGTACTGAGTCTTAGCAAAAAGCTGTTTGATGTCAGGATGAAGTAGTTTGATAGTCTCTGGATGAAGCTTATTGGAGCAATACGTCGGGAAACTGTCCTTAGTACCAGGGCGGTTTGCTGCATTCACAACAATGATATCCTCAGCGTTGTCACATTTTGCTTCAACACACATCTTTCGAGCCTCAGCAGGCTCCATCTGAAAAATACCAATTGTGTGTCCAGATTTATAAACAGCGTCATAGACTGCCTTGTCATTCAAATCAAGATGGTTGATATCGACATCTTTCCAAGTAAGATGGGCCATCTTTAATGTGTCATCAATCGTGTCCAAATTTTCAAGACCAAGAAAATCCATCTTAACTAGAGACAGGTCATCCATAGCATTGTGCATTTCAAGCTGACACATCTGATTACCTTCTCTATCCATACAGAGAGGACAATATTCAATAACAGGCTTAGGTGTAATCAAAGTTCCTGCAGCATGGCGACCCATACTCTTCGGTAAACCTTCAAGCCGCATAACGTACTTAAACCACAGAGGGAACTTATCATACACATTAGAAAGCTGCTCGCTCTTTCCAAGAATGTCCTTCAATAGAACTTCCTTCTCAACTTCTTCTCCGAGATCATCCAATGTTTTCACGGTCGGAATCAACTTAGCAACTTCATTTCGCAATTCATACGGAATCTGCATATAATATGGGCTTTCTGGATCTTCGTTCAACACCTTGCCGATGTCTTTGATAGCAACTTTAGTAGACAGAGAATTAAAAGTTGCAATAGGAGCAACACTTTCTTTTCCAAAAAGCTCTTCTGCAATAGAAACAAGTTCTTTGCGGCGACGACGGCTAATGTCAAAGTCAAAGTCCGCGAGACTCTTACGACCCTTATTTGCAAAACGAGAGAAGTCAAGATCCCAACGAACAGAATCAATTTGCGTAACGTTTAGCATAAATAGACATAGACAGTTTGCACCAGAACCACGAGAATAGCCACGAGGGATACCTCGTTCATCGGCCACCTTACAAAGCATATACAGCATGATGAAATAATCGATGTAGTCAACATATTCCAAAACGTCAAGCTCCATCTCAATTCTGTCCCGCCTGGTTTGCTGTTCTTCTTTACTCATCCATCCGAATTTTTCATTAAAAGTAGAATAAACGAGGTAACGCAGGTAATCCAGATGCGAATCAAAATTACCTTCAATTTTCACTTCTGGCATCTGGTTTGGCTGGCCAAGACCAATATCAATATCGTCAACCATATCTGCAATCTTCACAGACATTGAGCAGCCTTCTCGGATGAAGTCTTCATCAAACTGCTTTGAAAGTGTTCTCAGCACATCGTCTTCGGTCTGAAGATAGCAGTCAACATAACTTTCTCCAACTTCTCGTCCTTCTCCAATTTCTATAAAAACTGAATGTGCATCAACATCTTCCTTGGAAAGCATATGAGCATCGGTTGTAATAGTATACGGAAGATTGTACTTTTTAATAAAAGCTGCAATTTTGGCATTAGCTTCAGCCTGATCTGGCGTATCATGAGACTGAACTTCCATAAACACGTCATCAAAGATCCATTTCAGTTTGTTCCATAACTGCCATGCTTCAGTCTCGTTGCCATCAACAAGCAATCTACTCATTCGACCAACTTGGCAGGCTGTAAGACAGATGATACCTTCACCCCACTCGTTCTGTTCAATGATGTTCAAAGAAGTTCGAGGCTTTTTATACATGCCATCAACACAAGCATTTGAAACAATCTTAAATAGATTTTTTAAACCGGTCTCGTTCTTCGCTAGTAAAACAAGATGGTAACGAGGTTGTTTATAGTCTTTTGTGTCGGCTTTCTCTGCCTGATTATCTACTTCATAGACTTCACAGCCGATGATAGGCTTAATACCTTCTGCTTTACAAACCTTAACTTGGTCAACGAAAGAGTGCATCTTGCCATGGTCTGTAACAGCAATAGCCTTCTGACCATTCTCTTTAGCAAAGTTTACAAGTTCCTTGACGGTAAGAATCGAGTCAAGTAACGAACCCTGCGCTGTATGTACATGAAGATTTACAAAATTATCTGACATCTATTCTGTCTGCTCCTTATCTTCGATGGACACTCTCAAAGTTACAGTCTTACCGTCCTTTGTTGTCCATGTGTATCCACCAAAAGTTCTATTGTTGAACTGAGCTTCAGAAAGAAGCCAATCACGAACTGCCTCGATAGCTTCATCTGTGACACGAGTTTTATCTTTCCACTCGGTTCCATTCTTTTTAACAGTTCCTGCGTAAATACCAAACATACCACAGCTCACATGATATTCACTCATCACTCTTCACCTTATCTCCAAACTTAATAATATCGTCAAAAAGCATCACATAGTCATCGGTGTACTTGTTACCATGGAAATGGCCGAAGTACCAGAATGGTTTACAATCGTTAGGATAACATTCGTATATATTATCAAAGAATATTTCAGTTGACTGGTCTACTGTGCTTTGATCAATACCACCGATAAACAATTCAGTTGGAATGAACCGGAATGGACAGGTATGCGTGAGCATAACATCAATATCATCGATTTGAGGATCGTGTGTAATATTCCAGATCTTTTTCTTAGTCTTCTCATTCGGCTGTTCGTCCGGCCACCAATTCCAGCCACGTTCCAACCGATAATATTTATCTACAGAATAGGCTCCGCCACAGACAAGACAATTTAAAATTTCCCTATCAGCAAGAATCTGGTAAACCTCGCCATCAATAGCAAAATACTGATTGGGATAATGTGGGTCATACCACACTTTGCCGCAAATATCTCCACTAATTTCCTTTGTCTTATAGCCATCTTTACGAGATGGGCGACGTTCGTGATTTCCATGAATACAGAATAAATTCGCAGGGATGTCCGCAGCAATGGTCTTAACTCTCCATTCGTTGATGTTATCCTTACCATAATAGTTTAGACCAACATCACCAAGACAGATAATCCAATCATTCTTTCCAAGATTGTGTCTAATGCAAAACTTATTTAGCTTTAAGAGACGATTAAAATCACCATGAATATCACCCGTGATGTATACCGCCATCAGTCAAACTCCTTAATTTTAATCTTCCAACCATACATATCTTCGTCTTCTACATAATGTTTTTTACAAAAATCAAGATAACGACAATCATCACATAATCCACATGGATCATCCATCCGGCGTTTGCATTCTTCAACTAAAGCTTGAATTTCACTTTCAAGCCTTTTGCAAGTAGGAGTAGTAATAATCATTGCGCACCTCACTCATAATCCTCTTTATCTATTACATAAGTTCGTGGATAAAATCTATCGTTTCTATCACCAAAAATATCAACAAACCAGACTTTAACAATCTCAAATCCACGATTGCATTCCTTGCTTCTTAGCATTTTAACTGCATCTCTTGCATTTTCAGCGTAGATTTCCCTGTGTAAGTAGTGATATTTCTTGAGTGTGTAATTGTATGTACGATAATCGATTATGTAATGTCTATAACGTTGTTTTGTCATTTTTCATTCAAAATCAAGGACAATCATATCGCCCATTCCTTCGTAAAAAACATGGTCCATCTTGAACTTTTCCCTAACCGTTCCATGATCAGTTTCAAGACAGATTTCCCAGTCAGGATGCTGCTCCGCGAATTTATCAAGAATATGAGTTAGCTCATCCGGTTCAATAATATGTGTAGCATTGTTCAGAACCTGATTAAATGCGGTTCCTTCCCGAAGCAGCTTCAAGTTTTTTGAAGCATTTGCAAGCGATTGATATGCGCCATCCAACAGATTTAACGACAAATCGTAATTATTCGCATTAGTCATTATGAATCAACCCTCCATTCCTCACAGGCACAGCCTTGTCGTCCCAATACTCATCAGCACCGATTTTGCGAGGAGAAGTGCCAAAATGTTCCTTCCACTCAGGAAGACTCTCATTGATTGCATCAAACTGAATACCCCAATCAAAGCAAGCCTCCATTGCATCATGCAAAAGCTTTCCTTCACGGCAAGTCCAGAGAATCAGACCAGCACCGTGCTTCTGTTCCTGAATTGCTTCATAAATTACATTCCAGTTTGGCTCACCAATATCGGGATAATTATTCTCACAGAGAGTGCCATCAAAGTCGATGGCAATAGCACGCTTCCGATTTCCCATATCAAATCACCTCAAAATCAACAATCTGTGCCTGCGGAGTCACCTTGTTTCCATACTGATTCAAAGACAACCGGCATACAGCATTGATGTATTTTTCTTCTTGACCACCATAGAAGTCATTGTTAATCCAGCCAATCATCCGGCCATTGTCATTAAAACACACAAAATCAATGCCTTTTTCTTCGTCAGAATACTTCCACATATTGCCGTTCTTGCCCATCGGAGCACATCCACTATGAATCAGCGGAATATTTTTAATGTAGAAATACGGCTCGGAAATTCCTTGTGCCCAGATTTTATGCATTTCATACATGGTCTTCGGCAATGCAACAGTCAACCTACTATAGTCAAAATCAAAATCAACTACGATTGCCTTACTCATCGTGACATCTTTAAGCAGCTCATTGCAATCTGCAATCGCCTTTGGCACATTTTCTTTCTTGATTTTTACACCAGCAGCATTATCATGGCCAAGAACTGATTCAAAATCTCCGGTGTTCATCAAGAATCCCTTTAAGCTTTCGATCGGAGAACCGTCAGGATTTCTCATTGAACCACCATAATAGTCCGGGTCGTCAGTAAAAGTACGAAGCAACACACACGGTTTTGCGTACATTTCAGCCAGCTTGATTGCTACAACACCGGTCAGAGTGTTATCAAGAATACCTGTAGAGTTACAGAAAAGAATCTTATTCTGGTCTGCGCCGTGCTTTTCAATCAACTTCTGGAGTTCTCCAACAGCCTTGTCCTTGATTTTATTCTGCTGATACTTGCAAGAGGAACACTCACGAGCCACATGCTGCGCCAGAGTTTCATCAATCGTGACACCAGCATTCTTACCACGAGTCGGAGTGTACTGAAAAGTCTGTTCTTCACCGACCATTGCACGGAACATCCGCTTCTTTTGTTCAGATGAGCCAACACGAATTAGTGCGTTCATCATCGGAACGATGTAGAATTGAACGTCATTGATGGTCGGGTCACCCTTGATATTGAATCTATTCGCCTCAACCAAAGCACAAATCATCGAATTTACAATTCGTGCCAGACCTTTCGTACAAAGGCGCTTTGTCTCATGCGAGTGCATATCCATGACATCGCCAATATTTCCGACAGCCACCAGATCAAGATACCTATCTGCAACGTCAGTCCAATTATATTCGTCAACAGCCTGAAGGAACTTATACACCACGCCAGCGCCAGACAATTCCCTATTAGGATATGTACCGTTCTGGTTGTTGACGATTACTGCGTAAGGATTTTCTCTATCACAGATATGATGGTCAAGAATCAAAATATCAATGCCCTTTTCACGGAGTTCCTTACACTGCTCAACGTCGTTGCTGCCAGCATCAGGAATAATCAGCAAGGTAGTTTCATATGGAACTTCAATTTCTTTAGAGAGCCCATGTTCCTTGCCACTATGATGCAGAACATTGATTTTTCCAAAATAACCAATCGTCTTCAAATACTGAAACATCATTGCAGCACTTGTGAATCCATCCACATCACAGTCTACAAGGATAGAGATAATAGACTTGTTCCAGATATGTTTGTTCAACAGCCTGACAGCATCTTCCATGTTGTCCAGTTCCCACGGAGAATTCAAGCAAGAATCATCCAGATTCATGTAGGTCTTATAATCCTTGACTCCTCTATTCTCCATAATCGTTCCAACTGGGTCTGATAGGTCATTCCTACTTCCCTTCCAGAGTTTTACATTCATTTAATTCTCCTAACGCAGTTCTCAATCAACACCTTAAATTTTTCGGGATTGTCAGTCGGGGCTTCCTTTTCGTCCAGAATCCCCTTATCATCTACTACAGCATACACACTTACGCCATCGACAAATCGATTGGCGAGAACCATAAGCTCACTAAGCTGAACGTCCTTATCAAATACAAACCAAATATCAACGCAAAGACGTGTCAAAATTTCAATTTGATTTTGTGAAACCTTCTTGCCGCCAGTCGCCACGCAGTTGCAAACATCCATGTTCCACATCTGCATGACAGACTTTTCAGCCTCACCAACATATACCAGACCTTTATTCTTGATATAAGGCTCTGTTTTGTACAGGCCATACAGAATACGGTTTCTGGCACACGGCTCAAGATACAGATACTTCAATTCACCTTCGGGCGGCTTACCGAAATATCTTCCCTTTACACCAACCAGAGTACCAATTTCATCTCTAATTGGAATCGTAATTCTATTTGTCAGTTCATCAAAGCCAATCTCAAACTCTTGCTGCGTCTCGTAAGATATCCCATCGTCAGCAAAAATCTGATTAACATGAGGTTTATAATAACCGAGGATAGCTTCAGAGATTGGAACTATCGGACGGTCATCCTCGTGTTCTTCACCTTCATTTTGCATTGCGATGAGCTCTTTTAATATCAACATACTTTTAGGAAGGTCTTCCTCAAAGTTGTGATAGTAGTCAAGTCCAACCCATTCGCAGATTTGCTTAATAGCTTTTGGAAAAGACAGTTCCAGAAAGAACTGGACGACAGAAATCAAATCATAACTGGTCTTTCCATTGGCAATGTCTCGTGTGTAATCTACCGCAGTAAGATTTTCATTCTCGTAAATGCAGAGTGCCGTTCTATTGTCACCATCTGGATTTGCACACTGGTAATACCCAGCTTTGTGACTAATATGATGACAACCAAGCTCTTCCAGAATCGGCTCAATCTGCTGTTCTTCAAGAATATAATTTTTCAAATCTGCGATATTTACCATTGTAGTTCCTTACTTTCTGGTGCAGACACCGACCTCTTTCCAGACATTCTGGTTTAAATTCACTTCAAACATGATTTTTTTCTTTTCACCAAAACGGTTCTTGTCGATGTTTCCGACGTAATACCGTTTATCTGGATTCAACCGATGAGCGCAGTCACCGCCCCATTCTGGGTCATGGGAGATGTACTGATACTTCGCGAACTTATCTTTTGGAATCTCCTTGAATAGAACCATCGTCCAAGCAACATGCTTAATCATCTTTGACTCAGCAATGTTGTTTGAATTCAGCTCATCAGGAAGGTACTCATGAGCATTTTCAGCCAACTGGATGCTACCGTAGATAAAGATTTTCAGATTTTTCGCAATCTCTTCAAGTTCGGTGGCTGTAACCTTAAACGCTGCCCATTCACCAATCGAAGCAATATCGTTCTTTAGAGTATCGTAGAACACATACTTGACACCCTGGGTGAGAGCCGCCTTCTGGATCTCGAATCGCAGAGACTTATCACTATAATCAGCGGAGACATCCTTTGCAATAATCAAACCCTGTGATTCATTCTCAATCCACTGGCAAACATCAAGCACATTGCGATACTCTTCGCTCTCCTCGTAGACACGAGCGGTGAATTCATCAATGCTTTCTATGTATTCCCCATCATCATTTTGTTTTCGGAAGATGAAGTTCCCGTTTGCATCACGGTACATTCCAAGGGTGATTTCTCGTTCATCCTTATGAAAGCGATGACCATGCAGCTCTTGAAACTCAGGATTATTGATAGCTGTGACCAGTAAGCAGTACCGGACGGATTCGAGATCCATCTCGTTTAGCAGCAGAAGTGCTTTTTGCTTCTGAACCAATGTGACGTATGCAACAATCGCCATCATGTATCTAGTCTTACCAGCGTTAGACGGCATACCATTAAACATAACAGTGCCAAGCTTCAATCCTCGGAATAAATCGTTCATGATGGGATACTGAAACGGCAAACCCATATCTGGAACGCTCAGACGTTCATTAACCATTGGCAGCAGACCATTATTCAAAATCTCAGCATCACTATTCGTCATAATGACAGTATTGATCTTGTCGGCCTTACCACGAATCATTTTGTAAATATCATGCGCTGTAAACAATTCAAACTTTTTATGTTTTATAATGCCTTCAATATTAAACCCATTACGCTGATACTCACGAAGCAAGGAATATTTTTTTAAAATATCAAAATATCCTTTAATATCATCAATATTAGCGAGACTTATATAGTATTCAATGGTTGACCAGCCCTTTAACCGCTTATATTGGGACAATCTGGACTCATCTTCGGCCATAAATGTCAAAACAGATGTTTTGTTAAAATCCTGTGTACGAGTCTCATATAGGACTACAGCCGCGTCATAAAAAAATTTGGTTCCTTCGTCAAAGAAGTCAAATTTACTCATGACATAATGCCCATACTCGACCAAATAGTCAGGATGCTTGTAAATTGCGCCGACAAATAGAATTTCGTTCGGGATATTTGAAATGAGTTCCACTCATCCACCTCCCTCGTGCTTTTATATCTCATCGAGAATTGCATTTATATCAATTTCATTCTCGTTTTTGCTCTGTTTTGGTACTGTTTTCATCCGTTTTAGTACCGTTTCCGTCAGGTTTTCCTTCGTTTTACTTTCGCATTCACTACGAATCGAAGCTTGTCTTTCTTTTTGTTCGAGATAACTCGGATATTGTGCCAGCAAAACAGCCAAGTCATAATTCCATCGCTGACTCATATCAAAACCTTTTGCTTCTTTCTCGGCAATTATCTTATCTAGTCGGGGTTTCGCTAGAACCCACATATCGTAAAGTTCTAGCGGAGGAATTGAACCTCTAAATTTGTAATAATTACCGGAAATCAACTGCGTAAGTTTCGAGTAGAAGCTACCCGGAACAACCGCCGGGGCGTATGTATCTCGAATATGGTCGAAAAGAATCTTTTTTTCTTCCTGTTTGATATGCGCAAGCTCACGATTGTGGTCTTGCTCCCTCTTTTTGGAAAGAAGATCATCGACCTTTTTATCCGTAGCGGGTTTTACTTTGTCAAAAAATGCCCTTAGCAGGTCATCTGTCCAAGGGCGTTTTTGATTTTTCTTTTTTTCTACAAAACAATCTTTATGGCAAAAGCCCGTCTTGTCGTAGAAAAACGTGCTACGGTCTCGCTCGATGAAAATATTCTTCCCGCAAATCATACATTTACGGGTAAGTTCCATTAAGCCAGTTCCTTCTCTATGATTGCAGCGACCTTCTTCAGTTCCTCGATATCGTTCATGGAACGGAACGCGGTAGACAGGCCGACTGCTTTAACTGCCTTCTGTGCAGCGCTCTTCTTTACAGGAGAAGCGGCAGCAACCATGTCATTCAGCTTTGCCTTGATGTCATCCAGAGAAGGTTCCTTAGATTCAGAGCTCTTGTCTACTGGAACGTCATCACTGATGTCATTATCATCAAGACCAAGTTCACGAGCACGCAGCTTCATCTCGGTCTTAACTGCATCATCCAGACCGTTCTTGATAATGACCTCACGATTCTTTGCAGAACGGTCGAGATATTCCTGATACTCAAGCAGGGTCAGGTCTTCAACAACTTCACCGCCATTATGCACGCCGGTACGATCCTTATCAAAGTAAGCAAAGTTGATAGACTTATCATCGCCGGGGTGATACATACGGAACTCAGTACCGACATTGTACTCCTGACCCTTGAAACCATCAGGAATCTTGCGGCCAGTAGAAACGCTCACAGAAGAACCATTCACCAGCTTGGTTTCAGTCTCATCCTTCTCACGGCAAATGACGATGTAGCTCACGCCAGTTGCATTCAAATCCAGGATCAGGGACTGACCCTTAAAGTTCAGCTGCTGATAATCCTTCAACTCCATACCAGCACCCTCGATCTTCACCGACTTCTCATCACCGGTCAGACCCTGTGCTGCAGCCTTAACTTTTGCACGCTTCTGCGAGAAATTAGTCAATCCCTGTTTCGTAGTCAGATTAAGGATGGTTGCGGAATCAACAACAATAGCGTCAGCACGGAAAGGCTTACCGTCAGCATCCAGCCAAACATTACCATCCTCATCCTCGAAGTCCTCATTGTCAGCAACGGTATGGATGAAATCCTGTACCTCTGCGAGAGACTGAGTGTAAACAATACGGAGATTCATCGGGTCGAGCCCATTATCCATCAGTTCCTCACGATAATCGTCGATAGAACCAGACTCAGTATCCAGATACAGAACACGGAACGGACGACCTTCAGGAGTCTTCATATAGCAGAACTGCATAGCAAATCGAGACTTACCAGTTCCCTGCTCGCCATACACAAGCATACGAAGCTTCTTACGAATAGCAGATGCATCACAAACAATAGCCATATATGTAAATTCCTCTCTAAATCTTTTCTTTTATTAAACTTTCAAACACTCATACCACGGATCACCCGTTTCAACTGCATGAGCAACATAATCTAACTGACGGGTGATGTTATCCACACTATCAACCAGAAGGTCTTTGCACCCTACCGGAACAGCACCACCATTGCATTCTGCGTCAGCTTTAGCTTCTGCAATAATCTCAGGATGCGTAGTAAACACAATAGACATCATCGGAGAGTCTTCTTCAGGTTCCTTTTCAAGTGCTTCGATGTAGACAATGTAAAATTTCATGCCATTATAGGCAGTATACTCAAGAGTATTCTGCATAACTAAACTCCTTATGTATCCTGTATTACATAGCTAATACTAAAAAATTTTAGCCCCAATCGACCTCTTCCTCATCTGCAGGAGTTGCAGTGGACTTATTAGGACCACCCCACCAAGAAGTGTCGTTCTCAGCAGCCTTGCCGTCGAAGTCCTTCTTAGCCTGAGTATTGGCGGCAATCTTTGCCCGTGCCTCGGAAATATTGTCCTCAGTGTAAGTAGGCTTCGCATCCTTGTCGCCGGGATTCGGATCAAAGGAATCAGGATTAACACCCTCGATATACAGCTTGCGAACCGCCTGAGTGCTCTGGCGCTTCATCTTATTAGGACCACCCCAGATATTCTCGGTTTCAACTTCCTCAACCTTCTGCTGATTAACGATGGGACCAAAGCACTCAAAACTGGTGTAGGGCTTCAGACGCTTACGAATAGAATCGGCCAAAACCTTATTCTGAGTGTTTGCCTTGTAATCAATGAAGAACTCGGCATCTTCGATGGTGTTGTAGTTCACGATCTTTGCATCGACAACTACCTCATCGCCCTCATCACTCTTGCGGCAACCAGTGTAAACAATGGTCTGAGTAAACAGAGCCAGCTCCTCGAAACCCTCTGCATCGAAGTCGATTTCCTTAGAACTCAGAGACACCTGAGTAGGAACAAAACGAATCTGGTGCTTACCATTGTAAGTGCTGTACTCGATGTTACCACGGACATACACGTTGTCGCCGTCATGCAGGTTCTCAGAAATCTCCTTAGCTGCATCGAAGTCGGTCAGAGTCTTGTTGTCGTTGACAAGCTTACCGGACTCATTCGTCTTCTTGGTAACACCGACCTTAACGCCAATCATATCATAGCCTTCCGGTGCAACATAAGTCAGACGATCCTTCCAAGCGACTTCCTTCTTATCCTTCTCGATGCCCTTGTCCTTATCGGCACGGCAGAAGAAGTAAACCTTGTCACGAGGCATACCAGCCAGATCAATATAGAAAGTGTTTTCATTAGAAGTCTGAACGCCAAAGCTCAGGACGCGACGCATAGCACCACTCTTGGTCTCCTTCTCATTATAGAAGTTGCTACGCTGAGTGCCGGTGACCTTACCAGCCATCTCAAAAGAGCCACGAGTCTGAGGAAGATTAAAAATTCTATCTGCCATATCAAGTCTCCTTTATGTAATTTTGTTTCATAAATAATCACTTATGTTCCTTTTCACTACCTTAAATCAATTCATGCACTATTCATTTTATATATTATCCTCCGTCTGTCTTATTGATGGCTTATATTTCATACGGCACTCGCCGTTAGAAATCGTCCTTTAAGGGATTATGTACAAACATTGCGCCGAGCACTATTGGGAACCGTTCTGAACACTCAGGACACAAATCAAAACTCAAAAGCGAACCATCAAGTTGGCTACCATAAGAGTATTGATGCTCAAAACTGATTCCCTGCTCGCTACCTATCGGCTTGATTTCACGACCACACCAGTTACATATTTTCTTACATGTGTTCATACGGCATCACCCCATTTTTAATATTCTCTATCGCGGAACATCTTAGATTGAGCACGAGTCAGTCTGCTGTTCCGACTATACTTAGGTCTGAATGCGGACTGCAGCTTATTGTTTGTGTATTCGAGGTCACTCTCCAGAATCTTCGCAGCTTCTTCAATGTAATCTCGAATAGCACAATACTGGTCGTTGTTAATGCAGTGCGTCTTTAGATAATCAAGCATATCGACTGCCTGATTTTTCAAAAGAAGTGTATCTTCAAGCTGGGTTTTACGCCGTTGGAAGAAATCTATATTCAACTAAACATCTCCTCCTTCTTTTCAGTAAACCTGCTCCAATCCATCTTACGATGACAATCAGAACATTCACACTCGAACTTTTCCAGCTTCGTCACACAAAACGGACAGAGATACGTGTTCTTCTCCTTCTGGAAGATAGGACTTGCCGGAAGGCTCAAAGATCCGTTGTCGATAGATACATTGACAGAAATCTTGCTATTCATCATGTCACCTCTTATTTGAATTAGCCTTTTATGAGATTGTTTCAGAAACGTACTGAAACTTCGGTGAGAACGGACTGGACTTTCGTTCAAACCTTTTGCCATAGAAGTCACTGACGGTAATACAGCCTTCTTGTCTGTTGGACGTAAAAAGATTATTGCATTTGCAATCTCCACACCCAGAGCACCCAAGCTCTTCGTCAAGCTGTTTTTTATCGTAGTCAATACCATAATCCATAATCATCCGAGTGGTATTAAAATTTGTACTTTTCTTTACCAGTCCATCTCCACAACAGCATTTGTTGTTCCCAATCCAGCGCAAGTCATTATCTGCAATCGAATAAGGAATATCATTCTGCTTGAAATAATCAATAAACGGCTTATAGAACTGCAAACGAATCTCTGGTTTTAGATTCAGTAGTCCCATTTGAGTAAAATCGCATCGATTCAAACCCAAGTGCTCCAGAATAAAATCCTTACACTCTTTATTTTGTGGTACGATTTTTACGCCTTCGATTGTAAACTGGTCTGCGTCCTTAAACATCTCTACAATTTTCAATGTAGAAACATTGGGGATGAAAGGTTGGATTCGGATACCAACTCTAAATCCAGCATTCTTTAAATCACAAAAGAATCTATATCTCTCAGCGATACTTGGTACATTTGGCTCGATATCTCGCCTGTCATCAACGTTGCTAACGCTCAATTGAAATGTATGTAGGTCAGGTTTAACATCGGCACCATACAAACAATTGCTTTTTGTCGAGAATAAAATACTCACATTATATTCATTCGCTATATCGACAATTTGCTCTGTAATATGATACTTTTGCTCGCATGGCTGGAATGGGTCACTCATTCCTCCGCAATGCCACGTAATTCCATCTGCAATCAAAACATCAAGAAGTTTTGTGGCATCAACAGTTCGTTCATCAAAAATCCTATGTAACTTTTGTTTTACTTGTCTTACGTTTCCGATCTGTATGTGTTTGTCGTACTCCATTATTTTTCTGTTTTCTGCAAAACAGTATTTACAGCCAAAAGAGCAGGTCTTGTATGAATCTATTCTGATGGGAAGTCCGCATATGGCAAACTTACTGGACACATTTAATGGATTAAAAGTCTTGATGTTTGAGACCAAATTTTTACTCATCTCCTTCATTTTCAATATACTCTGAGAACTGTTCTGCAAAAGCACGAGCAATCCCATGGAAGGTCTTAGCCCTATTCTTTGCATCCTCACCACGTTTAGCTGCGCCACGATTTCTTACATTACCTTTATTAGCGGAAGTTCCACACGGACAATACGGACCCTTCGGTTCAACCGCTTCAACCAGAGCCAGATTAGGAAGACCTTTCAGCCATAAACAGGTCTTCTTTGTCCATGGATGGTCCTTACCATAAAATTCATATGGCTGAATCATCTGCGATGGTTTTGGCATTTCATAAACAGCACTCGGAATTGGATTCTCAACACAAATGTGTTTGATCGGTGCGTTATAAAACGCCATAAAAAATTCCTTAGCTTCCAATCCTCGTTGATACCGTTCTTGATTCAATTTGTGTCCAGCCCATAACCATCGTGCGCCAGCGTTTGATAAATATGTACACGGAGGATGTGCAATCAATAGATCCCACTGCTTAACATAGTGTTGTGTGTCGTCCATTGTGACTATCTGCCCACCCTGTAAAGCTGCCAGTGCATTACCCAAAATATGCCACTCTGGGTGACCACCGGACGGAGGTTGAATATCACAAGAATACGCTTCATGACCAAGCAATCGAAATGCTTTACAAACTTCCTGTGATTCTTCACAGGCAATTAAAACTCGTAAGATTACAACTCCTCCTTTTCGTATCCTGTATTATGTAGCTAAAACTTTAAAAATGAGCGAAAAATAATAGACTTATTAACGTCATATTATTCATTCGCTTATAAAACAAAAGTTCTAGCAGGTTTTATGTACGCCCTTTCGGGCTGGTGGGACGTAAGGGACTCGAACCCCCGTGAGGTGTTATCCTCATCACCCGGTTATGAGCCAGGAGCTTTAACCAACTAAGCTAACGTCCCATGCAAACGCCGACTTTCATCGGCGCGATGCCAGTGAAGGAATCGAACCTTATCTCTCGGTGTTTCCGAGCGCTTTTACCATTAAGCTATCCAGCCGTATACCTCAGAATTTAATTCTCACTATCCAAGCTACGTCGCGTTCCAATATGATCACTCTTGGCAACCATGTCGTAACATATAGGTTTCTTTCGGCTCTGAGTAACCGGTGCAGCGTAAGTGGCTGCGTGTGGAGCGACTGACGGGGTATGATCCCGCAACATTCAGATTGGAAATCTGACGCTCTGCCAATTGAACTACAGTCGCATAATCACCCAGCTTGCAAAGCACTACTGCACCATCACTGGCGAGCTGGGAATAATAGTGGTAATCAAAGGAGATCAACAAACGGTACGCAACCATTCTATGACCGTGGTGCGGATAGTGGGCATCGAACCCACACGCCGAAGCACCAGATCCTAAATCTGGCGTGTCTGCCATTCCACCATATCCGCATAAATTGCGCCAACAGGGGTCGAACCTGTGATGGAGGAGTCAAAGTCCTCTGCCTTACCGCTTGGCGATGGCGCATCATATACCCAGCTTACTATGCCACACTGCTCCGTTTCCAGAGAGCTGGGAATAATGTGAATGAAAAATTCTACATACCCTTTCGGGCTGGTCCGAGTGACAGGTCATGATCCTGCGGCCTCATGCTCCCAAAGCACGCGCTCTTCCAACTGAGCTACACCCGGATATAAATGCCACCGACGGGATTTGAACCCGCACTCTGTTACCAGAAAGGGATTTTAAGTCCCTCGTGTCTGCCAGTTTCACCACAGTGGCTTATATGCCCAAAATGGGATTCGAACCCATACGCTTTCGCAGAGTTGTTTGAGAACTCCATGTCTGCCTACATTCCATCATTTGGGCTTATATCGCCGGTCTTTCCCGGCTGTCAGCCACACACAGGGCATTTTCGGAGGAAGAAAATATCTTAGTTATTCGTGCCGATTCTCATAGAATTCATTCCGTAACTGAATAATATCCTTCTTGCAGAAAGATTCCTGGTCTTTCTCTCGTTGCTTACGCATCCAACCATAGAACAGGTTATCCTCAGCAGTAAACAACTTTGCGGTATTTTCATAATAGCCACGCTTCTGAACGCTCTGCATAACACCACGCAAGAACTTCCAGTGCTTATAATAAGGAAGCTTCATCTTAAACATGAAATTGTTGCTGTCTCGCAAAACAAAGCCTTCAACGTGTTCAAAGCCATGATGCAGATAGTTCTCGTTCATGACTTCCTCGTACCAAGGATAGAATTCACTCCAGTTCTCAAAAGTCTTAACCTTCTCCTTAATCTGCAAATGACACTTTTCGGCAACACGCTTCAGATCATCGTAATCCATCACACTGAAGTTCATATCATTCGCAACAATATCCAGCAAAACAATGTGCGGTTTCTTGTATTCGATGATATGAGCATCATTCACAGGATCAATCACTTCAAAAATGATGGAACCATTCTCTTTTGCAACTTCCTTCAAATTCTTACGGTCTTCATCAGAGGTCGTATCCATGAGAATCTTTCGGAACATATCTGCAAAAGGCCCCTCAGGAGTGGATTTACTTGCAATGAACATACCATCCTGTTCTGCATCATACGAGACAATGCCAAGAAATCCGTTTTCCTTCAGATATGCAGTCACCGGGAACTTCAAAGTGTTCTGTAGGTTTCCAATTCTCGTTTCATTCCGCTCATCGACCGCAAAGAACTTATCATAGCTTCGAGCTACAATCTTATTCGTCTTTGTGTTAATGAACAATCCCCTTGCTTTGGTAGAAACCTCATCCCAATGCTTCTTATAAAATGCTTCACGAGAAAAGTTGAAGGAAGAAATATCTCCGAATCGCTTCTCAAACACATATTTGCTTTGACGCATCTTACTGACAAGTTCTGCGTTATCGAACTCAGTTTTCATTTCAACGGCAGTTTCAGTCTTTGGCTCCTCTTTTCGGAACACATCATTCTTTGTTTCTACACATTTGATTGACTGACCACGTTCAAGTTCCACGCAACGGAGATATCCACCAAACTCGATTTTTCCTTCGAGGTTGTAGCACCGATGCCCCATATCAATAGGAACATCCTGCACATTTCGATGACCGAAGATCTGAATGTAGCTATCCGGCATCGATTTTTCCCAAGACTCAGCCACGGTTAGCATATCAGGATAGCGACCTACACCTTTAATCATCTGGTCAGTAGACACGAATGGTAGAAATCCGGGCAAATAACTCAAACCACCATGGCTAACGAAGTATCTTTTCTCGTCGTAATCAAAATAGGAGCACTGTCCTACTCTGGAATAGATCTTACGAGCAGTGTTCTTGTCAATCCCCGCTTTGAAAAGCTGCGGACGAGTGTAGTTTGTGAACTCCTCGCTCTGAACCGGCTCATCGTGCCCCCACTTGTTTAGCCACTGTTCATGATTTCCTTCAAGGAGAATCACATTCTTCCGATTATTGTCTACAACATCACAAAGGAACTTGAACATCTCTACATTTTCAATTCCACGATCCAGATAATCGCCAACAAAAATGTACAGTTCATCATCCTTCAGGTCGCCAAGATACTCTTTCAAGCAACTGTAACACCCATGCACATCACCGATGATATGAATTTTGCTCCAGTTGTTAAAGTCCTGCGGAACATAGTTCAATTTCTCAAGGACATTTACATCTGACGAGAGTACAGTCACACCAGACGGAATCTTCTGCGTTGCGAATCGTGCATACATCTTATCAATGGCGGCGTCCGGGACTCTCTTCAAAGGAGTGCGAAGCGAATTACGCCGTTTACACTCACTAATGGGCAAATCAGTCATGTCGATGATGTACATTCTGTACCTGTACTGCTTGGCAAGATTCTTATAGCGATTGATTTCGACAGTCTTAGAGTTCGTTGCATCAATCACGGTAAATTCACCGTGAGACATCCGAACCTCCAACAGTTTAAAGAGCATATCCCAGACAACATCATCGTTCTGGGGAGAGATTTCCATTGTGCCAGCCGGGGTTTCCTGACCACCCTGACACATAAGGCGAATCGTATCGGCACTAAGCGTATACTTTTCCAGATCATGCTCTTTAATATAGGTGGACTTCCCGCATCCTGGTGCTCCACGGAAAAGAAGCAAAGTTCTCATCGTTTTCTCTCCTTTTGGTTAACGTATTATCGTTATTTATTCATTTCCAATTCTTCATAAAATGTCTATTTTAGTTTAGTATCCTGTGTCATATAGTTATGATGTTAAAATTAAGGGGCCGAAGCCCCCTGTTTTTAATTTTTGTGGAAGTATTCGACCCAGCCCTTGTATCCCTGCCGGAAACTAATGTAAGCTACCTTGCTACACTTTCTTCCAATAATGTCTGCAAGAGGTTTTTTACCATTTCCGAAACTAAGCTCCGCAAGGTTGAACTCTGAATTACTCTTACAGTAATCGTAGACCTTCACATACTCACCATTTCTGGTCAGATGTCTTCGATCTAAAATCTTTGTATGATGTCTTTTTTCGAGAATGTCATTCAGCCTCACAAAATAACTATGGATTGTATTTACAGACATCTTCGGGTCGCTGTCTACACCAGTTCTATCCTCTGTTTTACGAAGAATGTAATCACCATTTATGACATAAAATGTTCTGTATCCTCCCATATTGGGCGCATCATACTGTTTCATTTCATAACACTGCTTGATGATATCCATCAACCTTGCGTCAACATCAGTCCTATCGAGAACAGTACGAGATTCAAAGTCTACATCGTTAATTGTTAGATTAGAAACCTCACTAGAAGTAAGACCGATCCAGTACAAAACAGCAATCACATTCATACGAATCTGATACGCTTCTTCATACTTGTTTAAGAAACCAACAAACTCATCAACCGATGCAAAATACTTGTCCTCGTACATATTGTCTGAACTCACATCGCTCTCTGAGAATTCAGCCAAATCATACATGCTTGTACGATTTTCGTTCTTGATATAACCAGTGATTATCGATTTCACATTTCTGAATGAACGACTTGAGTTTACCCAATTGTATTTGGCAAACATCTTTACAAAATCATCTTTTGTGAAGTCGAATAGCTCATACCCGCACTCCGCTTCGTAGTCCATAACATGGTTAAGTGTCGATATAACAAACTCGCCGCTTCTATCAGAATACTTTTCAGCAAAAGCGTTGATCTTTTCTTCAGTAAGCATAATGGCACACTCCTTCTTATTATATGTAGTGTACCATTAACCCTTATAAAAAATCAAGCAAATGCGGCAAAATTCTGAAATTCCATAGTATGTTGTACGCCGCTCACGAACGCCGAGATCAAAAACGGTTCATCCTTGCATCTGGCCATTGCGATCATATTCATATGACGCTCAGACAAGACACCAAGCTTTTTGATAAACTGCCCTTTGTTAAGTGTGTCAGTCTCTTCACAGAGAACGATACTGTCAACCTCTAGGAAATCGCAATCTTCCTTTGAGAGCAGGACATGAACCGGAGAACGCTTGTATATTCTGGAAGACAACGGATTCCCTTTAATTGTTGGACTGAAGAAGTTGCGTTTGTTGTTGCTCGTCACAACAAACGGTCGAATACCGCGCTGCTGATGACCTGTCGCATTGGATAGATCAACCAACCAAACCTCTCCGACCTTTGGGTCAATATTGTTGTCCATAGTCTTTCTCCTCTATAATAGTGCAGCTCCGTTCCATAGCTATATTATACAGGATACCATTTCATAAGTCAAGAGGTTTTTGAAAATATTTTTAATGCCCGTACAACTCAGGATTCTCTGACACAATCACACTGGTATTGCTGAAGATCATCTCATAGGCCTTCTCTTTGCTGCTATGTCTAAACTCCATCATTCTTACTTCATGACATTCTTGCCGCAGCTCAACATGATTCTCGTTCCCGAAAAAGCCAACGCCTTTGACAACACCATGCGTCTCTGCGCTAATGTCGGTCATTTTGTTACAGATCATGTGGATATCAACACCATTACAAACAAAACAAACCCACACTCGCTTTTTTCTTATGTACTTTAAAAAATCATCAACCCGTATAACTTTCAGAACCTTTCTCTCACTCATCAAAATACCGCCTTCCACTTACGCAAACAACTTTCAAGATATATTATATACAGCCTTTTGTTTTAGTCAATATAGTTCACATCTTTTTGTTGTGCGATTTTATCAAAATTTTAGATGATACTATTCACTTAGCATCATCCACAATCAACTTTGCATTATAATAGAACCGGTGTGCGCCAAATTGCCCAACAAACGTTGCTCCTCGCTCGTGCCAACTGCCGGGAGCTGCCGCCGGGGTCACAAACCATTGGATTGGTTTGTCTGAAATTTTAGCGCCGTAGTCAAATACCATAGATACAGCCAATTCATTCTCTGCCGTCACCTTCCTATTATATAAGGTACTGTACCCGTACTTTTTGAAGACCTGCTGAATGGTTAGATCATCAAGTACAGCAGAATCATAAAGACATTGAGCCACAGCCATCTGGCCTTCTAAGCTATCAGCTCCCGCTTCACAAGCAACAATCTGTTCTGCGAGAGCACGCTCATCGTCACTGAGTTCATGTTTCCCATGGCCGAGGTTTACTATCCGCGTTTCAACAACGGTCTCTACAATGATTTCTGGCTCTTTTTCTTCTTGCTGTACAACACTCACTGCCGAAGGACTACTATTATAAAGGTATAATTCGCCACAATTCTGAACAAGTGGGCTGATCTTCGATATAAGATTCCCAGCCAGTAGCGTAATTATACATCAAATAGCAATACTTTGCTCACGTTTTATTAACAAATTAGAGTTAATAAGAAGCACTCCCTTTCTCAATGAAAATTTTTAGCGAATGATTCTGCTTGCCAAATCTTTATCAATAGCAGCAAATTTATCCCTTGTCTTCGTAATCATCTCGTTGTAGCCTTTAGCCGCTTCATCATAAGTATCAGCGAAACGATAACTCGTTGTGTATCTCGTAAGATCAATTTTTCCATCCTCCGTCTTGAATTCTGCAGTCTTATAAGACGTAGACACCAGTTTCCCTTTGGTGGGAGAGCAGTCAATCACAACGCGATCATCGTCAGACAAGAAGCCAAAGCACCACAATTCACTCCAAAGCGGCGCATTACAAATATTGTATGTCATAACATCACACTCCACTAAAAAATATTGGTTTTATAAGCTGCGCAAAAATTCATACAACTCAATTTCACCTTGTAGCCAAACGACATCTCCGCCAGTCTTCAAATACACCGAATAGACCTTATCAGGATGCTCGAAGATGGATTCTACCTTCTTAGCTGCGTTCCGATCAATAAGTACACTGCTCATAGTCTTATTCTCCTTCTTTAAAACGCATATCCACGCACATTATTATGCAACGGCGGTTCAATCTCAAATGCCTTGTCACTCTTGGCATCATACTTAAACCACTTCGTCAGCTCGGCCACAGGATAGAATCCTTCTTCGTACCCTTCAATAACTGCATAGTTGTAGCAGTGTTCAAAGACATCGGCCACATTATCAATCACAGACTGGATAGCTTCTTTCAAATCTGTGAAGTATCCTGCGATCCAACTGTCATCCGGCATCCAATAAATCGCCTTAGTATTTGACACTGGCGAACTGAATTTCGCATTCTGCTCGTTCTTAAACGAGTCAATCATTGTTACAGTATAAATCATTTTAAAACACCTTATTATCAAAATGTACTCTATCTTCAACTGGTTCCTGTAACCATACAATCCATTCAAATTTATTCTTTGGATAACGATCTGGATACTTCTGAATGTTCTCAAGAAACTTTTCAAGCCCCATAATGTCTATCTTTCTAATTGCGTCAAGTCGAGTCACTTCATGTTTGTTCTTTTCATAATTTGTTTCGTTCATAATATTTTCCTCCTTAGAACTTAGTTTTTATTAAACGGCAAGCCAAACACTCGCATTGTAGCACAAATCATACATTTCTTTCAAACGATCATTCACAATCTCCTCACAGGCAGCATATGATTCCTCCGCATCCATCCAATAAATCTCATCATGTAACTCGGATGAAAGTTCTGCAAAGTCTTCTCGCCACTCCCAATCGGAAAATCTGGCGACGATTTCATCGTCGCACGCTTGCAACGCGGCAAGAATCTGCTTACACATATCAATAGTTTTTTCATTTCTTTTAAGAAGTTCTCGTACCGTCTTAAATTTGGAGCAAGTCATAATCCAATTTCTCATCATTTCGCTTTTCTCCTTAGATCTCATCGTTTCAAATAATATGCCGGAGCATCTTTCATAAGAAGTAAAACAATCTGCTCGTATCGTTTATGCGCTTCTTCCGTAATGACACATTCCAGCATTCTCACATTAGAAATTTGTAAGTTTTCTGCAAGAATTTTGAGCGTTGAAGTTGGCTCCAACACTCCATTTCCATTTTTAAACTCATAAACACTCTTGCACATTGCGACCAAATCATTGTCGCTAACATGAGCAATGTAATTGTTCATTTCTCCGTAAGTCATAGCAAATCCATCCTAGTTTTCAGCTTCTATCAATATTCTTCTCTCGTCGATTTTGGAAAAGCAATATCGCAAACTGCCTCTCTCCTTCGCTCATAGTAAGGGCATTCTCCATCGCCTTTTGTTTCAGTGTTCACATTTGGATGAAAGGCATCCATACACTTGTTATGAACGCGGCTCCAATCTACACAAGTCTTACATGATTTTTCAGTACAAAACATTGCATATTCCTCCTAAATCTCAGCTTCTATCGGCATTTGCCATTGTGGCTTTACACCAACGACACTCTTTTTCTTCTTTTGTGGACGAAATATATCCGCATAGACTGCATTTTACTCCTACTTCCACACCATGAATGTTCTTTGCGGCAATATATTCTGCCGTCTTTCCTTTATTTGCGTTCGGTTTGCACGTTTTCTTTTCCATAACAATTCTCCTAAATCTTAACTTTTATAAATTCGTTTGTTCCATGCTTCGATAAGGTCGGCTTTGATTTTTTCCTTGTCTTTTTCAGAGGAATCAAAGTTGTAAGTTTTGCTTTCCATGATAACATAGCAGTTGCACCTATTTTCTTTGTTTCCTCTCGTAACATACATCCATCGTGTTTGGCGATAACCACCCTCTGCAATGGCAACTTCTCCACCGCAGAACGGACACGGTTTCAAATTATCCATTTCGACCATCCCTTCCCTGTTTCATTTCCAGCCGCTCACTCTGATCATCAGCATCAGAAAGTGCTTCCAACAGACCAAGTGCGTACACGGCATTCAATACCATGAGGAAAATTATCATAATCCACATTATATTAACCTCACATGTCTTTTGATTTGACCGTTTGTATTGAGGTTGTCTCAAGCATACACCGCACAAAGATCAAATACAATACGATTATCAAAATTACCAAAATTTTACTAATAATCCTACGTCATCAATAGTTATATCATCAGTCTGCACATCCTTTTGTTAAGTATCCACAAGAAACCGGATTTTATGACTGTCTACCCCGAAGCACATATGCCATTGTGTCTAACAAATCTGCCATCGAACCAGGATGCGACATGACTTCATTTTCAGTCAAAAAAGTGTCATTCATTCTTATCCAATCAGCAACATCTTCAGCTTTGTCAGCAACTACCATCCGTTTATATTCCTTCAAGTCAATCATTATTTTTTGCCTTTCCTCCGATACCACAGATAAACACCCGATGCTTTCCATTCTCGTCACGCTGCCAATCACCACCAAGCATCTCAACAGTATTCAAGACTGTATGATAAATCTCAACGGAATCCATTGCCTTTTCTTCATCTCCAAAATCATTGGTATGAATCCAACGCCAATTATTATCCAACCAGCTGACAACTTTCATAACATCAGCCCGCAATTCTTTTTCTTTCGTGTTTGTCATTTTTTCACTCCTTTGTTTTACATATCCTGGTTCACAGCATTCCATACCTCAGTCGAAATCATGTCGTTCTCATCGGATAGGCGATCAATCCAAGCATTGAGCACTTCACGGTACACTGTCATATTTGGACAAAAATGACTGTTGGTGAATACCGGCATATCGTCATTACACAGAATTCTCATAATAGCAGCACACACGGCTGCAGATCTTGATACACCAGCACCACAATTCACGCAGAACCAATCCGTCTTATCTGCTTCGTGATTGTCAAGAACAAAATTCACGATATTCTTAGCTTGAATATCAGTAATACAGGTGCCTTCTAAATCAGTAGTGCAATCATCAAACTTCAGCGGTAGAAAAGTAATATTTCCCTCACACTTATGAAAATCAATATGATGACCATTAGCTTCAGTGATTGAGATAAACCGAATCCGTTCAAAATGTGGCTGTCGGATAAAGTCTTCTGCATCTTCTGCACTCATCACCGAGAATTTCCATTTTCTTCGATACATAGTAACAATCATTTAGTTTTCCCTCCAAAGAATTTAGGTTTTATATAGGTCTACGTCAAAAGCTTCCTTGATATATTCTGCTTTAACCCCATTGAGCACTTCATCGACGATGTTAATAGCAATTTCTAACCCATGCACTTTACCATGTAGATATATTCTGTCACCATTCTTTTTCATATCGAGAGCAGACTCAAAATGCTCTCGTCTAGCGTCAATGTATTCATCATATAATCGATTGTAAATTTCTTCCAGTTCTTTCATATTCATGCCTCCACTTAAAATGCAAACGGACTATTGCCAATTGTTATTATGAGTGCCACATTCAAAGCAAATATCATAAACGCGGTCATTCTTTATCACCTCAATCTCTAAATTCAATATCTACAACAATATTCTCAGGCTCTGTCATGTACCTTCGTGCCAGCAGCTCTGCCATGCGTTCCTTGTCCCCAAGATTGCTATTACGCAAAAGATACGAACAAACTTGCTTGCCCCTGTATAAGAACACAGCCAATGCACTTCTCTTTAATGGGTTTGTATTCTTAATCATTCCATCGCTTCCTCCAGAGAAGTAGTCACATCACCAAAATCGAAGTCCAGTGCACCAATCATATCCTCCAGAGCATCCACCGCATCGGATAGATTTGTACATGCCTCGTCTGCCTTGTCATACCGCTCACTTCCCTGTAGGTTCTCCGGCATATTGTCACGATACTCTTCTTCTTCCCACTGGATGTCCTCAACATCGGACTTTACACTTTCGACCTCCGCAACAAGCTCATCCAGTTTCTTACGGATGGAATCAAAACGATCAATAGTCTGCTTAATAGCTTTTCTACGAGTGTTATTCATTTTCAAATTTCCTCTCAATCTACAATACCAAGCTTGCAAATATTTTTCGGATCAGTGATATAACCAAACGTCAACGTGTTGCGAAGATACCCCTTATACTCAAATCCACGGTCACGAGCAGCCAAACGACACACATCTCGAATCGCAGACTCTCTCGGCCAAGAAACACCAGCCAACTGATACTTCCACTGAAGGTCTCTCAGCTTCTTCCACTCAATCACAGGCTTCTTTTCATCTTCGAAACACAAACCATTCTGCACTGCATACTTTAGAGCATCGCACCGCTTACTCTCTTCTGATGTACAAGTTCCCCACTCATTTTCGAGACGGCGATATGCTCTATCAAACGGTGCTTGCTTTGCACCATCAATAGCAAATGCTGCGCCAAGCAGACCCAAACCAAGTAACAGTCCCATAATTTAAACCTCCAATTTACTTTTATCAATGTCAAACGTAAAACCATCATCTGTTTCCTGATAGTTCACTTCATCAAGTGCCTTATTCCGTCGTCTATTCTCTTCCACTATTTTAGCAACATTGGGATGATGCAGATTATACACAAACTGCTTCGCTTCATCGTCTCGCAAAACTATATCTTCATTCATTATAATCACGCCCCTAAAATCACTCTTTTATTAAAATTCATAAATAATATTTTTAATCAGCTGAGTTACCGTGCAAGGAAAAAAAGAACAATCATACGGCAATTTCAAGTGAAAAATCTTTTGTTCTGCATCAGAGCTAGACTCTGCAAAGACGATATAGTCTTTCTTATACACCTTACAACCGTCATCATATTGACCTGATACTTTGTACCAATTACCCATAAGCTCCTCCTAAAATATTACTTTTAAGCGTCTTTCTTTATCAGCGGACGTCTATGCGTCGCGTTCTTCAGCCAATCACCACCGCTAGGCATCTCCCTAGTCACTCTTGTGTTACGACCACTCCCTATCGGACAAGCCCGGCGATAGTCATCAGCAGTCTTGCAACCAAGAGATTCTGCTTCATCCAGAGCTTTTCGCACATAAGCCCACGTGCTACCGCCGAGATCAGAACACTTACCAATCACGGCAAGCACAAGTTCGTCACCCATGCGCTCAACATATTCTGCTAAAGCCTTTTGACCAGTAGCACCAAGCTTCCCGATATTCTCTCGGAAAACATCTTCGATAGGTTTCGTCGTTGTCGTTTCATCACAAGACGAAGACGATATCTTATCTTTTTCTTTCTCTTTTTCTTTTTCTAGCTTGGTTTTGCTTGCGTTTGCTTCATTTTGCTTACGCTTGCTTGATGAGCCACCAGCTTTACCAGAAATTCTCTTACATTCGATGTATTCGGCATCTTTATCCAAATCTCTCTTAATAGCAGGCCACACATACCGCTCATTTCCGTTGAGTTCAGGCTCCGTTCCAGACGATTTATATTTCATCATCGCCAGTACCAGACGCCCCACCTCAGCTGCACTAAGGGGTTCAAAGTAGCTCTCGTAAGTATCCCAGATTTTAATATAAGTATCAGCCTTCATACACCTCAGTCTTCCAAGCTGTGTGTATTCACACCATAAAAAGTCTTCTTATAATATTCTTTTGCCTTATCCTCATCAAAACCAACGTACCGTAATGTAATATCCTGACTACTATGATTCAACTGGCCCTGAATCCAAGACAATGCCTGGTTATCATCCTTATTAAGACACATCTCACGATAACCAAATGTCTTACGGCAAGAATGAGAGGCAATCTTATAATTAAGACCTAAATCCTTACCAGCGTTACGAAGGATACGAGCAAAAGAATCAACATCAATAGGATCGCCGGCCTTTTTGGGTTCTGCAATATGAGGAATACCGGTTTTCCCATCTCCACCATTTGTTCTCAAAGACTTTTTCCAACTTCCTTGTCGAGATGGAAACATCCAGTCGTCATACTCAAGATTCGCAATCTTGATATATGTTTCAACAACGTCTCTCGCTTCTGGAGTGAGAATAATTTCACGATACTTAGATGTCTTTTCTTCAATGATGCAAACACCTGCATCTTCGACTACTTCAATCTTTCCATTGTAAAGACAGTAAGACATATCGGAAACTTTCAATTTGAGCAAATCACTAGCACGCAACCCGGTAGCGATACCCACATTGAATAAACACCAGTTGCGATACTGCTTCTTGTCCCAAAAATATTCCGAAATCATTTGAACATCATCCAAGCTTCTAATTGGAGAAATATTACGCTTACGCTTCTGCTTACTTTTTGTAACACCACGCTTTTTCGCCGGAACGGAAGGTTTAGGATTAAAATAAATCAATTTAGATATCTGTTCTTCTTTTCTTTCAACAGCTGCGCTCATTACATTCACCTCATTGCCTTTCTCTCTGCACGATTCCGTGCAACAAGCTCTCTATTACTTCTATACCACTTGAGGCTCTTCTCGTTGTTTACAACCTTACGACACTCTTCACAGTAAAGTTTTCCGCATTTTGGCCCATACCATGTAATACCACAACGTTTACACGTTATATTTCCATATTTGAGCATACCTTACACCTCGAATTCATCAATCTTCCAGTGATGACGATAATAGCTCTCACCACTACAAACAACAGATGCTTCCGCAGCTTCGCACCATGTCTCATCATTACTCACAGGCTGTAGGTCATTCTTGCTTTCATTAAATAGGAATACCATTTTATCAATTGCTTTGACTCTATCCTTTGTGACCATAATCACATTATCTTCTGCGTAAAAATCGCTAGAATCAATGCATTCATGCAAAATATAGACCTTCATTTTTATGTACCTCAATTCTTTTCAAATAGATCATTACGAACCTTAGGAGTAAACTGACGAGTGCCAAGCTGCTCAATAGCAGTCTCTAGCTTGCCATCTCCCCATTCTCTGGTTTCTGTATTCATAACGATTTCAAGCAAAAGCTTTGCGTCCTTAGCTTCTCTACGCTTCCGTCGAGCCTTTTTGAGTTCTGCCATAAGCTGATAGCCTTGCGCTGCGTTTACAGTTTTGAACTCAATAGCGTGCTCAAGATCATCGATTTCATCACTTGCGGCAGTCAAATCACTGTACACTTTTGAATACAGATCTTTCAAATTGCACATTGTTTTATCCGTAATGACCAGATTTTTTTTAAGTTCTGCCAGCCATTCAGAATCTTCCATGTGGAATGCGTATGTATTCGGCTTTACAGCCGGAGCCGTTATATTCGGGCTCTTGCCTGCGATGGTAGCTTCATCCATAGACTTCGGTGCGTAGTGTCCGTTCTTGTACCCGGCGGGAAGCTTGTTGATTTCACAAATCGCCAGCCCCTTTGATTTAAACTGCAATGCCAGATTGATATCACAGGTTGCGCAGATCCGACCTCCCTTCCGTTTCATAATATAGTTATGACCATTTGAGATGACGTACATTTACTTATTCTCCTGTTCCTTCATAAGTTCTTTAACCGCTTTCTTGAACATCCGCATGGCCTTATCGTTCTCAAGGAATACTTTCGTCTTAGGACTCGGAGTCCGACCATGAATACGCTTGTACTGCTTCATCATGTTTTCCATCTTGGTGAATCCAATCTTGTTGTAAACCATACGATAAGTCTTGTGATAATGAATTGTTTTATCACCAAGCTTTTGTGCCAACGGTTCGATAATCGGAACCAAGTAAGTTGCCGTTTCGCTCTGCTTCTTAGGCTTTTCCTCCACAATCGGTTCAGGCTCAACTTCCTTAGCTTCTACCTCAATCACCGGAGCAATGCAAACATTCACTTCAGGAGCTGCTTCAATAGTTTTCGCTTCAGGCAAAGCTTTCTGTTCAGTAGCTTCTTCCTTCTTCTTGGTGATTGCCTCTGTATACCAATCCTCAACCAGAGCACCAAAGATGGACTTATACATTGTGCTTGCTTCGACCACATCAATCGTAGGAATGTGACCAGTGCGACCAGTTCTTGCACAATACTTTCTGCGCTCTTCCTCAATAACGAAGGTATAGACACGATTCATATATTCGTAAATATCACGGAATACATCCTGAACCTTCATCTCATTGATTTCCGCAATCATATTGATACGCTCGTACATCTTCTTGCGCCAGTCACTCATCACATCTTTACGAGGAGTGAAGTTTCTAGTAGAACGAATCGCATCATCCATCTGTTTGTCCTTGATCTGATGGACACACTGAGATACGCTACTAATCACGTTCAGTGCTTCATTACTGGTGGCACGAGCTTCCTCAATCTGGTCACTAAGATCCTTCTTAGCAGAATCAAGTTCGCTCTGAAGATTCTTCATACTATTAAACAGAGCATGAAGTCTTACATCAATGAACTCCTTACTCAGTGCAGCGTCCATCTGAGGAGTAGCCAGAACGGAATTACCACGCATCAGAGATTCCATAATATCCCAGCAGAAATCCATGAAAGCATCTGCCTTCGGCTGACGAGAGAAGCGGCAAATTTCCATTACACCTTTCATGTTGTAGCAAAAAACTTCACGTTTTACCGTTCTGTTTCCTTCAACCGTATCCAATTCGGATACAGTTGAGAACTTATCGAGACGGTCTGCATTGCTATTGTGAATCTTGCTAATTGCAATTCTCGGATTCTTATATTCCAGCGCCGTGCCAATCTGTTCACGGGTCATGTAATACTGGTGCTTATTATCCTCATACACGTTCACATTCAGCGCGCCAAAGAACTTAGAGGTTATTACGGTCATAGGATTATTGGTAGTCATTTTACTTGCTCCTTTGTATTTCATTTTTTTAGAAGAACTGTTTTATCAAATTTCTACGATTTTCCACCAATCGTATACGTCACAAGCATCAATACGAATATCACCTTTTAATCGCAAAACACTAAAATTCTGTTCACCGTTTTCATCTTCATAATATCTACAATAATGATTTACAAGAATATCGTCCACTTGTTTGTTCATTTCATTTTCCGCCTCAAGAATCGTATTGAAACCCTTTTTATAAACAACTTCTGGGAGAAATGAATTCTCACCTTTTGCAATATAAATATTGATAAGTGCAAACATTTTGTCCTCACAATCTATTCATCAAGCCGTCTCTTTTTCCATGTATTTCAAAGCGTTAGCGAGATATCTGAACTCCTTACTCTTGTGCATTCCATCAAACCACTGAGCAACATACCAGTTGCCAAGACAATCACAGCGACACTTCAATTTGCCAAACCTGAACTCCGGTCGTACCGTTGGCATCCTACTCAGCTTATTCCACAGGTTTAAAGCCTCTTCTCTATTCATTGGAAATGATATCCAAGGCTCATGCCCATCTGTAAATTCAAGCTTCAAAACCATATCATCACCTCAAAACTGATATTTCCAAAACAGCTTTGCATTGCCGGTAATGGTCTGCAAATAACAAATATACTCACTAAAGGAGCACACGCCCTTCATTTTCATCTTACGTGCTCCCACAGCTCGCGCAGCCACCTTCGGATCATAATCAACAGCGTCAATAAATGCACTGTCAATCATCTTCTGCTCAAACTCTTTAATCTTATTGACATCCATATCCATTACTCCTTACACAGATTCTCAATTTTACGGGTCACTTTAAATCCTTGCCAAGTCCAACTCATATCTTTATTACCGACCAATGCAACCATTCCTTCTGGGTCAAATGCAATCTGAAAATCCTGATAGTCAGAATAAGTTGCCATGCACTCCTCTGAATCTCTTTTTATGAAATCCCTTGCCGCCCGTTCACTCTTAAAAAACTCCGGCTCAAATGCTGCGCCGTCAGAACTGCATTCAATAACGCACCAAACCTCATCACACAGTTTCATTTTTAAATCTCCTTACTCAAAATCCCACCATGCGTTAATAGATGTATTCGGAACATAAACCTCAAGCATATGATGACCGTCACGAATCCATTCAGGTTCATAACCTTCGTCTCGCAGTTCTTTCATTAAACTCTCAAAATCATTATTAACAGACTCCACCGCATCTTCCATTGTTTTGTGCTCTACACGGTAAGGACCATTGCACATCGTATCGTCATAAATAACAACCACTGCTTTATTTTTCATATCTAAAACCTCAACAACAATCAGCTACAATTTTCTCAAGCATATTCATAAATTCATTAAAATTATTAAAGCTATCACGTTTAATTTCTGCCCCGAAAATAGAACAATAAAGAATCTTTGCGCCGCTATCAGGGGTATAATCAATGCCACAATTCTCATATGCTTGAATTAAATCAGACGGTTTGGCATTTACGACATATACATCACCAAATTCTTCTACGATTAGAGTGCACTCATACCATAATCTTGTTTTATAATATTTCATTTTCTAAAACCTCGATTTTATTTACTCAAAAAGAATTCTTCCACGTCCACAACAATCCATAATAGCCCCAGCAATCTCTCTTTCTTCACAGATACTGTCAGAACTAAAAATATCAAGCAGCTCTCCATCATCGCACCATCGAAGTTCACAACAAGTAGTCCATTCAGGATCTTCGTCGTCCTCGAAAGCAATGTTTTCAATAGATAAATCAAGTTCCACATCATCATCAATCTTATAAGTGATAATTCTTGTGTCCAAATCATTGGGTTTATCGCCAATTCCATTCCATTTAGAAGGATTCATTTTAGAAAGAAAATCTCTTGCGATTTCACATGCTGTCATAACTCTCACCTCATGTCGTCATAATTGAAATCTGCCATACGCTCGTCCTCGTCATCAAAAACCTTAATCAAATCCCACGGATGAAAAGTTTTTCCATCGACTGAGCTAAATGCAAATGCAGTCATGTGCCCATTTTTATCCGTTGAAGTCAAAATAATAATGTACCCAGACCTTGTTTTAAATTTGAAGAAATTTCTATTGAAGCAACTTTTCATCATAACGTTCACTCCCTCAATTCTCCATCCTCGTAATCAAAAATATAGCAACAATCTTCGCGGCCTTTCTTGTACAGGTCAGTCCGAATCTTATCATTTTCTGCGTCCTGTTCAACAATTGTAATCAAATCGTCCCATGAAAATGTTTCCCCGTCTTTAGAGTAAAAAATTCCCATCCCTGGAAAGCTTTCTTTATCTGCCGATTCTGTAGCAATTAGCCAGCCATCATGAATTTTGACTTTGAAATCATGTTCATCAACATTATACATATATCTTTCTCCTTTATATTATTATCTTATCTTCATCAAGCGTTTCGGTTTCATACGTTGTATAGACAAGTTCTGTCGGCTTACTGTAACACGTTTTCATCCAGTTAAGTTCTGCGTCACGCAGCTCTTTAGTTGGATAAATTTCATGTCCTCTGTATGTATCGCCGTACATAAAATGTCTGACAGAATATTCAAGATGGTAATACATCAATAAGCGTTTCCCTTTTTATCATTCAACCAAAGCCATGTAATAAGAATGGAGCGAAACTTTTCGCTTTCGTCCTCTTTATTTGTTGCGTATTCTCCATAGAGAATGAACTCTGCAACAATCTCGCCCCAATCATCATGACTTTCATCAGGAGAAAGAACGACTATTTCATGACCGTCAACAGGTGTGCGGAACATAATCTGTCCTTCTTCATCACCAAAGCCAATGCGAACTTTGTCACGAATACGGTCACGAAGTTCTTCAAAAAATTCATTGTTTTGCCATTCATCATAGCAAGCCCAGATTTCACCATCAAAGCCGTTGCTGTCAGCTTCAAAGTTGTTCACAACATCTTCAATACTGTTAAACTCAACGTCGTCCTGTTCTCGTTCGATACGAAAATTATCAAGCTCTCGAATAAACTCGTCCATGGTAATACCGTGTTCAAGCATCCATTCAGTTTTGTACTTCTCATAGAGCGAAACCATTTTGTAGGTAACCATAATAAATTCTCCTAAATATTTCCAACATAACGAATTGGGCAAATCCATGCTTCAAGAGTGTTCTGTTTATTCATAAAGTGAACGCTGCTTAAACTATCCTTGCACTCTGCAAACCAGCCCCACTTTTTCGCTTTTGCTAGAATATTTGTATACTTCTCATTTAGTAAAGCCCTATTTCCATTGTCCATCTCGCAAACAATACACGGATAAGTGTACAAACAACCATCTCGGTTTTCTTGATAGTAGATTCGTCTAAACTCTTTTATATCATGAATTTTTTCCCAATATGAACAACGACTAGGATTTACATATTCAAAATATTTGTGGAGCATTGTAATATCAGAATCAGACCAACCATCTTTCTCATCATACTTATAACCATATCCATTATTAGGAATCTTCAACTCTGGCAAATCTGACAGTGTTTTAGCGATAACATCAAAATCGCATTTTACAAGAACATATCCATTACTTAGGTAGTAAAAATCGTTTTCCTTGTATATCTCATAGCCTTTATCACCAAAGAGGATATACCGCAGTTTCTGAGTATCAAATCCATTTACGATAGCCATAATAAAACTCTCCTTTTACATCAATTTATTAGAAATATCAAATGCTTTCCATCTAAAGCCAAATTCATCCGTCCAAACCTGTGCTTCGAGTTCGTCATTGTCATGATAAGCCAGAACATTAGGAAGGCCAGAATACATTGCATAGCATTTTTTCGAATCATCCACGATATATTTCATAGCTTCTTTTTCGTTTTGAAAAAACTCAGGCTCAAAAATTTCACCTTTGGAACCGCATTCGATAACACACCACATATTTACACCTCACTAAAATCCGCATTGAAAAGGATCTCATTACCATATTCAACAAGAGTATTTTTGAACCAGTTCTCATTCTTTTTCCACCACTGTTCTGCTTGCTGCGGAGTCATTTCAATTCCATTGTCTTTTGCAATACCAATAATATCATCGGTACACCAACGTGTTTCTGCAAACCAATACTGATTTACGTCATCATCCTTTTCCTGTTCGTCTTCAATGTAGTTAGGGCAAAAATCAGTGCAGAAATAAACGTCAAAATTCTCAAGATGCCAATCACTTCCAGCCCATGTCTGTTCAACATCTTCAACCTCTTTCCTTAAATATAGTTCAGACATAATTCCATCATCGTGCTCCTGAATCCATTTCTTTGAAATGCTAAATACGGATACTAACTCGTCAACTTCAAACCCCCACATACCAGAATTCGTATTCTTAGTGCCATACTCTACCATATAATCAGCAATTTGACGTTCCATCACATTGTCATCCATTTTATTTTCCTCCTAAAATTCAACATTTATCAAAATTGTAAGTAACTGTCACAACCTTTTCTGCGTCACCAATACGGCATCGATCTTCCTTTAATGCTGTTTCAAAGCCACAACCAACACTGTATGTGATGCCGTTTTCAAGAACATCGGAACCAATAAATCCGAATGCTTTGTCAATCTCCTTCCATTCTCCGTGATCTTCTCGATAAAGCGTATAGCCGTAATTCTCACCGGAAAGATAATCGCTATAAGTCTTAACCTCATCACGCATGATTCGTTCTGCTTCATTTTTGGTATTATCCGAACCATCCGTAATAGCGGTCACGATCCAGCCAATATTGCTATCATCCCACAAACCTCTGAATCGTGTATCACAATCCATAGACAGACCAGAGTGGTCATATAACCAGAGCGGAAGCCATGCAATATGCTTGTCCAGAAGAATCTGACAATCACAAATAGAGAATTCACCTGCAACGTATGTAGCAATTTCGTTATACTTCAAACCAACATACATCGGGTTTTCAGAAACCTTTTCATCAAAAAGAGTTCCAATACCGCAGATGGCATATCGTTTTTCGTCGCTATAATTTTCATCAACAACGACACAGGTATCTTCCAGCTTCATATTAAAAAGTGCATCAAGAATTTCTTCATCAGAGCAATACTTGTAAACCAGATTGTTCCAAAACTCTTCTGCCGTATCCGCATCAATCTTATCACCAAGCCGATAACGAGAATGAAAACAGGCCATTACAGAATCATGGTCGTTCCACCAACGAGGATTATTATCTGCAATATCATCGTGCTGAATATGCAGACAATATAGATTGTCGCGTAAAGTCCATTTTATGATTTCATTATCGTAGCAACACAGTTTTTCCATATTTAAAATCTCCCTTTTATCAATCTTTTTAATGCACAAAAATTGTAATCATACCTTCGCATTCTGCCGTAAAGAACGACACTTCGTACCGACTGGCTTCTGAAATTGAAATCTGGTCACGTTTACAATAATCTTTGATTTTTTGCTCCTTGTAGTCATCCCAAAGAGCTACGCTTGTGCCATCAGTGACCAAAGAAAGAAATGTAAGTAAATTCATATCAATCTCCCTTTTATTAAATTTTATTTTTATATTTTCTTACAATCTCAATATCAGAAGATAAACAAAGAAGCATCGCTTCAAGACGTTCACACATAATATGGCGATCAGGGTTTGATATATATAACGCCATCATCGCGTCGTATTTATCAAGAAGCTCTTTCTCGATACAATCAATTGCATTCATATCCAATACCTCCATTATGCACTTGCCTTTTCTTCAAATGCGTACCAATCAGACCATATCTTATCTACCTCGCCGTTCTTAAAGCCATTCTTATAATCGGTAAACTCAACATAATAGTTGCTCGTCCACTCATTCAGAGCGTGTTCATAGATGGCTGCAACTCCACGCTTTGTTTCAACAATAAAGCTATCAACCAAAACACCTTCAACATAAGCACCAGTGTATTGTGCTTTATTCTGGTGCATCCAACGGTCAAGAGCGCCTGCATTAAGATAAAACCGTGTCATAATTCATTCTCCTCTTTCCATCTCATCACAGCTTCCAGCAATCCTATCAATCATTTCCATATACTTTCCAAATGTTTTGCATTTCACTTCCACTCCAAAACAAGCTGCATAAACAACCAAAGAGTCATTACTTGCCACATAATTACATTCGTGCCACCAGTCATAAAGCATGGAATCAACACTGCCAGAAATAACTCTACTGTTGCCATTATCATCCTTAACAATTACTACACAGTCGTCCAGAACGTCATTAAAAAGCAACATAATGTATTCTCCTTTACTCTGCCATCATCATAGTAAGAAACGGTTCAATCATAGCAAGAACAGGTTCACCCGAATCCTTCAGCTGAAGTTCCAGGACGTTGCCATCATCCACAATCTCACATTTGTTCAAATAATCCTGAAGGAAGAACAGCTGACATTCCTGCCAAAAGATTTCTTTCGGATCTTCATTCTCATCTACGAATACATTCTTATGATGGAAAGATACATTCCAAACCCAATCATCACCATCGTACAGTGCATGAACTTCTCTTAAATCCCACATAGCTTAAACCCCGTAATTCTTATTCAAGTCTTCAAAAAGAAGATCTCGAATTTCATCCATATGATCTTCGTCAATTTCATACGGCTTATAAATCATAATGCCGTAGTCCATAACAAGATACATAACCGAATATCCATACGAGTTTCCATCATCTTCTTTATATCTAAACTCTGCACAGCCAAATTTGTGATCTTCTGCATATTCGTTTGCAATTAAAACCCACATAATCAGTCCTCCCCAAAAATATGACGCTTGCTAAGGTCATCATAGATAATATCCTCAATTTTATTTTTGGTATTATCATCGAGCTCTCCGTAAGGAGCATCATCAAGATAATAGAAGTAAATTTCATTTCCAAGATTCTTGTACATGACACTCACATAAAATCCAGCTGAAATTCCATTCAGTAAAGCATATCCAATACCGTATACTTCTGAATAATTGTTACCCATTAAATCCCACATTTTATCACCTCAAAATCTCCTTGAGCATCTTTACCATACCTTCGTAATCTTTATCATCTGCACCAAGCATACGAACCGTCATATCAAAATCAACTGTCTGACAATCACTAAAATCATATTGTTCAATATCGTTGCTACAAGTGTCAGGGTAATGTTCTTCGAGCCGGTCTTTCGTACCACAGTCACAGAATGTTCCAGAATAATAATCACTAGCCGACTCACCTGTTTTCATGTAAACACGAATACCATCTGTTACAATTACTTTAGCGAACCGCTTCATATCTTCTGGTGTAAAGATCTTATCCATGACATCATACGAATAGACCATGTAACAGGTTTTGTTAGGCTCATAAAGATCCTGTTCCTTATTTGCACCGAATGCTCTAGCGTATCCACCAGCCCATCCACCACAAAACACAAGAATTTCTTTCCCTGCTTCGATAGCTGCCATATATTCCTCTTCAGGAATCGCTACAATTCTTCCGTTAGGAAAAATAAAACCTTCAAATTCTCTCATTTTATCACTCCTTTGCGTCTTTTACCGTAACATAATCAATATCCGTTGGGTTTGGATTATCTGGTTCGATTTCACCGGCAACAAATCTATCTTTCGCAATTTCATAAGCATCATCTTTGTTATCTGCTTCAACAAACGTTGTGTAAGTAACACTTGTTTCAATAGTGACGTAATAGCCGTTCATTTTATTCCTTCCTCACATATCATTTGTTTTAATGACCATAAAATAATGATGGTAGTCCCAACCACCTTCACTTTCTTCACCGATAACGTACTCTGGGTAAGGAGAAATTCTTGCTCCTGGGAGCATTTTATATTTGTCGGTATCCACATTACATTCCCCGTAATATTGCTTCTCAGAATTCTCATATGCTTTATTCGCTGCCGCAATAGCATCTACAAGAGTTTCAGAAATTCCGCGAATAAAGACTGCGTTTTCACAAAAGACTCTTAGATTTGTTAAGTCTTCTACAATCACATACATTTTACACACTCCCAACATTCTTAAATCCATAAAGGCTGTAACCTTTACATTTGAAGTACCGCATCGCTTTGTTAATCTGGGAAGAACTTGCTGTCGAATGACTTTTTAGGTATGTATTCTTATATTCGCACAGCTTCTTGTACTCATTACTTTCACGATGAGCTTTCAGCTTTTCGCAATGGTCGTGGCAACCAGGATAACGCTCCGGTGCCACACAGTAACGACAAGGATCAGTCATTGTTTCCATCCTTTCTACCAAGACTGTCAAACATTTCTGTGATAAAACTAGACCATAAGCTATTTTCCGACATATCACAATCAAAATTGTCCTGAAAACATTCAGCCAACTCCTCTGCATGTTCAATAACTTCATCGTAGGAATAGCCGTATTTTTCTTTAATCCAATCCGCGTAAAATTCAAGCTGATTCTTAGCATCCTCAATGCGATACTGACGTTCTTTGTAACGGTAAGCTGCCTCAATCTGTTCAAGAGTCATTTCCCAAGACTTACCATCCCAGCTAGTCACAACAATCTTGTTTTCGTTATTCATATTGCAAACTCCTTCGTAAACTTAATCACCAGCGCATTCACGTTGGCTGCTTCCATCGTTGACTGTTTTGCATCCTCATGATTGCCAGCTCTAAGGAATGAAACACTCTGATCCATTAGCTTGCGCCGATAAGAGGAAAGAGCTGCGAGGATAATATTCTTTTCAGTGTTGGTCATGTTCTTTTTCCTCCTGCTCACGTTCCTTGTGAAATTTTCGCACTTCTTCCCAAAAATCAAACGGACTAGAGTTGTGATAAACAAGCTCCACGTATTCTTTTCTACGGTTAAGATGGTTTATGTTAGTATCCATTTTTATCACCTCAATCTTCATCGCTCAGGTTCTGACAAAAACTCAAATAGAAATCAATATCGAAACATTCCACATCACCATCAGGGAACCACCCGTAGGTCACATCTGCAACCGCATTGTGCTTATAAAGAGCATCAATAATTTCATCACGGTATGCCGTAATCCAATTTTTTGTTATATTGAATTTTCTAGTGATTTCATAAACATAAATAATCCAATTACCTTCTGTGGTACTTCTTGTTCCACTTTCGACCATCCAGTCGGAAATGCTGTTAATCATCCAATCGTTAACTTGTTTTACAGTTTCGCTATTATACATTTCTATCACCTCAATCAAAACTGAACCACTTCATGTTTGACTTTCTCCAGTATTTCTTTCTCTTTTATCACCCATTGATACAGTAATCTTCAAAACAATCCTCTTTTGTTGGTCGCTCATCAAAAAACCATGTGTACGAATTGATTCCTTTCTTGAATCTGTCAAGCGTACTCTGGCACCATGTTGTTTTATAAGTTCCGCCAAAAGCAAAAGAAAGCGTTGCCACAGGAAGCTTTTCTTTATTACCTTCAATCTTCACTGCAAGAACAACACCACACGACTCAGGAGTATAAATAAAATTCTTTTCTGCTGTTTTTGTTTTATTTCTGTCATTCACGGCAATATATTCATTGTCATTTTGTTTTTCAAACCAACTATGACAATAAAAACATTTGATTTTAGATATAAAAAGCATCATAAAGGTCTTTGAGCTTATCATTCGGCATCCATATTTTTGCATTATCATTAAGGAAATAACCGCAACCAAAAAATCCCATAGGAGAATCACAAAGATTCTGTTCACCATCTCTAACGCCAGCTTGATAAACAATATAGATAAATTCAGCAAATTCATACTTATCCATTCGCTTGATGCGGTCGTACATTGTTTCCATATCAATCGCTCCTTTTTATATTTTTATGCTTTCGCATTGGTAGCGGTTATGTCTGCCCTAGTACCGCTAATCACCTAGCATCTGCCGCTCACACTACCCAGACTTGACTTCTTATGTAGTCCTCAATGTCTGCCGGGTATCCATTGCGCTGGATATACTGACACAGAACACGCTGAACATCTCTGTTATCTCCGTAATCCATTGCAATAGAAATGTCCTCGCCGCGTGTGCCTACACCAAGACGCTCATAATCTCTGATATCGTTGTAAAATTCGTGAGCGTTGTAGGGATAGCCATTCCGGCGATCAAGAATTGAATCAATAATCATCTTTTCACCTCATTACAACAACAACTTATAATCACACCCACGCAGGCTTGACAGGTGTGTCAGGCAGTGCAAACAGCCAGTCGATCACTTCCTGCGGAACTTCTTCCGTCTGCCATGCGTGGCCATACTGGTAGCCGCAGACCGGGCAGGGCTTGCCAAGGATGCCATCGGGGTGCTCATCGGGGCAGAGCCAGCCGAGGGTCTTCGTTTCGGTCGCGCCGGTCATTCCGGGATAGAGCGATTTCTGCGGCTCATAGTACAGAACCGCATCGCCGGAGATTTCGTGCGGAAGAGTGATGCTGTACGGCAGTTTTGCAACTTCGATCTGGTCATCGCTAAGAGCGGCGGTCATGCCATCGCAGAGCATCTTCCACGAGCTTTTCTTCATGGATTCCTGCCGCCGGATGGTTTTGCTGTTCAGCCGATAGTGGTACAGGGTGACAGGCGTGACGGCCAGCTTGTCCCAGCCAAGCTCCTTCTGGTGCTTGCAGTACGGACGCATATCGTTCAAATGCCACTCGTCCCAGATGGAGCAGAACTTGTCGAGCATTTCCTGCGTCCACTCATCGCAGGGGCGGCCTTCGCGGATTTCATCAACGCACTGGCCAGCACTACCGCAGCAGTTTCCGCTCGGCATGGGGCCGATAACACCGACGATGCTGAGTTTGCCATCCTCGAAGCAGATTTCGCAGAACGCCCGCGCGGTAACTTCATTGCCGCTGCGGGTGTAGACCTTACAGAAACACGGACTGACGACCTTTTTCATATCATTCTCTCTCCTTTTGTATCCTATATTATGTAGTTATGTAGCAAAAATTTTGATGTATCGGCGTGTCTTAAACTCTTCCTGCTATCTCACACCAATATGGGTCGTATTGAAAAGCGCAGTCATACATCACGCTTCCTGTAACCTGATCCACGAATTTGGGGCAGTGCCAATCCATTGTGTATTTGTTTTCATTGCACCATTCAGAAATAATTTTTGTGGTCAAAGGTGTAACGTAAACATACAAATCACTATTATGGTGATCCATATCCTCTTTTGGATAACCAGCATCAATCAAACGCTGCATCAAACTCTTACTCATACAAATCACTCCTCACGAGAAACATCATTTTCAAAGTAATATAATTCCATGTCCGCAGCTACAGTGAAACGACACTGAACATCAAACACACGATTGAATTCAATTCCGGCACTGCCAAACTTCTTGTGATACCTCTTTGCTTCTTCCGTTGCAATCTGGAAATAATAATCAATTGCTTTTTCTTTGTCGTACTTCCCCGCCTTGTACTTCTTTTTCAGCTTGTCAATAAATGGGAAAATCATCTGACGATACAAATCGCCGTCATTGATGGTAGTGATATAGAGATCTTCACTTTCGTAAGTCTCACGATAAACCATAGATTTTGTGCGTTTCATGTTTGATTCTCCTTTTCTTGCGTATCCTGTGTTATATAGCTATATGGTAAAAATAAAAGTCCTATAACGGACCGCCTTTTCTAGCTACATAATACAGGATACTGCTGATTTTGTCAAGCACTAAAATGTAGATTTTATTAACGTCACATTTTAGCACGTTGATTCGTTGTTTATTTGTAAGCATTTTGTGAACATCAATCAACATTCACTTCATCAGGCCGTGCCCACAGAACATCCTCAATGATGTCATCATGAATGGTTTTTGTTCCATTGTTGTTCATAATCATGGTCACTTTCTGACCATCTGCCGGGGTTTCTTCCATGCTTGCGTAAGAATACAGCCATTCTTCGCCGTTTTCATCAACAACATGGATTGTCTTGATCCCGTTTCGGAACACTTCGGTTTCATCAACATAACCGGCCAAAACATAACGATTCTGCAAGCGAGTTTTCACAGAATTTGTTGCGTTTGCGGTCATGCAGTTTACCAGCATAGAAATGCTAGCAATAACAGTGGCAATGATATGAATAAGTCTCATTTTATGTAGCTCCTTTCTTTTTAGGCCATACCAAACAGCTTCATTCCGGCAACACCCATGTCTGCCGGATACAGGTTCACAACACGATTGTCATAAAACTCTGCAATCAGGTTGCTGTTGCAGATGTCTGCATAAGCATCATCCATGGGCAGACCGGAAAAATCTTCTGCGTTGTAGTCATCTTCATCCATACTAGGACACCCATACTGTGCCTCTTGGTAGAATGTTTTGGTAAATTCCACTCTGTTGTGTGGAATTCTGACAACAAACAGCTTTTTCAGGCCATTCTGACCAAAAACTGCAACATAGATACCGCCTGCGTTATCCTCGTAAACCTCAACAGTAGCACGCATTCATGCATTCTCCTTTTCTTATCAGTGACCCCAACGGCATACAACCACGCCGTTGATCCAGATAGAAACATCGATTCCCTGTCGATACCACTCGACAGCCTCCCGATGAATGTTGGTAACCTCTCCGGTCACCTCGTTCATGAAATACTGACCTCTTTTCATTGTCGCTTCTCCTTTACTAAAATACTGATTTTAGACAAACAGCTTTTTACCAAAGCATTTTGGAATCTTTTCAAGCGGAAAAACAGGCTTACGAAACGTGCGCCAGTTGTTGATATAATCCCAAGCATCTTCTTCCGTGTAGCAAATCTGATGACCGTCATAGATTGTTCCATAATACATCACCGCATCACTACCAATGCGGCGAATACGGTCGAAATTCTTTACTTTGCATACACGCCACATCGCTCTTCCATGGCAGTCCCAACCTTCGTTGTAAGGAATATACAGTGCATCCAGACCTTTGAAGATTTCATTACGTTCACCAGTCCATTCCATACAAACATCTCCTTTTTTAAAACATATCTTTTACAGCTCTGCCGGAAGTACGTTATTCATACAAGCGTCATACTTCCGCAAGAACCATTGCGTTCCATGCCCCATACAGATTAAGCGCTTCAGCGTCATTTCAGCACGCTCTTTCGTGTCGAATAACACTGCATCGCTTGCACAAACCTTGCCAAAATAGTCCAGATAAGATTGTTTGAGCGATTCATACTTTTTGAAATCAACAGGCGGTGTTTCTGCCAAATATACTCCGGCACCAGATGCCGTGTTCATAATACAGTAACTCATCTCTTACATTTCTCCCTTTAGAATCAGCGTGAAAATCAAAACAAGGCTTGCGCCCAGCACAATACCAAGCACAAGCATTTCCTTTGCGGTGAAGTAATCCATAGTAAACCATCCTTTCTGCTTGGATAAACCAGGCTTTGCCGATTCATTTCTTACAACGCTATTGCGTACCCTATTGGGTTGGTAGTGGGATCTTTCCGCCCCGTGCCCACTAACTTCACGGCATAAATCTCCTCTTTTATTGTGTTTCTGACTTGCATATTTTGCATATCATTTGCATAAATATTTATTTTAGGGCATAAAAATAACACCCTATGAGTTTTAGGTCATAAGGTGTTTGTTGACGTGAGTATTCGGTTCTGCTAGAATAGAGACATCATAATTTGAAAGGAAGTCCTTGCTATGCTAAACGAATCTGTTTTCACCACTCTCATAGAGCACTACTCGTCAATGCTGTCTGATACGATTTCAATTCTTGAATTTTTCAAATCCAAAAAGATGATTGCAAGCGACAAATATGAAGAAACCTCCAGTAACTTATTCAACACATTCTTTGACTTGCTTGATTATTACGATGATACATGGATGGAATCTCTTGATGATGGTGAACTTGTTTACCTTGATGTTACACCAGACTTTATCATTAACAACAGAAAAAGACTTGTATCGTATTATGATTTCTTTGAAGAATGGTCTGAGTTTACAGACGTTGTTGGTTTTGGAACGCAACGTGCAACCGCAAAAGAAATTCTTTGCCAATTCGTAAAGGATATTGCAGAATTTTTCTCTGATGTTAGTGAAGAATATCCTCCTAAAAAATATGAATCTGAAGTATAACAACTCACTTTAACATTTGAGGCTTTCCATTCTCATCAAGGATAAGATTTCCATAGGTATATGCTTCTGCACACGCTTTTAGAACTGCGTTTTTAGAAGTTCCATCAAGTTCTGTTTTTGCTGTAAAAGCATCAAAAAACTCTGGACTTACCTTGATGGGAATTATTTTTGCACGCGATTTTTCACGTTCGTATTCCTTGCCATAATCACGATTTGCCATAATTGCACCACCTTTTCTTGATGGTACAATTATATCATTCCGACGAATTGCTGTCAAACTCAAAGTTATCACCTTACTTTCTTGCCAGATTTCACAGGGAATACGTCATTCAAAGGGCGCATATCTCTGTTATCGAAATCACGGGCACAGCATCCAGTGCCGTCCATGTAGTACGACATTTTTTCATCCATGCGGAAGCTATGGTTATTCATCAAGACTTCTTTGCCGTAGATCCAGCCAGAAACTGTGATGTATTCACTAGAGCCAAATACAACACGCTGAGACCGCTTTTTCCGAGCCGGTTTGCCCGCCTCATTATAGCGGTCATCAAGACGTTTCTTGCTCTTATGATAGCGCAAAGAACCCTCTGCATTAGCTTGTGACGCTCTGAGAAAAGCCGTTTCACTCTGCTTCCGTTTGACCTTTTCCATTGCAAGACGCTTTTCTTTCTTGCTCTGCTGATAGGCATTCCAGTCATAAAGGGAAATACTTCTTGCGTGGTATGCTTCTTTAAGGAAGTCAACAATCTTGCAAGGATGGATAGAAGTCCATCCCATAGACGTTTTGACGTACATAGGCATAAAGCCTGTTTTCATTGCGATAAACGGACGACTGACGAACACAACGCCGTCAAATGTGCCGTAAAGATCAAACTCTTTAACTTCTGTGCCGTTGTAGATGATAGAGTGTCCAGAAGTGTTTTGACGCACTTCTCCCATCGTATTCTGATAGGATTTCAAGATACTTCACCTCTTTCTTAGAATCCTGTTTCGGCTCATGCCATCATCAGGGGACGGACTTCTACCGCCCGACAGGGACAGACTTTTACCCGGCCTGTCAGCGGTGACTAACTCAAGCGGCAACTTTATTAGAGCTTGCCTTGAAAGCCTTGTCTGCTTCTTCAAAAGTCTTGCGTGCTTCCTCAAGTTTGATATTCCAAGAGCTGATAGTGTTCTTGATGGTATCAACAACGGCTTTCTTTTCGTCGTAGACGGTCTGAGCGGACAGCATAGCCTTATTATGCTTCTCTTTGGTGGTATCTTTAATAGTGTTATCGCTTGCGTCTTTCTCACACTGAGCCTTGCACTTGTCAAGCTCTTTCTGAGCATCATCAAGGGCATTCTGAGCGTTGGAGAACTGAGAATTTGCCTTTGCCAAACGTGCCTTACAACGCTTCTCAGCAAGGTTATAATCCCGCTGATAGTCCTCAAGGTAGACGGTCTGAGCTGCTACCGCTTCAAGCATAGGCTCAAGAGCCTTGACGAACTTGTTGATAGGAAGGTTGCTAGGGTTATAATCGCCGTCCATGTTAGGAAGGTATGCTTCCGCCATAGACAAAATCTTTCCACCCAGATCGTACGCTTCCGCCATCTTGAACGTATCGCCAAAGACGATGGTTGCAAGCTCATTCAGGCACTCATAGAAGTTATCGGTGTAGACCTTAATAATAGCCGCACTTTCTCCCTTGCTCTTGCTCTTGTTAAGATTGCAAGCCGTGTTGTAGACGTACTGGACAGCCTTGCCGTATGCGTTGTACTCTTTTTCGTCCATGAGAAGGTACTCAGGCACTTTTTTAGGGTATGCCTTGAGCGTGTTCAGACCGTTCTTGACGGTGTAGGAAATGAGCATCTTGCCATTGCTTGCATAGCCTTTTTTCTCAGAGCTTGCACGGCAAGATTTACGAATGGACAGACAGACGTTAGACAGGTTAGACATAGTATTATCTCCTTTGTTATGTTATAATGTGTGTGTGATCGTACTTGCGACAAACTACTGTCTGTCGTTGTGGTACAGTACGCTTTTGATACAAGGTGCATACTGTTGACCATCCTTGCTGATCCTCTTAGGTATAGTTCACCTAGGGACCAATGAAAGACTTTCGTCTAAAACATCTTGTTTGCCAATTTGACGGAATTTCGGCGTTTCACAACGTTCTACTTTAGCGTGTTTTTCAAGGTGCAAATTGTGACTTGTCGCACCGTACCAACAAAGCCCGAAAGTTTTGCCGATATGGTAGACTTCTAATCTTGACTTTTGTTGCATGATTTTTCTTGTAATTAAACAAGAGTTAAACCAAACAGGCTAAAATCAGAAGTCTTGACTTGTCAAGGTGCCATTGGAATTGGGTTTTGCTTTTGGGCTTTCGCCCTTGAGCTTGACTGTATTGTATCACGGTATTACCGTTTTGTCAAGCCCTAATTTGTTTTTTGCTTTCGGACGTTGTACCAGCAAATTTTGCAAGGCGCATTTATTCGGTTATGCGCAACCATCAATCGTGCTTATTCGTTGAGCCGTTGTCCTTGAGCATGGCACTATTATAGCCGGTATTACCGGAAAAGTCAAGCGGTATTACCGTAAATGTTGCACACGCAACAAATAGATTTTTGCTTTATATTATAATTACCTTATAAGGGAAAATTGGATATATATCAAAAAGTATATATACGATATATTGAAAAGTATATAATGTTGCCTGTGCAACATTTGATATCATTTTGATATCGAACGTAATGAAAATGCAACTAATTTGCAAATTCAATTCCCAGCTGAAATAGTTAAAACTTTTTAGTTTTTGTTTTTACTTGTATCAGATAGCACAAACGCGCCAAAAACCACGCCTTGCCCTTGCCCTGTTGAGTGCCGGAAAATGAGCATTTCCAGCACTCAAGCCGTGGGGCGTACTTTCCATTTTTTGGACGTTCCCGGCTGCAGACCGAGCCCCCAGTACATCTTTCTTATTCATAATCACCAATTATCAATTCTATTTTCTCTATGTTCCTATACATATTGCACAATAATTCCCACAATATTTTCCGCAAAAATCATCTCATCTCCCATCATCCCAGCCTTTCCCATTTCTCCTATCTATCCCATCCCGACACTCCTTTTCTACCCTCTCCAACCTCCACCCCGGGGTATACTTTCCCCTGACAAAACACTCCAAAAATACACCCCTATACCTTCTCCTACATACACCCACAGACTCATCAATTTCCTCTAAAATACCCTAAAAATGGCTTAAAATCGCTATTTTTCAATCGGTAGACCATTCGGTAACTAGCTAAGATTTAACGTATTTTCGTTATATTTTGGCTAGTTTTTCTTTTTATTTGTACCTTTTTATCCTTATTTTGTTTCTTTTTGACCCAATAAAGTCTGAAAAAGCTAGGTTTCATGCGGGTTTTCCCGATGTGTACTCGAAATGTACCGAAAAAGACCATTCTTCGGAGCATAAAGTACCTATTTGTACCTATCTGTAATCCCCTATCACCATAAATGGATTGATCTGACATCTGAGCAGCACTCTCAGAGACTAAAAGCCTACAAGAAGCATGATTGTGGCCTCTGGCAGATTACACAGAACACACAGAGCCTCTGGATGTCCTTCATAGAGAACAATACTCCCAGAAACATACCTTATTATAATAGGTGCTAGAAATATTCGTATCCTGTATTATGTAGCTATTGAATTTTTGGCATTCTCATGGTATAATGAGTGTAGATAGCTATATAATACAGGATACTGTAAAGGAGTTAGTGAGAGAATGATTGTGGTAGATGTTTATAGTAGTCCTACCGGACGAGGCCGCAAGCGGTCCCTGCCTCTGGCAGGAAAATGTTATCGATGGTCAGCTACGGTCGCAAGCGACCTATCGCAGACATCGCTAACATTTTTGAAGAAATTGAAATCTTGAAAGTATTCGTACTCGTACTGACAACTATGTATCTTCATACCTTATATATATACAGACTCGTCAGTACGAACATATTACAAAATAGTTACAAAATCATATAAGTAGGAGGTTCTATGGAGCAAAAAAAATATGGAGTCTCATCGGAAGTGGTCAGTAAATTAAAAGAAGGTCAGGTATTTTCAAATTTTTTAGAGCTATCTAAATATCTTGATATCTTTAACAAGAACGGAAAACCACTTGAAGGTAATAGCCGGAAACATTTCTTGGACGAACTCAATCGGTTTGTTGAACTTCAGAAGAACGGAAAGAGCTTTGTTGTCATTAAGATACGTCCAAAGGATGAGATACTTCCACCATTGCAAACTAGAAACAAAGGAAAGTTTTCATTGCGTCTGCAGAACCAGATTGCTTACCACCTACTTAAAGAATGTGATGGAAGTGGTTGGATGGAGTTCTTTTGGACGCCAGCCGCAATACTACGAGCGTGTGGAATGACCAATAAGAATTTTTATCAATATCCAGAAGCCCTACATGGTGAGGATACCTTTTGGGCTGAGATAGTTGGTACACCATTAGAAAATATTGCTCGTGAGCAAATGGATGAGTTCAGAGAGAATTTAGCAGCGGATGCTGAGACGTTTCAGCATTGTACGAAATCTACAATGGTTGGGTACATTGAGTCTGCACTTAAATCCATGGCAAAAAACAAAGAAATATTTTTTGAGGACTGCCCTGCCGTGTTTATAAACCATGACCCAGAAGAATACCATATTCCTTCTGAAGACCAAAAAGCCATTTATATGAAGATGTATACGAATGTGCTTCATGAGTTTTACACATCGTCTGGGCGAGTATGCCAGAGTGAGCAAGACGTATTTTTAACCGGACGACTTCATAAGTTTTATGAAGAGTTAGATAATAGATTCAAGGAAATCTTTACATACGACCTAGCACGACCAATGTATCATATTACGATTGAGCCGAACTCGTTGAAGCGATCTGCGGCACGGACGGAATATAAATTGCAACAGCAAAGTTTCCACGAGATGAACGACGCCATGTGTGAGAATATCCCAACGCTTTCTGCAGTCAGAAGAGGTAGAGCGATGTTGGAAGAAAATCCAGAATATTATAATGATGCTTCTCAGCCGCCATTTCGCTTTGTGTATAGACAGTTGAGTGATGAGGTTCTTCAGCTCTTTATAGATGGAATGATTCGTGTTCCTGCGAATTCTGGAATTCCTCGTGCTGGATTTAAATGGTATGGTTCTTATAAAAGGTAAGAAAGAAGGTTGACGACAATGAATTTTGATAACCCCTACTGGATTGATTTAAAGGTAACCTACGAATTCTACCAAGCTGCTGGACGCTTGCCAGAGTTCCACAAGAAGCATGTCTGCACAAAATGCCGGTACGAGATTCCGTGTTTTACGACTTGTGATGAGGTGCGATGCAAATGCCGAGAATTTAAGCCTAAGACTGTGCGGAAGACTGATAAGTATTTACATATCAATGATTTCATGAACGATGTGGCCGCATTTGAGGCTGCTAGAAATATTTAAGGAGAATTGCACAAATGGATGAGAAAGATATTTTTGGTTATGATGCAAGTGAGAATGTATCTATATCAAAAATTGCTGAGTGGTACAGTGGCTTGAGTGCTAGAAAGTTAAACAACTTTTTGGGAAAATGTGGTGTAATATATCGAGACAAGGAAACTAAATCATGGATTGTTACTGATAAGTATAAGGATGTTGGATATGCCGTCTCGGAAATTACTGTATTTAAGGACGTAGTGGAAGGTCATACATATCTTCTCTGGACAGGCAAAGGACGCGAATTTATTTATCAGTTAATAAAGGATGAATATGGACTTCTTCCAAATAGCAAGAATGGTAATAATACAGGCTCTGATGTGAAAATCGCTAGTAACGATACTGCAATTGTTGAGGATTCTGACGGGTGTATCTCAATCTTAGATTTTGTACATATTTTGAGCAAAAATGGGATTCTTGTTGGTGGTCGCATTCCACATCAAAACAATGTATTTGAGACCCTAAGAGAAAAAGGATTTCTTAATAAGACAAGAGGGTTATATTGGAATACTCCGTATCGAGACTTTGATTGTTTTGGATATTTTAAGGTTGTTAAAAAGAGAACTCCAAAAGGTAAGTTTAGGTATGTTACACGACTTACACCAAAGGGACAGGCGTTCTTTTTGAGATATTTTAAGAAGCTGATGGACGAGAAAGATTCCGTCTATGGCAAGTGGGGACGAGAAGAATAAGAGTTTGTGTGGCTCTTATTTGAAATATAAATACATATTAAAAGGGAGATTGTTTAATGACGAATGAAAATCTGCAGGTGTTTAGCACCGATGTGATTCCCGTGTACACAACGGATACTGGTGAAAAAGTTGTACTTGGCCGGGAGTTGCATGAAAAGCTTGGTATAAAGACTGTGTATACTCATTGGTTTGCTAGAATGTGTGAGTATGGGTTTTCCGAAGGAATGGATTATTTTACGGATGCCAAAAATGTCATCCGTGAGGATGGCCGGAAAATGCCGCAGATTCAGACCGACCATATTATGACACTCGATATGGCTAAGCACATTGCGATGATTCAACGTACCGCACAGGGTATGGCTATTCGGCAGAAGCTTATCGACCTTGAAAAGAAAGTATCGGAAAGCAATCTTGTCGTAGAAGCTCTTTGCAACCCAGAGGCGGTTGCGAAAATGCTTATGAAGTATTCTGATGAACAAAAAAAGAATGCAGAACTAACCGCAAAGAATAAAGAGCTTGAAGAACAAAATGAATATATGGCTCCTCGCGCTGATTATTGTGATAATGTCCTTCAGTCAACCAATACCCTTTATACATCTACTGACATTGCGAAAGAATATGGTTGGAGTGCAGCAAAGCTTAATAAAATTCTTCACGAACTTCACGTTATCATGAAGGTCGGAAAGAATTGGCATTTATATTCTGTGGAAGATGGTAAAGGGTATGTGGAATATAAAGAAACCAAATATTATGACCGCTTTACTGGAAAAACAGAGAGATCTTCTTATTTGTATTGGACGGAGTTTGGTAAAGCATACATTTACGACCGTTTGAAAAAAATTGGTTTCACTCCTCGTTCTGAAGCAAGCCGCAAAGTAAAGGAGGGCTAAGATATGCGAGTGCAGATTGGTAAATATATTATTAAAAACTGCGACGAGCGGAATCTCGTTATTGTTGAGTAACGGCCAGCTGGCAAGAATCCAAAGACTGGTGAGATTGGCACCGGCGTAAAGGAGGTTACGGTCGGCTATTACCCGAATCTTGAATGGGCTTTACATAAGATTAAGGATTTAAATATTTCTGAGAGTGATGCAGATACCGTGGATGTTTTGCTGGCAGAACTTGAACAGATTGATGAGATGATCCGCCGGGTTGTTGAGGAGGTTGAGTGATGGAGAAAGTTCTTTTACCTCGTGGGTATGGACGTTCATATGATGCTTGCAAATACGCAATTGAGCACGACTGTGATATTGTAGCACCAGATAGATCTGGTGTAATAGCTTTGGAATATATTATCAAAGACATCTGTAAAGATTTCGATTCATTGGAAATAGACAGGATTACTTACTATGATTATATTTATTCCGTAATCATAAATCACCACAAGTTCAATGGTGTGGTAGAAGCGATTGAAATTCGTCTATACGATATCTGTCAATATTTTGAACACGAAAAGACAGAACGTGGTCGAAGAAAAGATGTCGTATTTGATGATATTGACCGGTGTATGCAAGTCTTGTGTCCATATCGTAAAATCAGCATGGTCACAATGGAAGTTGAGGAATGAATAATGCGAACTTACGAGGATATTGATGCAGAGATCAAGCAGCTTGTGCGTAACATGAATAGCAATAGTCTGACACGCAGCGAGTATGAGGCTGCTGATGATATGCTGGATGAGCTCTATCAGGAGCGTGAACGACTTTGGCTCAAGGCTATGGAAGATGGCGAGAGCTGCTATCTATAAAAGCCTGCTTTTATATTTTCCTTATAGCTATACATTACAGGATACTTTTAAGAAGAACACGGAGGTGACTGCCGAATGGCAAAGCAGCAAACTTGCCAGAAGTTTGTTTTTAAGATCCATACGAAGCGTCTGGTTGAAGCAAAATGGGATTTAACTCTACCATTGGATGAAGCCAGACGAAACCACGAGATCATCTCGTTAGCTGATAGCACTGTTCTACGATGGATTGACGAGTTGAATGGTGTTACTGATGCAGAGTCTAAGGCACGGAGTATCAAGCGTAGAATCAAGATGTTACGGAATGAACCATCTTGCTTGGAGAACCGCCGGGAGATTCGGAGGTTGTATGCCGAGCTGGACGCTGTTCAATTCAAGCCGGATTACATGTGTCTTGTGGTAGACAAGAAGAATGATTACCGCCGGGCACGTTCTCATAAGGGGTTCAAAATCAATGGGATTACATATCGTCGTTTAGTTGGAACCACCGGTGGTGTTAAGAATAGTACGATTGTGTTTGTGAGCGACCGTCTTATTGATGAAATCCGCAAACGAATCGATAATGGCCGTAACAAGGGAATGGAGTTTATTCCGGCAAAGCTGGAAGCATATCGGGCACTCGCCTGCTCTGCATCCATTCCGGTCACTGATCCAGACGGTGTGCTGGTCGTAGACGATTGTTTCACTCATTTCAAAGACCATGTAATCGTTCTGGACGATGGAGCATCCGGTGAGCCTACGATGGTCGAGGATATGGAACATGAATGTGAATTATGCGCCAGCGATGGCTTTGGACTCATTAGCTATGACCTTGCTCAACAGTGGAGCGAAGATTTAAAGCTGCCATCCACAGCATCTGGTTTCTGCGTGCGAAATGCTTTCTGTAAGGGTATGTTATTTCCCTTCCCTTTCCGTGAGTTTGCTAAGAAGATTGCGAAAAAGAATATGGTGAAGGACGCTTGGGGCGATTATAAGGATATTAACCGTGTTCAAATGATACTAACCACATCCATGTTAAAACTCTGGGACAGCTATCATGATTGCGATGACTACTTTGAGAACTGTCGAGAAAACCATTACCACTTCTCTGTAACGAAAACCTGCGAGTTGGAACTCGATGAGGAACGCAATTTGAATTATCAATTCATTCAAAGCTATCAGCTTACGAACGATGAGATTAGAGAATTGGTCAAGCCGACTTTGGATGAGATCAAGGGTGTCATGGGCGGCGACTGGCGTGATGCGTTGCTGTACTTACGCGGAAGCGGTATGCGAGATGACCCGAATTACATAAACAGTCTGGAAAACGACTATATTAAGGCTCTTATGATTGAGCCGGAAATGATTAAAGATCCATACGTTCAGAATCGAATCCGGTACTTTATTAAGAAACGGATTTCGCAAGCAAAAACGGGTGTAGTCAAAGTTAGAGGTAATTTCCAAGTAGCGAGCGGAGATCCATATGCGCTTTGCCAATCCATCTTTGGAATGGAAGTCACTGGATTGTTAAAGGCCGGTGAGGTTTACAGCCGTTTTTGGAATGATAGAGATGTTAAGCGAGTGGCTTGCTTTAGAGCTCCTATGTCCTGTCATAACAATATTGTTCTTCGGAATCTGAATTCTAATGATGATTGTAAAAACTGGTATCGCTATATAAAGACAGTCACAATTCTAAGTGCGTGGGACAACACTTGTGCTGCTTTGAATGGCGCAGATTTTGATGGCGATCTTATTTTTAGCACAGATAATGATGTGCTTGTTAGGAATAAAAGAGAAACGCCAACTCTTTTGTGTGTTCAGAAAAAGGGAGAAAAGAAGATTCCTACTGAGGATGATTTAGCAGAATCGAATGCTGCTGGATTTGGCAATGACGTTGGCTCGACAACAAACCACATTACCTCAATGGGTGATGTTCAAAGCCAGTTTGAGTCGGGAAGCCGAGAATACGAAGAATTGGATTATCGTATCATGTGTGGTCAGCTATATCAGCAGAATGTTTTGGACGCTGTGAAGGGGGTTAAATGTAAGCCAATGCCACGGTATTGGTATGATTTGAAAGCTTGTACTATTAAAGACGATGACAACCCGGACACAATCGAGGACAAGAAATTATGGGCGCGTATTTGTGCTCACCGCAAGCCGTACTTCATGAGCTACATTTACCCTGCTCAGATGCGAGATTACAAGAAGTATGTAGCCGCAGCACGTAAGCGTATCGAATGGGAGGGTTACGCTGGTTTGGATGAAATCATGCAGAAGGAAGTCAAGGATGAGTATGATGAGGTGGTTATCCAGTATTATCTCTACCGGATGCCTGTCGGCGTGAACTCATGCACGATGAATCGTCTTTGCTGGATTATTGAGGACGAGATGGAGAAACACATGGCCGAGCTTAAAATTCATCGTGCCTTTGATTATGACTCGCTGAAGTCTGGCGAAGCCTATAAGAATTCTCAGTATTACGGCATTCGCCCAGTCTTTAAAGATTACTTGAAATACGCCAGTGGCAATTCTGTTATCGATAACTCTGCTATGAAAAACAAGGAGACCGGCGCAGATCGCACTGAGAAACTGGCAATGTATAACGAGAGTATGCTCAGACACCTGCACGAGAAGTGCTCTGACGATAACGTGCTTTGTGACATTCTTTTTGATATGTGCAAGAAGAATTCGTCTAGTGTATCTATTGTATGGGCTCTCTTCCCTGATGTGATTATTAAGAGACTATTGGAGAAGAACGAAAATAAGGTACATACTCTTGTAAAACAGGATGACGGCGACATTGAATACTGTGGAGAGCATTATAAGGATGTGATTGTTGATATGAGTGAGAGCAAAAAGGAGGATGTCGATGGTAGTAGTGCTGAATGAGCGTGAATATGCAGAAGATTTACTAAGAGAAGATGTGACGTGGAGAACCGCCGGGCACGCTTTACATTATATTGCGAAGCTGTATTTTTCTAAAGGATACCAGAAAGAACAGGTCAAAGAGAAGCTGGATGACTTTCTCCTCTCTCATATGGATGGATATAACAGGGTTCTTGACGAGGATTTGATTCAGCAAGCTATTGCCTCGTCTAAAGGAAAGCAGCTTGTTGAACTTGATGGTGTCATCATTACAAAGGCTGAAATCGAAAAGATCCATGCTCTTGATGGAAAGCCAATGCAACGTTTGATGTTGACACTATTGTGTCTTGCAAAATATCATGTGGCTATAAATGAAAAAAACAGCTATTGGGTGACGGAAGATACACGAGATATATTTAGGATGGCAAACGTTTCTGTAAATATCAGGAAACAGAACGAAATGATTCGCGAGCTACATAATCTTGGATATGTTGGGTTTGCCAGCTTGAAGAAAATCGACAATCTAAATATCCATGTTTTAATTGCTGAAGAAAGCTCACCACAGGAGATTTTTGTGAGTGATTTTGAGAATATCGGTCTCGAATGGAATCAGTATTGTGGCAAGCCGTATATTAAGTGCGAATGTTGCGGGAAGAAAGTTGTACGAACTGGCAGAAGACAAAAATATTGTCGTAAATGCGCAAAAAGCATCAATATTGAAAAAACCGCACAAAATAGAAAAATGTTTGATTTATGCACGGCGTAAAATTACAACATTTCAACGTAGATGCGTTATAAATTGACGTTTACATAGAAAATCATTACGGAATAGTTGTGGTAGGAAAGAGAGCGTGGACGCATTCTCTCTTCCCTACCTATTTTATTTTGAAAGGGTGTTTTACCTAATGATTGAAATCACTAAGTCCGAAGCGAAGGCTGTACGAAAGGTCTTCCCTCATGCTTGCATTGCAAAGACCCGTCACAAGCGGTATCTGGAAGAGTCTGTTCGATATTTTGAGTTGCTTCCTTTTAATATTGCCGCTGTCGAGATGCTGAAGCAGATGCAGCGTAACGCACGTTACTAATCTTTGAAAGAACGAGGTATAGACTATTAGACTTTGAAATTCAACTGCCAGAAGAGATCACTAACCTGATGAATGGTGGCGGTCTCCCTTCTCCTGAGAAGATGAACTTCTATGTTGACGAGAAGGATCGCATCTTCTTTATCGACTTTGATATTGACCAGTCTCTGATTGAAATTGAGCGTAAGATTCTACAGTACAACCGTATCGATAAGAATACCCCTGTTGAGTAGCGCAAGCCCATTAAGCTGTTTATTTACAGCTATGGTGGTGAGCTGGATGCTATGTTCAGTTTCATTGATGTTGTTGCACTGAGCAAGACCCCTGTGTGGACTATCAATGTTGGTATTTCCATGAGCGCAGCTCTTGTGATGCTTCTGTCTGGTCAGAAGCGCTTTACCCTGCCTCATGCTATGGCTCTGATTCACAGTGGCTCTGGCGGTGCGTCTGGTACTTTTGAACAGTCGAAAGAGGCCATGGCAAATTATGAAAAGCAGGTTCGAAAAATGCGTGAGTATATCATGACTCATACGAGCATTGATAAGAAGACCATGACCAAGAATCAGGCAAAGGATTGGTATCTGGATGCTGATGAGCAGGTCAAGTACGGTATTGTCGATAAGATTTGCGATGATGTGGATGAGTTCAATTAAGGGAGAGTAAATATATGGCTTCTGATAAGACTGAAATGCGTAAGAAGAAGGATATTCCGCAAAGTTTGGATGTTTACTCCAGTTTTTATGGAATGGAGCTCGATGAGAAGCAGAAGGTGTATCGTGACAGTATTTGGGACCCAAATATTGATGTTGTTTTCTGCAATGCCCGTGCTGGTACTGGCAAAACCACTATCGCTGTAGGCGTAGCGAATTTGCTTGTGCAATACGGTCTGTATGATGGTATTGTCTATATTGTATCTCCCACTCAGGAGGAAAAGCAGGGCTATCTTCCGGGAACTCAGGAGCAAAAAAGTGCTCCGTATATGGAACCTCTATATGAAGCTTTAAAAACCATTGGTGTAAATCCTGATAGGGTTATCCAGAGTGAGGATAATCCTGAAAGTGAGAAGTATGGTGCGTATATTCAAGCTGCAACTCATACCTATATGCGAGGAATAAACTTCGATAACAAGGTAATTTTGACCGACGAAACGCAGAATATGTACAATTCCGATCTAAAGAAGGTTCTTACGAGAGCAAAATCGAACTGTAAGGTGATATGTATCGGTCATGCAGGACAGTGTGATCTGTACAAGCATCCTGAAAACTCAGGTTTTGAAGTTTATCTTGAACATTTTCGTGGACATGACAGGACTGCAATTTGCGAACTGACAACGAACCATCGAGGATGGATCAGCCAGTGGGCTGACATGTTGGAATTTTGAAATAAAATATAAGGGAGAATAAAATTATGGTTGCTAAAAAGAGTGTTGTTTTTAAGAACGCTATTATTGATACTGCCGAGGGCACTATCACCGAGATTACCAAGGACGGTGAGAACGTCTTCAATCTGAAGGAAGCTCTGGCAAAGTGGGATGGTATTGAGGGTGTCACTATCAATATTTCCACTTCTGATGAGCTGCTGGGCGACCCGGCTTGATGCCAATGGGTTGCTATAATAAACGGCCAGAAGAAACGAGCGATGACTTCTTTGTAAGAATCGGGAATGCTGTTCTGGCTAGAGAGTTGACTTGGGATGGCGCGTCCAAGGTGCTCAATGATGAGTTGGGCAAGAATTTTGGTGAGTGCGCATATCGCAAGCGTTTTAAGGCATTCCGTGCGGGTATGCAGTATCAGGAGTCCTTATCTAATAGAGATGTGGGAACCTGCATTCTGTCTATTTCCGACCTACATATTCCATTCCAGAAGCCCATTGACACTTTTAGTGAGTACGCTGGTAAGATTGATATCCTTCAGGTAAACGGGGATCTTGTAGACTGCAGCTCCATTTCTCGCTTCCTTAAAGTGTATCGCAAGAGTCCAATGGAGGAAATTCTGATTGCACGTCAGTATATGATTGACCTGATTGAAATGCTTCAACCTAAGAAGGTTGTTATCAATTATGGAAATCACGACCTGCGGTTTCAGAGCTATCTTGCCAAGAATCTGGACACTGACCTGCTTGAACTGATGCCGAAGACATCCTTAGAGCTTATTTTTGTTGATGGTTTCAATCACTACAACAAAGAGCTTCATACAAAGGTTCATTACGACCCTTTGATCGATGTGTTTAATGGCACTGGTATCGAGATTGTTTATAACGATACTTATTTCAGTCAGATTGGTGATACTGTTTTTGTGCATCCACTAACTTACTCATCTGGTTTGTTAAAGACTGCTGAGAAGGCATTCCGCTATTTCCGTGATAATGGATTTAAGGATATCAATGCGGTTGTTCTCGCCCACACTCACAAGTGCGGTCATTATGACATTGGTGACGGAGCTGTTGTGTATGAGCAGGGCTGTTGCTGTGAGTCTTCTAAGATGCAGTATGCAGAGGGTAAATTAACAACTTCACAGCGAGAGGGCTTTATTGTTGTTTATCAAGACAAGGATGGAAAACTGATTGAGAGTAAAACGCGCATTGTGCGTTTGAATTAAAACGGTGAGATCCTACCGATTTAAGTGGGTAATTAAAAAAGAAGTACGACCGCAAGGTCTGCTTGGGACATCATTTGTTGTCTCCTTTTCTATGCCCGTAGGCGGATGTCTACGGGTTTTGTGCTGGTGTAACTCAGAGGTAGAGGGCGACCCTTGTAATGTCGAAGTCGGGATTTCGAGACTCCCCACCAGCTCCAAGCTGTGCGGTAAATAGTTGCCACCGCCTAGACCAACTTAATCCACGGATTGTTGGATGCAAAGTAGTTCTGCGGAATGAAATGATAAGCTATTCGTGTTTCGCTACGTTAATGCGAAGCTTTAAAAGACTAAAACAAGCGTTTTATCAGCACGAGAACAATTCAACTAGCTCGGATGGCCTGATGGATGCTTGTTTTATATGGGTCAGTATATCCAGTGGCGAAGATAGCGGACTGTAACTCCGTGACATTAGAAACATCGTTGGTTCGACTCCAACCTGACTCACCAAAGATTGTACGGCTATTCCCTACACCTTTATATAAAGGTAGCTGTGCAGGAAAGTAGGGTTATTGTGCGGTCTTACTCAAGTGGTTGAAGAGAACGGTCCTGAAAACCGTTAGGTCGGTAAACCCGATGCCAGAGTTCGAATCTCTGAGACCGCGCCAGTCCTTCTCCCGGAGGACCTATATTATACCGGTCACCTACCACCGGCTAAAAGGTAGGTTTTATTGTGAGCTTGTAATGCGAAGAGGTTGAACGTAGCGGATGGTAGCAGACATCTGCACGAAGCGAGATTGCTTATTCGTGGATACAGCGCAGGTTCGAATCCTGTCAAGCTCGAAGAAAATGGCTACATGAGCGCGACATATAGCAAGTCCGAAGTCTGGGTTTTAGAATCATGATGTACACATGACTTTCTACTTCTTGAGACACTTAGGCATCATATAGCGCAGCGTTGCCCAGTCAGGTCTACGGCACCGGCCTCATAAGCCGTGTATTCGTTGGTTCAAATCCAACCGCTGCACCCAGCATCTCTCCTTTTGCAAGCCTGAGTTATGGTTTTACTACTCCCTCCATAACTCAGGTATTTGAAGATTATTATGCTACTTCGGTGGCAGGGTGAGGTACGTTACTGACGTAGTAAACCTATATAGATGATAAAGACTCCGCCGCGCCTCTCATGGAAGCGTACAATGGCGGAGCCGCCTGAGCCCACTAAGCCTCTCAACGATGCGTATCATGGTGGGTCTTTTGTGAATGAAACACCCTTGGCCTCTGCTACGCAAGCACATTAGAGGGTGTCTTTTGTTTGCCGTGGAATGTGCGCACGTTCTACGGCTTTTATTTTTGATTTTGATTGGAGGTGTATTGATGCCGAGAAAGAAAAAGGTACTAGATTCCGTCGATGCATCTATACCTACCAAGGAAAAATGGGAATGTACTCGTTGTGAACACTCATATGAAGCTCCCACTGGACATTTTTATAAAAATAGTTTTTCTCAATTATTTAAAAATCGAGGTGGGTTCTCTACTCTTTGTAAAGAGTGTGTCAATGAATTATTCGATGAGTACACGAAACGATATGAGAGTGAACGTACAGCATGTATGATTCTCTGTCATATGTTGGATTTTCCATTCTATAACAGTCTTTATGATTCTATTGTGCAGAACTCAGGCTCTTGCAAACCAGGAATGTACGCCAGAGCTCTCTCGTGTCGGCAGTATCAGTTCCAGACATTTGCAACCGTTCTTACAAATGGTGAATTGAATAAGAATGCTCTGGATGTTCGAGATGAAAAAGAACAAAAGTGGTCAAAGGCTGAAATTCAAGCTCGTGATGATGTTATTTCGGTTGTCGGATACGACCCGTTTGAAGGACACTCTGAAAACGACCGACGTTATTTGTTTAGTGACCTTATTAAATATTTTGAAGATGGTATTGAGGATGATCCTTATAAACTATCTCAGATTATTCAGGTTGTCATCAATAACGGCCAGATTCGTAAGATTGATTTCCGACTTGCCCAGCTTGATCCGATGAATTCAGCAGACACTATCAAGAGTCTGAATGATATCAAGGTTAAGCTGGTTTCTAACAACGATAAGATTGCTAAGGAAAATGAGATTTCTGTCAAGAACCGTTCCAATAAGGATGCCGGACGTAATACGCTTACGTTCTTGATGAAGGATATGCGTGAAAAGGATATTGCTGGTGCAGAAGCAAACTTCTACGACCAGTTACGGTCTCCAGGCACTCAATGGGCGGCAGATATGAGTGTTAAGGCAATCAAGGAAAATGCTTTCTTTGACGAAAATGACATGCAGGAAATTTTCGATACACAGAGAGAACTGATTGATAAGTTCCAGAAAGAAAGTGATGACGCCAAGGAAAAATACAGGCTATCTCTTATCGAGAATCAGCGGCTCAAGGAGCTGTTGGAAGATGCCGGTATTGACGCAAGCGTAAAAGATACGGATGGTGATGCCGTATGAGAATGAAACAAAGAGCGCCTATTATTACAGCCGTAAAACGTAAGATTTATGAGTGTGATGCGGCAACGATTGCGTTCTATCGGCGTAATCCTGTTATTGCGGCCAGAGATTTATTGGGTATCCAACTATTTGACGCTCAGGCATATATGCTGGAACAAAGCTGGAATGCAAGTCATGTTCTTTGGGCATGTAGTCGAAACTTTGGTAAGTCTTTTGTAGGTTCTGTTTTCATTCTACTAAAGGCTATCCTATATGAGAATCAAGCTATTTACATCGTAAGTAGCGTTGGTGATCAGAGTAAGGAAACTTTTAATAAAATCGAAGAAATTGTCACTCGTGTTGGTAAAACAGCTGCGTCTATCCGTAGTCTGCAAGATATTGCAGAAAAAGAAACAAAAAAGTCTGCAACCAATAAGAGTGGCTTTAGTCATAATCCCGCCGGGTATGTTGTTGAGTTTTATAATGGTAGTTCCATTAACACGCTAAACTCCAACCCGGATTCCAACCGATCCCGTCGTGCAACTCTTGTGTTTTTTGACGAGGCTGCGTTTTGCTCTGACGAACTGATTGTTGTCTGTGAAGCTTTTGCCACTCAGAATACTGACTTTGTGACTGATACGGATGATTCTTATAACCCTGAAACTCAGCCTCGCAAGGTTCCTACACAACTTGTGTATGCTTCGAGTCAGGATACGATGGATAAACTATTCTATCGTTATTATAAAAACTTTGCAAAGCGTATGATTGCCGGTGACCGTGATTATTTTGTTTGCGACATGATTTGCGATGTTGCAATTCAGGTCTATATGAATGGTAAACCATACAAGGCTTTGTTGACAAGAGACAAAGTGGAAGCCGCTCTAAGGTCAAATAAAATGAAGGCGTTGCGTGAATATTATAATCGCCCAAGCCGTGATGGTGGCGTAAACCAGATTATCAAATGGGGTACAGTTCGTCGCAATGAGCGAAAGTATATCCCACAGCTTTATTGGGATAAGAACTATCAGTATATTCTTGCGTTTGATCCTGCCCGCACAATGGATAATTCTATTGTTGGTGTTATGCGTATTTATAACGATCCAGAAAACGGCATGTGTGGAGATATTATCAACTGTGTGAACATGGTTGATATTGCAAATGAGAAAAAATTCAAGCTCGATTCTAATCGTCAGCTTGAGCAGTTACATGAGTTGATTCTACATTACAATGGTCAAAATCCTGATTACGAGTACATTGATAGATTGATGATTGACCAAGGCGCTGGCGGCGGTGGTACTTCCACATATGCGGACGGTTTGCTTAATAATTGGACCGATAAAACAGGTGCGGAACATCGTGGTTTTATCGACGCAAATCATGAATTATATGAAGGATATGATGCCCGTTACCCAGATGCTGTTGATAAGCTACGTCTAATTAGTCCTCGTAAATTCCGTACTGCCATGGTTGAGGAATTTATTGAGTTGATGAATCTTGGCGTCATTCACTTCCCTCTTGAATATAACGGCGGAGATTACGTTCAGGTAGTAGACGGCGTGGATAAATCAACTGGTCAAGAAATTTTGAAGACGCATGAACTCACTTTAGAAGAACAGACTGCGTGGGTTAACATCGACTTGATGAAGAACGAGATTACAAGTATTCAGAAAACGACAAACTCTGAAAACACGACTGTAACGTATGCTTTAGCGCCCGATGTTGTCAACAAAATCCACGATGATAGGTTCTATGTTGCGATCTTGCTTGCTCATCGTCTATATGAATTACGTCGTAAGGATAAAGTGCGCCAGTCTGCGGTGGAGGTAATGACTGCACCGCCAATTTGTATTTCTAATATTGACTTCTAAGCAGAGGAGGTGAAAATGTGGCAAGAAAGAAAAAGGAAGATTTTGATGTCGTGACTGCTTCACAGACAGATGATGGTACTGTTGTTATAACCTCTTTGAATGAACTTTCAGAAGAGAGGATGAACAACGTCATTCGAAATGCAGTTGCGTCATATGATCCAGAAAATAAGCAGTATAGCACATACCTGAAAATTTCAGCCTCCTCTGAGACACTGACGGTTGACCGAATTGATGAACTCGCACGAGGGTTACAGTCAAGTCTGACGAATGTGCAGACTGTCAATGGAATTATCCGTAACTACATTAACAAGGATGACCTGATTGGTATTACTTATGATGCGATTGAGGCGAATGTTAATACGGAATTCAAATGCAGTTTCGCGCAGTTCCCTGAACAGCGTAATAAAACAAAACAGGTAAATTACGCCCGTGAAGTGATTGATGATTTCAACGCACAAATTAACGTGCGAAGTCTGCTGCGTGCTGCCATTCCGATGACTTATGCAGAGGGCACTTACATTACATATCTGCGTCAAAAGGATGAGAACTACATTGTAGACTACTACCCTCTTGGTATTGCTGAGATAAGTGATTACCTATCAAATGGACAGCCTGTTGTGCTTATTAACATGTCTAAGCTGAAATCCGCTTTGAGCAAATCTATGCTGAAGGATAAGAAGAATAAAGCACTATTCTTTGAAAATCAGGAGACTGAGATTCAAAATAACTATCCAGATGAGGTGTATCAGGCATTTAAAAATGGTGATACATACGCAAAATTGGATGTTGACCATTGTGGTGTGATTCGTATTGGCAACATGGGGCAGAAATATGGTGTCTCTCCCCTATTCCGCGCCTTACGTCCGGCATTGATGCTTGAGACTTTTGATACCTCAGACCGTGTAAATGCTAAGGCAAAGGCAAAGAAAATCATCTGGCAACAGCTTGACCCTGAGTTGATGGGACCAAACAAAGATAAAAAGGGCTTCTCTGAACAAGTGACGGCGCACGATAACCTGCTGCGTGCATGGAAGCAAAATACCGTACTTGTGACTACCGCGCCTTATGTAAAGGACATCAAGTATGTTGAGCCGAAGGTTGAGATGACAAATATAGAGACTGTTAAACAGTATCGCAACCGAGAGATGGCTGCTTTGGGTATCAGTTTCTTAAACACTGATGGTCAACAGACTGTTTCGACTGCAAAAGTGTCTCTTGACCAGTTGATGAAAAATATCGGTAAGATAGCAGAACAAATTGAGGATGTACTAAAGCGATGGTATCGTATTCGCCTTGAAGATGCAGGTGTAGACCCGATGTACTGCCCTGATGTGAAGGTCTCTACTACCGAAATGATGGGTATGGAGATGAAGAAGGCGATTGCTCAGTTCCTGTTTACCACTTTGAACTGTTCTTACAAGACTGCTTACGAGTATATGGGGCTTCATGCTGAGGACGAACTACGCAAGCGTCAGGCTGAAACCGAGGAAGGTTATGACGATGTGTTTGTGGCTCGCCAGACATCTTATACATCGACTGGGAATCCAGGCGGTGGTGACAGTGATAAAAAGACAGGCCGTCCAAAGGGCGAGGAAACTGAAAAACAGATTTATGACCAGCAAAGAAATGAAGATAGTAAGTGAGGTGATGAACGATGAGTAAGGAGTATTTCTATAGTAGAAACATCTGTTGCTCTGAGATTATGGAGCATCCAGACCACTATCTTGCCAAGTTTGTCATCTGTGATTTCTCAGTAAATGGGAATCAGGTTGCTTTAAACCGTGACACCATTGAAAGTTGGATGAGTACACTGGTTGGCAACCCGCTTGTTGGTAAGTTGGTCGTAGCTCCAAAGGGCGAACTGGATTTTTCCGGTCACAATATGAAAGTCGTCACCAGAAAAGACGATGATGGTAATGAATACAAAACTGCTGAATTTGACACTGATGCATTCGGCAGTTTTCAGTCAGTCGGTATCGAGAAAATTGACGATGCCGACTTTATTGTTGCCTCTTGTAAGATCTGGAAGCGATATCCAAAAGCTTGTGCGACGATCCTGCGTCGTATTGAGAGCGGCACATTAAATACCAGTTGGGAAATTGATGTACTGAAAGCTCATAAAGGAATCGTGGGTGGCCGCATGGCAAAAATTATTGACGATGGCGTGTTTACTGCACATTGTCTGCTTGGTGCAAATGTTGAACCGGCATATAAGTGTTCTAAACTGCTTGAAGTCGCTGAAACCGATTTTGGTCTTGAGTTGGCAAATGCCTACATTGAGGACACAAAAGAGATTTCAAATATAGAATCTAATGAAAAGGAGGCAAAAAATTTGGAACTGAATAAGGACAAGGAGACTCAGACCGCACAGGTTGAGCCCACTAAGCCTGAGCAGGCAGAGAAGACTCCCGTTGGCGAGCCTGACGCCGCACCTGTTACTGAGCCCACTACTCCGGCAGAGCCTGATGTTCAAACTTCCGAGGAAGGCGGTGAAACTCCTCCCCCGACCGAGCCTGAAACCGGCACCGAACCTGCTGGTGAGCCTGAGCCCGCTCCAGAGACTTCCAGTCTGACTGGTCGTGATCTGTATATGAAGCTTGAAGATGCAGTGTCAAAGATTAGCTCTGATTACTACATGACTGATATGTTCCCTGAAGATCACACTATCTGGTGTAAGAAGTGGGGATACATGAACGAGCTGGATTACATTATGTTCCCTTATACTGTTGAGGGTGATGAAGTTTCTCTTGGTGAGCCGCAGAATATTACTTTGACTGTTTCTATTTCCGATGTCAACACAAAGATTGTGGAGCTGAATAACACTATTGCAAGCTTGAATACTGAGTTGCAGAGCGCAAAGGAAAAGGTTGCTTCTCTGGCTCCATATAAGGATCAGGCAGAGAAGGCAGAGGCAGAAAAAGCGGCTGCAGAACTTGCACAGAAGAAGGAGGATCTGCGTCAGTACGCACTCTCCAGCAAGATGATTACTGAAGCTGAAGTTTCTGAGGGTGGTAACTACGCAAGTCTGATTGAGAATCTGGACGAGACCGGCATCAAGAGTGTGATTGCCGAGCGTTGCGTTGAAGCCGCTAAGAAGGCTCCTGCCGAAAAGAAGATTGAGACATCTGAGGTACATAAGCCTGAGAGTATCAAGCTGAATTTGAATGAAACCAAGTATAACACCACTAGCGCTAACAAGCGTGACGCATGGCGGGAATATTTGGGTAAGGAATAACATTTGAGAGAAAGGAAAAATATTATGATTCGTGAACTGATGGTGAACGGCGCGAAGAATATTCCCGCTAACTATGCCGCAAAGGTCGCTATGGTCACCGGTATGGGTGTTCAGGTTGACCACAAGGCTGGTCAGGTTAAGTTCCCTGACGCAGCTACCGCCGAGGGCATCGAGATGGTTGCCCATGAGTTTATCCCGGAGGGCATTTATGCAAGCCAGACTAATTTTGATGACTATGATAAGATGGTCACCAAGATTGAGGCAGGTGCGCTGGTGAAGCGCGTTCCTCTGTATGCTGGCGAGCTGTACGGCACTGACCAGTATAAGGCAGATGATGCACAGGATGCCAATATCGGCAAGCTGCTGGAAGTTAATACCGATGGCAAGTGGCAGGTCGCTACTACTGGCACCTCTCGTTTTGAGTTTGCTGGTGTGATGGACGACAACGGCCACAAGCTGATCATGATCAGTGTGCTGCCCGAGGCAAAGACTGTTGCTTGATTGAGAGAAAAATCTTGAATATGATACGTGAAATTTAAGGCTATCGTCTTTTGACGGTAGCTCTTTTATTTTGCGCGAAGAGAAAGGAAATGAATTATGGCACTGAATATTGAAGTGGCCGAGCTGATGAAGCAGCCTGGTCGTGTTTATAGTGTTGCTGAGAAGACTCAGTACAATCTGCCCATGGATGCCGAGGACAAGGAGATTGCTGAGGTTGTTGGCGCTCATGTCGAGGAGCTGATTGACAGGGGTGACCCCAATAAGGAGATTGGTCAGTTTGTGAACCGCACCGTTACTGATGAGGTGTATGGCGCACCTGACGAGCTGCTGGACTCCATGTTTGAGCATGGTAATGTTGGTGAGTTTGACGACTACGAGGCTGGTCGTACGATCAAGAATACCCTGAAGGCTTACGACGCAGCTAAGGGCGGCAATGTGCCGAAGTCTTACCTGCACTATGAGACTATCAAGCCAGTCTGGCGTAATAAGCAGATTGAGGCCGATCTTAGCTATGTGGAAGTAAGACGTAACGGTTGGAAGAGTATCGCTACTCTGACCACCTTTATGACTGAGGCTCTGAAGAACCAGATGTTCTACGACATCTTCAGCATGGTTGATGATGCTATCACTGGTGGTGAGCAGAAGATTGATGCTCAGGGTAAGGAGCCCACTATGCAGGACATGGACGCTCTGGCTCTGTATCTGAATGAGTACGCCGATGGTGGTAATCCATTCACTGTCAGCCTGATGAAGTATTGTGCTAAGATGCGTCGTATGACCGGCTACGCTGAGTATCTGTCTGACGCAGCTAAGGACGAGTTTAACCGTTATGGTCTGGTTAAGACTTACGATGGTGTTGCTATTACTGGTATTAGCTCTGCCAAGAAGCTGGGTGATGGTTCTCTGCTGATCCCGGATAAGCGGATCTATGGTATCGCGGGCAAGATCGGTCGCCTTGACATGAAGGGTGAGACTCATACTTACGAGGATCACGACAACAACAACGAAAAGATCCACCTGATGGTCAAGGACTTTACCTTCGGCTACAGCATCGATCATATTGAGCGTGTTGCTAAGATCGTCCTGCAGTAATTTTATCAAAGGCAAATCTGGGCGGGAGCTTTGCGGCTCCCGCTTTTATAGAAAAGGAGACAAATTATGAGTTCCGTGATGGGAAAGAAGTTTATTGACGTTCTGAACTGCGATGATAACGTGGTTACCATTTCGTCACTGAACGGTAAGGGTTATACCTTCGAGCCCGGTAGCGTGGAAGAGCCTTGTGTGATTCCGATTCCGCCGGAGGAGATTCAGTATATGAATAGCGTTTGCAACGCTTTTAAGAACGGTGTTCTGCGATTCCGTCCCGAAGAGCAGAGTGAGTTGTTTGATGCGCTTGGCATTAAGGGCGATAACGTCCTGTTTATCGAGGATATTGATGACGCAATTCTGAATCCTACTGTCGAGAATCTTCAGCGAATGATTGATATTAAGGATGGTGCTCAGTTTGAGCGTATTCGTGGTCGTTTTTATCGCATGACGAATGCCGGTGAAGACCTATCCACTAAGGTCAAGCGCCTGATTGACGAGCGTTATAAGGAGCTTCGTGCTGGCAAGCGTAACAGTGAGCTGTCTGTTGTGCCTGCAGCCAAGTCTGCCCCTGCTGATGTTCAGGCAGAGCTTGAGGCCGCAAAGAACCAGCTTGCTGAAATGCAGAAGCAGATGCAGGCAGCACTGGCACAGATGCAGGCTATGATGTCTGGCGCACAGCCTGTGGCGCAGGATACTCCTGTTGAAAAGACTACTAAGCGTAGCCGCAAGAAAGCTGATGGAGAAAAGGCGGAGGCTGTTCCCGCCGAGTAAGATTGGAGGGATAATGTGACCGCATTTTCACAGGTATACGACAAGTTCTACGAGTTAGTTGAAACTGATAGTAATTTCTTTCAGTATTTTGACCTAAACGAGAACGAGGTAAGAGATCTTGTACATGACCGTGCAAAGAGTTATTTGATGGAATCACTTTCTGTTGTTTCCAGAAATATTGAGCCTGAAGAGAATTTTAGCTTTGATGATTACGATTCTGAGCTAGAGGAATTTAATTCAGACCTTACATACGACGAAGTTGATATGCTTGCACATTTGATGTTAGAACAGCATTTCAAGCGAGAGTTTGGAAAGTTGAAGGCATTTAGTGCACAAGACCTTCCTACAAGTTTACAGGTATTCTCCCCTGCTAACGAGCGCACGAGCATTCGTGCTCTTGTGAAAGACATCCATGAGGAGAATATGACGATGTTGGACAACTATATGGCAAAAGACCGCTCGACCCGCAAGCGTAAGACCATCGACTATGATACATACGCTTCCTACTCTGAGTAAGGAGGTGTACCGATGGACTTTTATACGAGGGCGCGAGCTGTTGGCGGTGCCGCAAAGATGTCTAATAAAAAGGATGTCAAAATTGCTTTTGCGAAACGTGACTTCGCTGTACACTTCAAGGATAGTGTTGACTATGAGGATAATACTCTGGTGAACGGTCTGCCTCAGAAGCTGGTTGTTAGCCGTAGTAACAGCGTAGCCAAGGAGAAGAAGATTTGGGCTTACCCCGGTGATTCTTTGAATCTTGGTGATATTGTTGACTGCTACAACTGTAAATGGCTAGTGACCGAGATTGAACCGAACGATGAGATTTTTCTTCGTGGAAAAATGGAGCTGTGTAACCGTCAGATTCAATGGCAAAACCCGATTACTGGTGAGATAGTCTCTCGTTGGGCAACGTTGAGCAAGCCTTATTATGCAAATAATAAGGAAATTGTTATGACTTCATTGAGCCAGCGTGAGTATAAGGTGCAGATGCCTTTCGATGACGAGACTGCGCTGATTGACCTTGATAAGCGCTTTATGCTGGAAATCATCAACGGAGAACCAAAAACGTATGTTACGACTTCTGTTGACCAGAGCACAGAGCGCTATGAACTTCACGGTAAGACAAAGGGATTCCTTGTGCTGAATATTCGGCAAGATCAGTATAACAGCAAGACGGACAATGCCGAGAAGATGATTTGTGATTATTTTGAACCAAACAAGAGTAATGAGCCGGATGCGGATTCTCAGATTACAGCTACTATTAAGTACGCAGGCAAGCCGGAGGTTCGTGTTGGTGGCTCTTGGAAGAAATTCACTCCGGTGTTCACAAGCATTACGGGCGAAGAGGTTGCGGAAGTTGCAAAGTGGAGTTTTATTTGCCTTGATGAGTTCAAGAGCTTTGTTGAAACACAGGTTGCTACAGATGGTGTTTTCAAAATTCGTATTTTGAATAATAGTATCATGGACGGCGTAACTGTTAAGATTTCTCTGACAAATACAGATGGTACGGCAAATACATCAATTGAATGTAAGGTGGTGAGTTTGCTGTGACAACGAGTGAATTGATTACTGACTACAAAAACAAATTGGCTTTAAAGTTGGTCAACACGGACGGACTTGTTGAAGCGATGGGTAATGACGATATTGAAGAGCCTGACGAGGCGATTTATACATACATCTTCCCTTACTTCCATATTCCCGACACGATTGAGGCAGCACACAGCTATATTTGTTTTAAGGTAAATATGACTGACCGAAGCAACGTCAACGATTGGTATGAGAACTTCACGCTTACTGTGTGGGTTATCGTGAACCAAGCGTTAATGAAGATGAAAGGTCATGGCGGTGCAACACGAGTTGACTATCTGAGTGGTCTTGTAGAAAAAGAACTGCACGGCAGTACGATTTTTGGAATCAAGCAGCTTAAAATCACATCTAATATCGAGGACAATATGGATTTACACCATCGCGTGCGAATTATGACGTTCAAGACGCAGGATCTGGATGACCTTGTGGGGTGTGGCTGATGGAACTTCGAGAGATGTACGAGCCAAGTTTGATGCGTGGAAGAGACTTTAAAATCAACGACAAAATTACGATTCACATGCCGTCTGTCGGTGATATTATCGATTATGGTGAGCAAAAGTATTTTCAGCTGGTTTATTTGTTCTGCTCTACATCAAGTGACTACAAAGCACAACTTGACTCTGTTGGGGTTGATTGGCAGAAGGTTTCGGATTTTGAAATGTTCCGGCAACTTTTTATAGGCAATAAAAATCAGGATATGTCTATCTTGCTTGGTGATATGGATGTTTCTGGGTTCATGATGGCAAAAGACAACATAAGTGGTGAGATTGTCTTGCACAACAGACTTACAGATACTCGTATTGACCATGTAGTGTATGAAACAATTTCTCAGTACTTATGTGCCGCAAATGGAATTGAAAAGCACTCTGAATTTGCTGCCGACGAACCAACAAGAATTGCAATGATAGAGGAAGCCAGAGATAACTTGGAGTATCAGAAAACAAAGCATTATGAACCACATCTTGCAGAGCTTGTTCTCTCGATGGCGTGTTCATCCGGCTTTAAAGCGGATTACTTCAAGGCTATGGACTACCCTATGAGTGTATTTATGAATCATGTAAGAAAGATTCAACAAATAAAAAGTTACGATAATACGATGCATGGCGTTTATGCTGGCACCGTGGAATTTGGGAAAATCCCAAAAGCACAACTTGATTGGACGAGCAAGGTTGACTGATTAGCCTTGCTCTTTTATTTTATCCAAATAAATTGAAAGGAAGAATATTATGAGCGATTTTAATTTCAATGAGGTCGTTATTGACCGCGTTCATCGCATTCACGAGTATGACCTGAACGGCAGGCGTCTGTGGACCATGAATCAGGTTAAGGACTTCAAGCTGACTCTGGGCGGCGAGACTGTTTATGCTCAGGATGCACAGGGCGTTAACATTATGGCATTCGACAAGAGCAAGACCGCCGAGGCAGGTTGGTCTAATGCTCTGATGCATCTGGGTGCTCTGGCAGAGCAGATGGGTTCCAAGAAGGAGGTTGCTTCTTCTGAGGCAAAGCAGGTCTTTACCACTGTTGAGTACCTGACTTCTGCTGATGGCAAGAAGCTGACTCTGGCTCACACTCCCAAGACTGCTGTTGCAAATGCACCCTTTAAGTATATCGATCTGATTGATGGTCAGGGTAATGCACTGAAAACCTTTGAGCTGGGTGAGACTGCCGAGTCTCAGTTCTCTGTCACTGGCACTGAGGTTACTCTGCCTACTGGCGCAAACCTGAAGGCTGGCGACCGCTTTGTTGTTAAGTACCAGTATGAGAGCGAGGAGGGCGTTGCTATCAATGATAGTGCCGATAAGTTCTCTACCGAGGGCGAGTTTGTGATTGAGGCATTCTGCTATAATCCTTGCGATAAGGCAAACAAGAAGCTGATGCGCATCATCTTCCCGAACGCCAAGATGGATAACGCTATCGATATGACCCTGAATAACGAGCTGACTCACCCTGTTAAGATCAGCGCAACTCAGGAGTACTGCTCTGACGATAAGCGTCTGTTCCGTATCGAGACTGCAGCTGCCTAATGGCAAATCTGAATTGGTGCCGTACTTGCGGAAAAGAATATCCGGTTTGCCCGCATTGCGAGCAGGATGCGCGTCTTAATCCTTGGCGAATGATTTGCGACACTGAGCCGCACTTTCTTGTGTGGACTGCCGTAAATCAGTATCGTCAGGGAATTATTTCAAAAGAGACTGCAAAGGTAGACCTAACTACTCTTTTGATGCGCAAGTATAAGAATGTTACGGAAGCCGAGGTAGAAACTTTTATCCCTGCTGTTCGTGATGTTTTCCATGAAATTATGGATGAGCCTGTAGTGGCTGAAAATGAATCATCTAGTGATGTAAAGGATGAGACGCCCGTGAAGCCGGTAGTTAAGAAAACATCAAATCGTAAGGGGCGGGCATAACCGCCCCTTCGTTTTTCGTGGTGATTTTATGGAGAAAAAGAACAGAACAAAGTTTAATGTCAGTAAGAATCCAGCAGATAGAACATATGATGGCGTGGTTTATGATAGTAAGATAGAAATGTTGTTTTATCGAGATATTGTATTGCCAAGACTGGCAAGCGGCGAAATTGTAGAGTGTCGTAAACAAGTCCCCTTTCTTTTGCAAGAAGCGTTCCGCCGGGTCGATAAGGACGGCAAGGACGTAGCGGTGCGGAAGATTGACTATGTGGCGGACTATGAAATTACATATCGAGATGGCAGCAAACAAGTGATTGATACGAAGGGATTCGCTGATAGTGTCGCTTTGATGAAGCGCAAGATGTTCTGGTTTAAGTATCCTGATGTAGATTACCGCTGGATCACATACTCCAAAATCGATGGAGGCTGGGTCGATTATGACGACCTAAAAAAAGCTCGGAAAGAGCGAAAGAAATTAAAGCAAGCACAGACGAAAGGGAGATAAAATGAAGGTTTTAAATTTTCAGGAGCGAAATGAGTTTCTTGATGAAGTAGTCAAGGCATGTACTATCGATGGTGATTATCAGCCCGCACTGCTCGATGTAGTGTTCCGGTTGACTATCCTGAAATATTTTGCAGATTATGACTATCGTAGCGAGCCGCAGAGTGAGTGGCCTCGTATTGCTTACGAGTCTTTCAATTTCAAGATTAACAAGGCTGGTTGTGATACTTCTGCATTCTGGGATCAGTACGATTCTCTGGAGAAGGCTGTCCACGAGCAGATTGACCGTTCTCATAAGGAATGGCTTGCTCTTGGTCTCTGTGGCAAGCTCAACGAGATTATTAAGAAGCCTGACCCTATTTCTGATTTCGTTGACTTTATGGAGAACTATTTGAATGATGTGAAGGGCAACTTGAAAGACTTTGATGCTGAAAAGTTTTCTGAAGTAACTTCTGCCCTGCTGGATAATAAGCAGGAAATCTCTGCTGTGCTGGCAAAAGATAAAAAGGAATAAACACTTTTAGAGGTGGGTTGGAGGGAATTTTAATATGGCTACAAGAAGTAAACCGCTGAAGTTATGGGATGCTGAGAAGTTCAAAAACGTAAACCCAGTGTCTTTGAAATACTGGGATAGATATGAGACTGATATGGGCATCCGTGACCTCAGCCCGTCTACTGTTTACAATTACGAATCGGATTTCAAACAGTGGATGATTTATGTTCTGGACAATCAGGGCAATGCTCCTGTGACGGAACTTGAGGAAGAGGATATCGAAGAATTTCTTTTCTATTGTAAGAAACATGGAAACAACTCTGCTCGTATGAAGCGTCGCATGAGTACGATTTCTGCGCTATATCGGTATCTTCGCAAGAAGAAAATTATCAAAGAAAATCCGATGGAGTTTATTGACCGACCGACCAAGGACGTGGCTGTCGTGAAGCAGACATACCTTACGCCGGATGAGGTTAAGTTGATGCGAGAGAAGCTGAACGCTCTGGTTGAATCTGCGACCACAGTTCACATGAAGGATAATGCGATGACGTTGCGTTTGTACGCACTGTTCTCGCTATCCACGATGGCTCGTGTCAACGCTGTGCGGAATACACTCTGGAAGTCTATCGATTATGAAAATCGCATGGTGCATGACGTTCTGGAAAAAGAAGGTAAAATCGTTGACTTGATGTTCAGTAAGGAGGTTTCTGAGCTTCTGAAGGAGTTGAAGGAGTACCGCACTGAACATGACATTGAGGATGGCGGCTATGTGTTTGTTGGTACGAAAATCAATGGTGCATGGATGCCGATTACTTCAAGCACGGCTGGTGATTGGTGTAAGAAGATTGGTGAGATGATTGACGAGCCTACGTTGCACCCACATGACTTCCGACATAGTGGTGCTACCCTGCTGAAGAATGCTGGTATGAGTCTGGAGGACGTATCTTCTCTGCTCAATCATGCCGGTACAGATGTGACTAATAAGTATTACATCAAGAAGGATACGACAAAGATTCAATCCGCAAAGGATCGGTTTGAGATTTGAGGTGGAATGAATGGGAAGTCTTGCTTCTTCGTATACGAACTTTGATGATTTACTGGCCGGTGTGGTTAGCAGCGTTCAAGACATCCTTGAAGATGTTGCGCCGGAAATTGAAACGAGACTGCAAGCAAGCATTATAGAAAACGTACACTCAAAAAGTGGGCGGTCTGATGGAATCGAAAGCAGAAAAAATATTGTAAGTAGTGTTACTACGGATAACAACGTGGTAACTATGACAGTAAAGGACATTGCAAGACCGCAAGCATCGTGGTGTAAAACACCATTCCGAGACGGAGACAATGCGGCTTTAGAAGGAACGATGTTTGCCAATTGGATCGAGCATGGCTTGTGGATGGATATTGCAAAATGGAATCAAATGGGGCAGCCAAAGGAAAACAAACCAAAACGTCCGGCTCGTCCATTTATTTCAAAAGTCCAACTCGAGGCGGCAATGATTGTTAAGACGGCTTTACATGGATTGTAAAAGTCATCTTTTATGAGAATTTATTTGGAATAAAATTCAATGAGAGGAGGGCTGGCTTTAAGGAGCTGGCCGCTTCTCTTTTTTGTTTTGAAAGGAATGTTGAAAATGGAAAAGAGAGGTGACCAACGGTATGGATGAAAAAGAAAATACTGGCACAGAGTCTTCCGCCGTGACAGCCATTAAGGTTAAGGTTGTTATTGACACAAACAAAAAGGAACTAGACCAACAATTTAATTCTGTTAAGGAGCATTATAAAGAAAAACCAGTAAAGATTGCTTTTGGAGTGAATCAAAATGATACAATCCGCAATATAAATGACGCACTTGATAAGGTGGTCAAGAGTGGAAAATTAAAAACTCCAAAGGTCACGCTTGATGTTAAAATCGACCAAAGTAAAGTAACGGCACAGCTTAAAAAGGCTATGCAATCTGCGGCAAAACAGACAGTCAAGGTCAATACTGGAAATTCTGGTTCTACAAAAAAACAGGATACTTCAAAAAATGATATTTCTCGTCTTTTTAGTCTTGCGAATCGTAAAACAAGGTTAAGGGCAGATGAAGCATCGTTAATTGCTAATGGAAATAAATCATCTGAGTTGAAAGTGGTACAGGACAGACTGGCCGCGATCAATAATGAGATGGATAACCTCAAGACAAAAACCAAGGATGTCATTACAGAGTCTCAAAAGTTAAAACTTGAGGATATCGAAAAAACGGGAAAATTTAATGCCGATCGAAACATCGCAAAGGTCGCTGATTCGTTTGCAAAAGAATCAAAGAAACGGGATCAAGAAATCGCAGATGATTTAAAAAAGACTCTTGAGTCACAAGAGTCTGAATATGAAAAGTATCAAAAAAAGATTCAAGCGCTTGAAAACTATTCCAAGAATAACTCGAATTATAAAAATGATAACATTAAAAAGTATTTATATGGAGAGGACGGCACTGGAAATACTTCTGGAAAGTTAAAAGAACTACGGAATCAGCTATCTTCTATTGAAAACACTACACCAGGAAAAGCAATTCAAGACTTTGATAAAAAGTGTAAGACTCTTGATACAACCATTGATTCTACAAGTCAACACCTAAAAGAGCTTGGATTTGATTTTAGAGATTTAAATCAAGCTAATGTTGACATGACTAAGTTCAAGAGTGTTTATGAGCGTGCGACAAAGTTAGAAGATTCCATCGCAAATAAAAGTAAGTATTCCTGGTTGATTGATAGTTTGAATGGAATAAAAGCTTCTGCTGCTGGCTGTGAAGGCGATGTTACTGATCTTAGTGCAAGACTATCAAACCTTGAGGTTGAGGCCAGCAGATGTGGGGCCACTACAGAAACTCTTGGTCAAAAACTGTCTCGTCTGTTTAAGGAGCACTTCCAGACTGCTATCGCTATGGCTGGCGTGGCTATGGTTAAACAGGGTCTACGAGAAGTTTATAATAACGTCGTAGATATAGATACATCTATGACTAACTTGAAAAAAGTCACGAATGAGACTGAATCGGCATACTCAAGCTTTTTGTCGTCTGCTTCAAGTCAAGCGCGTGAGCTTGGTGCTTCTATCTCTGATGTTATTGACAGTACAGCAGAATGGTCTCGTCTAGGCTATACACTGGACGAATCACAAGAGCTTGCAAAGTGGTCCACTGTCCTAAGTAACATTGGTGATGGAATTGATAGTGCATCTGACGCAGCTTCTTATCTAGTCTCTATTCTAAAGGGATTTAGAATGGAAGCTGACGAAGTAGAACACGTCGTCAATGTTCTTAACTCAGTGGGCAACAACGAACCCATTTCCGAAAGTGGTATTGCGGAGGCACTCGTCAGATCGGCAAGCGCATTATCGGCAGCCGGGAACTCGTTTGAAGAGTCCGTTTCATTGATTAGTGCGGCCAACTCTGTACTTCAGGACCCGGATACCGTAGGCACAACTTTAAAAACAATTTCAATGTATCTGCGAGCCAGTAAGACTGACGCAGAGGCATTTGGCGTTTCAGTTGATGATATGGCAAGTTCTGTTTCTGAACTGCGAAGTGAATTGAAATCTTTAACTGGCGTAGACATTATGAAGGATGCCGCCGGTACAGAATTTAAGAGTACATATCAGATACTGAAAGAGATTTCTGCCGTATGGGATAAACTTACTGATGTTAGTAAAGCTAACGTCACAGAGATGCTTGGCGGCAAAAGGAACTCGAATGCGGTACTTTCCGTGATCGAGCAATTCTCCATTGCTGAAAAATCAATGGAAGATGCCGCTAACAGCTCTAATTCAGCAATGACTGAACAAGAGCGCATGATGGATTCAATTGAGGGTCGCTTAAAGCAGCTTAACGCCAGCTTTGAGAAATTCTCAAACGACGTTATGAGCAGTGACCTCATCAAATTCTTTGTTACTCTTGCAACAAAGATTGTTGATGCAGCAGACGGAATGGTCAACCTTGCAGGTTCTATTCCGGCCATTACAGCTGCCATCTCTGGCGTGTTGTCCGTAATGCAGATGAGCGGAAAGCTCAAGAATGGTGCGGGTAAAGTTAATATGCCCTCTTATATTTGTTGCGTATAAAAATATAGGATGCGGCACCATGTAAAAATAAAATAGCCCCTAGAGTGCTGGGAAACCCTAAGAGCCATATCGCCTATTGTTATATTTATATAATGTAGGAATCGAAAGATAGAAACAAGGATATGGATGCTATATGCTGAGATAAAAGCTCGGTTTTATCGTATTGTCAAAATATGGTAATAATTGAGTGCTAAGTAGCGTTTACAATGGGCGGTCAGCAGCCGATCCACTCCCCTATTATATAATGTAGGAGAACGGAAGGTTCATCGACTAAAAAGGGTCAGTGAGCAACCACTGGAAGGATAGTCAGTTCTGGACGAAAGTTCGGAAGTCCATCTCAGACGTAATCAGACGACTTAAAGAAATAGGTGGAATGAGGAGACACGCTGTTCTCTGGCGTGAAATAAATAAGAGAACTAAAAATTCAATGAACTTTGAACAATTTTGAACAAAATTGAAAAAGTACACTGTTGTTCGTTGACAGTGTACTTCAAAATGTGTATAATAAAAGCAACCAAGGATTCCTATAGACGAAGCCCTCGGTTAAGCTCAAACAAGTGACATAAGGGTTTGCAGACCCGAACATCAACGAAGAGTCGCCTACGGCTAATAGGCGGCTCTTTTACTTATCACAGTTGTCTTTACTGTGACGGATAGCAATGCACAGGCCAATGCCTGCGATGACATCACCAACAAGTTGTAGGACAAGTCCTATGGCTGTGGCGTAATCAATATTCATTACACATCACTCCTCTCGGTAGACTCACCGAAAGGGAGTAAAAGATATGGCATTCTCCTTCTCGCCTTTCGGCTGAATGGGAGGACGTTCGCCTATATATGTCTATGAAAGGAAGAAAGTAAACGCGGAACCCTTGATTGCCTGTCTATTATACACCCGTCTGTCATATCCTGTCAATATCACTATAATGTAATTTATAATACATAAAAAGAGGTTGCTTTCCTGAGATTTTCTGGCTATAATAAAAGTACAATCGCGTATCCAAAATATACGGAGGTATTTTATTATGGCACGTACTAAAGGAAGCAAGAACAAAGTAAAAGTTCTTGACGGTATCGATTATGCGGCACAGATTGCTGAAAAGAATACTGCCGCAGAATCTATTGCTCAGGAGATTGCAACTATTGGTGATGATATCGCTACACTGAACGCCCAGCGTAAAGCAAAAGAAGCAGAATTGAAAAAACTCAACAAAGAGATCACCAAGCTCGAAAAGAAAAAGGCTGATGCCGACGCAAAGGTCGCAGAAGCTGCCAAGAAAGCTGAGGCGGAAGACGTCCTCAAGAAACTGCTCGCTGAAGGTATGAGTACGGACGAGATTTTGGAAAAGCTGAAGTAAGGTATCATCATAATAAAAAGCCCGACTTCCCTACTACTGGGATGCCGGGCGTTTAATTTGCGTTGCTTTTTACGACATCCTGTGATACACTCTTATAAAAGGAGTGTTGAATCATGGAAAATAACAAAAAGTACATACCTCACGTTGAAATTTCGACATATAACCTTGAACTGCCTAAAAGGCAACCGCCGCAGAACACTTACACATACTCTCCTGGAAGTTCTAATAGAACTCATGGTGGATCGTATATAAGAAATAGGGATAGACACAATGGAAATGGAGGGTCAAATGACGGAAATAATCAAGCTGATAAATAATGTTGAAACGCTATTTAACGTGTTTGTTCCGGGGGCTTTGTGTGTTTGGTTCTACACAAAATTATCCATAAAGAAAATTGAATATCAAGGTTTTCTTGCACTTAGTATTGCCTTTGGATTCACTATTAAGTATTGTGTCGATTACATAGACCATTTACTTGGCAGATGGGTAATTATTGGTTTTCCTATCGTTATCGTGTATGTGTTTGTTGGTCTTGTTGGGGCTTCCGTGTTTTATAAAGCTAAGAATTCGATTCCAGTGCGTAAGTGGTTTGGTAAACATCTTGGATATGATACTGGCGATAATATTTGGACAAGACACATCGACTTCCATGGGCAAACCGATGCAAGACTTTACATGGATGATGGTTCCTATATTTACGGTACAATCGAGAGTGTAGATAACGATTACATCGTTTTAACTTATCACGCAACGGCATCGGAACCGGTTGGAAAAGAAATGGATGCTGCTGTTGATAATTTGAACGATGATACTGCAATGTGTATCCCAATGTCTCACGTAAAACGATTCGAGTTCATGTACGACAATCTGGATTCCGAAACTGCAAAATACGTTCTGCGTTAAAATGAATACGACCACTACCCTGCTACTTTGTGTAGCAGGGCTTTTCTTTTACCACTCGTATCCACAGTTTTTACACTTGAATTGTTTGCCGGGCTTTCTGCTTGCCCAGCCCCATATTGCTACATCGATCAGATTTGTATTTTATAATCGAGGTGATTAAATTGAAAATTGAAATTGACGTAAAAGAATTCGCCACCCTTCTTGACTATCTCAAAGGGCAGCGAGATCCGACTTATAATGTAAAGAATTTTGCTGACGCAATTCTTCTGAATGTGTCTAACAAGTCATCCGAACATTTTAATTGTCATACTTGAGATATCCGGCTTTTTCGAGAGCAGTAGCCAGTGCTTTGGTCGCATCAGACACAGCATGAGTGTATGCTGCGGCAACCATAGCAGTGTAGGACATTTCCTTGTTCTCTTTCGAAGACAGTTCTTCTGCGAACGCACGAGCGTTGTTTTCGAGTTCAGAATTTAGAATCTTGTTAAACTCTTCTCTAGTCATTGTAGCCTCCTCCTTTCTTCTAGTCTTTATTTAAGTCTACCATAAAAAGACAAAATGTAAAGAGAACGGGAGGTCACATTTGGTATAGAATATTAAAACTCATACCCACATGCTTTACATTTAAACTGCTTATGTGCCTTTCTCGACCATACGCCCCAAACCGCTATATCCACAGTCTTGTCAAAGCCGGAGATTTTCTCTAAGTCAGGGCAATGACACACTGGGCAAGTGGGCTTGTACTGAGCGAGACGAGCTTCTTCGGCTAAACGGCGACGTGTATCTTTATCAAAATCAATTGCTCTTAATCGTGCCGATTCTCTTTTAAATGTTTCTTGAGGAGGATTTGGCTGTGGACAATCTTTCATCCACGCTTCTTTTTCTTCGTCAGTTTTTTTATTCCAAGAATAAGGGAAAATTGTATGGCTTGAACAAAACGGGCAAAAATACGAATTATCTATATACTTATCACAATACGGGCAGAAAAATACTTTACTCATATCTTCTCTCCTCAAAATGATATTAACTTTCTTTTCTGCTGATAAATATGGTATAAAGTCAGATATGTTCGCATCCATTCAACGAGAATGGGCAACCCTAGAAAAAGTTTTCAAGGCATATACGGCATCTCTTAATGGTGCGAAGTTCTCTATTTCAGATTTTAACACAGCGTTAGCACAAAGTAAAGCCAAAGCAGAGCAAGAAGGAGAGGCAGTTGAAGGGTTGACCTTGAAGATGGTCGCACTTCGTGCAGGAGCGATGCTTCTCAATGTTGCGCTGAATGCCGTCGTAAGCACAGTTGCTAACTTTGTTATCACAAAATTCAATGAGTGGCGCACTGCTATTGAGACCAATGCCCAGAAGTCTAAAGAACTTTCCTCTTCTATGACCGACTTGATTTCTCAGTATAAAGAGCTGGGAGATAAGTCCGGCTGGGATACGGACGATTTTGCACAGGCAAAGGATTTGAATGCAGAAATTCTTGACCTGTTAAAGAACCAGTCTGCTGAAATGGATGAAAAGCTTCGTAAGCTTGACCTTGAGAATGGTAAGTATCAGGAACAGATTGACCTTCTGAACGAACTCTCAATTTCTACACTAACACAGAATAAGGCCGATCAAGGTAAATTACTTGAGCAAACCGCAAAAGGAAAGTCTAGCGGTCAGTATGTTATCGGTGATTCCTCGGATACCGATATGGCGAATGCTCTTGGCGGCAAGTTTGGTGGTTCTCTTGATAGTAATACTGGTGTGTTTAATTTTGGTGGGTTTGACCCTAATGACGCAGACTCTATTCTTGCCTACTATGATAAGCTGAGTAATGCTCTGGATTATCTGGGTAGCAACTATGATTCTGCAACTCTTGAGGCATCAAGTCTGTATAACCAGTTAAAGTCTGAGAAAAATGCTATTGAAGATCAAGCAAACGCATATCGTAGTTCTTCCGATACGTTAAAGGAAGTTATTGCGGCGCAAAAGCTGTCTTCTACGTCTTCTAAGCGTTCCGAGGAAGATATCAAAGCCGTTATAGATGCTCTCGAAGGACTAAAGGGTGCTTATGGTGGTGTTACATCTGGCAACCTTGTTAGTTTCCTGAATGGTGATAAGAAATTAGGGGGTACATACGCAGATGCGTTAAATCAGTTGAAAGAAGTAATGCTGAATCTCGGATTTGAGGATAATACTTCTGACGCACAGGCTTTTGTCGATGTACTTGTTCAGCTCGGAATTGTTTCTTCGTCCTCCGCTTCTAAAGTAGATGGATTGTCGGAATCTACATCTGCCGCCGCAGATCAACTCAAAGAAGCAACTGGTGGCCTTGATAAGATTCAATCTGCTTATAGTACGTTAAGTGATGTTGTTGATGAGTACAATGAAAATGGTTATTTGACCGTTAGCACTCTTACTGATCTCATCAACCTTGGCCCTGAGTATTATGACTGTCTAGTTAATGAAAGTGGTCAGCTTGCAATCAATACAGAGAACATCAATACGATGGCTGACGCCTATTATAAGATGGCAAAAGCTGCGTTGTATGCTCAAGCTATTGAATCTCTGAATGCAAACACGAACACCTATGCAAATGCAAGTAAGTTCTTATCTCAAGCACAACAAGAAGTCAAAGATATGAAATCTCTGCTTTATACGGAGGGTCAGCGTCTTATTGACGAGGGTGGTTTGAGTGGCGATGCTCTTACAACTCAGGTTCAGGCACAGCAACGAATCATCAACACTTATAGTGCCATGATGGACTTGTTGGACAAGACTCATGCTCAGAGTGCTGAGAACCAGTTTAGGAATCCGAAAGATAAAAATAGCAATAAATCTTCTGGTAGCAAGGATAACGAGGATAAGATGACCGATGCGGTCAGTGCATGGAAAACTTTGTCCGCTGCCATGGAAGAATATAATCAGTATGGTAATCTTTGCATTAGTACATTGAATGACTTGCTGGGTCTTGAAGACGACTATACTTCCCTGCTTACAGAGCAGAATGGGAAGATGTCTATCAACACGACTGAGTTTAAGAATTTGATGTTTGCTCAGATTGCCCAGGCTAATGCTACTGACGAGTCTGGAAAGAGTGCTGCGGAACTAAAGCGTATTCTTCAGTATGTTGATGAAAATGTAAAGGGAGATACCATCTCCTTTGAGCAACTTACTGATGCCATTGAGGGTTACGGCACCGCAATGGATAAGGCAAAACAGAAGACGGACGCTATAAAATCCGCATTTTCTGGGCTGTCAGAAGTCATGAATAACAAGACCGATCGGAACAATCCGTTTGGTCTGCTTGATTCTGATGATGTGGAAAAGCAGCACGAAGCATTATTGCAGCTTGCTAAAAACACAGATGTATTCAAGAGCGAGGCGTACAATCCTGAAACTGGAGAAGTTGATTTTAATAGCGATGCATTTAAGAAATCTGTTATTGGATATCTGAACAGCATGGCAGACGCTGCCGCGAAAACCGGTGGTGCCGGTGCTAAAGCTATTGAGAAAAATTGGCGCGACGCAGCTAAAGCAATTGCAGATGGAAAAATTAGCGTAGAGGAATTCTATAATGGACTTGGATATTCTCTTGAGAAGGCAACTAAGGAAATCGATGATTTCCAGAGTGGCTTTTCTGATATCACTGATATTGTAGATGAATACAACCTCTATGGTGGATTAAGTATCGACAATTATCAAAAGCTGATGGCACTCTCCCCTGAGTATCTTTCTTGCTTAAAGCTTGAAGGTGACCAGCTTGTGTTTAATGAAGCAGCTTATAAGCAACTACTCATTGATAAACTCAATGAGATGATTACGACCTATGAGCAGACAGATGCAACAAAAGCATTAGCCGACAGACTGAGAGAACTTCGTGATGGTCTTTTGAACTCCAAAACCGGATTTAAAGATGCAAAAGATGCTGCCGAGGAATTTAAATCCGCAATGTCTGACCTGAAGGAAATACTTTCTTCCGTATTATCAATATTTGAAAAGTTCAATGATAACTCCAACAACGACCTCAAAATTTGGGGCGATGTGATGAATAAAGTCATTGACAAGCGGATTGAGGCTCTGAATAAGCAGAAGGAAGCTCTGGAAGAAAATAATGAGGCTACTGAACGCGCCATTGAACTTTCCAAGGCACAAGATGCTCTCGCCCGCGCCCAGCAACAGCGCACGACCCGTGTGTACACTGAGAATGGCTACGAGTGGCAGGCAAACGCCGAAGATGTGCGTACTGCACGCGAAGATCTTGCTGATAAGCAGCGCGAGTGGAACAAGAAGGATGCTGAGAAGGCAATTGACGACCAGATCAAGAAGTACAACGAGTTCAAGGGCAAGTTGTCTGAGGTCATGGATGATATCGGCAAGAGCTGGAAGGATTACCAGAAGGAGCTTGAGTATACCGCACAGATTCAGAAAATGAGCCTGTCTGATATGGAGGGCTCGCTGGATAGCTACCATAATAAGATTATTGCAAGTCTGAATACCGGTAGCGCGATTACTAGCATCCAGAATCTGATTACAAACCTCGAGTCGCTCATCAATACACTCACGAAAGTGAATAGCCTGTATTATGCGATTAAGACTGGTGAGTACAAAGATCTCGGCACAAAAGGTCTGTGGAACACGATAAAAGGATTCTTCAATAAGGGTGGCGAAGAGGCGGCTGCTGAATCTGGAAAAACTGTCGAAACATTCTTCGAGAAATTAAGTAGCAAGGTGCAAACCTCTGGAAACGGTCTTATTGATAAGTTCAAAGGAATCTGGGAAGTTATCAAAGCTGGTGCTCAAAATACATTTAGAGGTTCTGGCGGCGGTATTGTCTCCACTGTTATAGATGGATTCAAAACAATCAGTAATGCTGTCAGTAAGAGCAAAGTTGGTTCCACTCTTATTAAAGGTGCCGGAAAACTAGTCACTGGTGCTGGCGGACTTATCAAGAGTGCCGTTGGTGCCATAGGTGCTGCTGGTGCTTCTGCGATTCCTGTTGTTGGTGCTGTAGCCGCCACTGCTGGACTTGCTATTTATGGTACTGCGAAGAATTATAAACACCAAAAAGAAATCTGGTCTAACAAAGAAGATGGTTTTGGCAAGAAGGCAATAAAGTCCGTTGCTACATTCATCTGGGATACCAGTCCTATTGGTGCGGTTGTAAATCTGTGTAAGGATATTTTCGGCAAGAGCAAAGAAACCGCTGAAAATACAAAAGATACTGCGAATAGTAGTTCTGAAACTGCCGAAAACACAAAGAAAGCCACCGGCATCACGAATCTTACGATAAATGCCACACAGGGCACTATAGGCGAGGAGAATAAGACAGAGGAGAATGCGCCAGAAGAAAAGAAACAGTCCGCATGGGATAAATTCTGGGGTTCTAAGTTCTGGTTCTGGAACTGGGGCAAGAAGGCATCCGGTGATAAGAAGATCAAACACAGCGGTACTTATAACGTTGATGAAGTTGGCCCTGAAATGCTGGTACGCCAGCCTGCTTCTGGTCGTTATACATATCTTGAGACTGGCGATGGCGTTATTCCTGCTGATATTACCTCTCGCCTGTTTGAGATGGGCGGCAATCCTGATAAATGGTTTAGTGACCAGTTAGCAAAACATGGTTCTGCTTCCATGATTCAAAGCCGTAGCTCTGGCGGTATTTCCCTGTCTATTGGTGATGTGAATGTAAACAATCCTGTTGGCGATAGCGACGCACTGGCTCGTGAGCTGGTAAATCGTCTGCCGAATAAGGTTGTACAGGAACTAAATAGACGTTAAGCAAAAATAAATACGAAGTATACTTGGCTCAGGGTGGGTTGGGTAGGTTGAGACTGAGTATACATATTATAAAGGGAGGGACGAGATGTCACAAAATAGTCAAGATGCAATTGACGTATTGAGCAAAGTTATTGTTGATACGATCGACAAAAAGCTCGATAGCGCAAGTTTTGATAAATCGCAGACTGGCGTGGTAACTGCGGTGAATGGGAATACATACACGATCGCGGTGTTTGGAAGCCAGTACAATATTACTTCTGACCAGATTTTTACTGTTGGACAGAGTATTGTTGTGACTGCACTGCAGGGCGATATGAAGTGGCTGGTATGTTCCCCCGATAATGTTGGTACAATGAAAACAGTGGACAGCAAGGTCAAAGTAGTAGGAGACCAGTTATCTTCTTTTATTGATAAAGATTTTGCAGATACGGTAGACCGTATTGACCAGATAAAAGACCAAGTTGATAATTCGTTTATGAGCTGGTTTTATGATGGTGAGCCGACTTCGCAGAATATGCCAGCAAAGAACTGGACGACAGAAGACGCGAAGAGACTTCATATCGGTGACTTATATTATGACACCACGAGTGGATTTTCTTATGAGTGGTTGTTTAAAAACAATGCATACTCATGGCAAAAAATAACGAACAGTGGAATTCAGGAAGCCTTGAAGAACGCAAGTAAAGCACAGGACACAGCGGATGGCAAACGCCGCGTGTTTTATGATACTCCGTCCCCTCCGTATGACAAGGGTGATATGTGGACACAAGGCAATGGCGGAGATATTCTGATTTGTCAAGTGGCGCGTGTTATTACAGATTCCTATAACAGAACCGATTGGGCTGTTGCCTCGAAATACACGGATGACACAGTTGCAAATCGCGCCGAAGAGAAGGCAGATAACGCACAAAGCTCTGCAGACAAAGCGAACAATGACCTTGCTACTTTTAAAACAGAGTATGATTCTGATTTAAAGGTTACGAAAGAACAAATAGAGGCTCGTGTGACTGCCACAACGTATTCTGAAGATATGTCTGGTTTGAAGGAGCGCGTTTCTACTGCTGAATCAAAAATCACGCAGACTGAAAAGGATATCACGCTGCGTGCTACAAAAGAGGAAGCACAAGACTATGCTACAACTGCTGAGTCTAATGCAAATAAAAAACTGGAATCGTACATTAAAGTTGCGAATGATAAAATTGAATCAAAAGTATCAAAAACAGATTTCAACGGGAAAACTGTATCTTCCTTGATAAATCAGGATGCAAATTCAGTAAAAATCAAAGCAGACAAGATTGAACTGACAGGTGCTGTAACGATTCAGAACGGAAAGACGGTTATTGATTCAGACACCATAAACAATAGTATCACGGAAATTGACGGCAGTAAAATTACCACTGGAACAATCGATGCCGAGAGGTTGAATTTGAGTGGTGATATCACTATGGGCCCAAATGGAAAAATTGTTATTGGTGATAATGTTATCACATCAGATAAAATTGCACAGGGAACAATTTTCAAGCTTCTTTGGCAAAACGACTCTAATGCGGAGTTTGCTCCACAAGACATCACATTGAGTGGTTGTGCAGAATATTCGCAACTTCTTTTTGTGTTTAATGGTTACTGCAAAACTGACGAAACAAAAACAAGCAATCCGGGAGAATTTGACGAGACAACTTATATTTATAAGTATACCACCAGAACATCGTTAGTTGTTCCGCTTACATATAATATGCGGGCTAGCGCACTTTTGGAAAGTGTTTATTCGGTGTTTATTAGTTTTCCGCTTGCTGCGTTTGTTAATTTTATCACTTCGAATAAAAACATCTATAGTTTTGATTTACAAAGCGGAAGCGCAAACTCGGGTTATCGGTTGACGACTTTAAAATGGAGCAATTCTGACTTATGTATTTCGTTTGACGAAGCAGTCGTAAGCACAAGCGGTTTGTTTGGTTCAACAAAGACACGAAATGATTGTGTTGTGCCGTATCAAATCTACGGAATTAAATAAATTTAATTTTGTTTTAAAATTACAAATAAGCTTTTGAAAAATAAATCAGTAAAGGAGGCGTTAAATTGGCAAAACCGATAATTTCAAAATTCTCAGTAATAGATGCAGCGCAGAAAAACGTTGTACGTTACACCTGTTATGATGACACGGTAAATGAAGTAGAGTATGTGATCTATGATAATGCCTCCGGTAACATCATTATTGATAAAGCTGTAAATACAAGCGGGGCATCTTCGATACGGACATTTACGTTACCAGCAGGTCTTGTGCATAACAGACTACTCCCCTACTATCTCAAAATTGCAGTAAAGAACCAGAGCGGCAAGAAAAGCGATTTGAGCGATGCCGTTCTTTTTTATTGTCATGAGAAGCCGGTACTGAAGTTTACGGACGTTGATTCAAGCACTGTAACAACGATTCCATTCCCTGCGTTTTCTTTTGATACTCAGTACAAAAATATTGAAGACCAAGGTGAGACGCTGAGTTTATATAAATATCAGCTTTATGACGGAGATAAGAATCTGCTTTATGAAGAGACACACTACGGTTCTATTGCGCACAGCTTCAATGTAGAAAGTCTTGATAACAACAAGGTCTATTATGTGCGGGCGACCGGAGAGACTGTGAATGGCTATTTGCTGGATAGTGGCTTTTGTGCGTTTAATATTGCGTACAACGGTCAGGCTCAGAACCTTGAAATCTTGGCAGAGAATAAAAAGAGAGAAGGACAAATCAAGCTTTCTGTTGCTATGACCACAGAAGCGCAAGACAACTTTGATTTGATTCGTGTCAAGCGTAGAGAGGTTGGTAAGTACGAGTGGACAACGATTTATGAGAGGAATATCAAAAACATCATCGGTTCCATCTCGTTTGTTTGCTATGACAGATATGCTCGTGGCAGAAAGACTATGTATCAATATATGGCTGTTCCTGTTGTAGATGATATTGAACAGGAGTCTGTATCCACGAAGGTTGTCAGCGAATTTGATGGCGCGTGGTTGATGGATAAGGATATTTCGTATTATGTTGGTCTTGAGCCGAAAGTAACTGGTGTGACACGCAATCAGGAAGCCGCAGTAGAAACTACGCTAGGGAGCAAATATCCTATCGTATTCTATGGCAGTGAAGCGAATTATTATAGTGGTAATTTTTCTGGTGTTATCATCAAGTGGGATCAAGCCAGAGATATGTTTGATTTTGATGGTTCTGTAGACTACCGAGAGACTTTTATTAACTGGCTGACGAATAAGAAACCAAAGGTTTTGAAAATGTATGATGGCCGTGCGTGGCTGATGAATGTGAACGGAAATATCCCCTACTCAGATGACGAGCATCCTGATAAAGTAGAGATATCGTTTGATTTTATTGAAACCGGCGATTTAAATGATGGAAACGACATGAAGAATGCAGGATTGATTTAAGGAGGTGGGCCATGACTTACTTACCAACAGAAGAAGATCTGGCCTTACTGAAAAGCCGATCAAAAAGACTATATTGCCGTATTGAATTACTGAATAAAGAATATCAAATCATCGACATGATAGAAGGATTAGCATTAAGTGGGTCAAATTCTATCGATGCAGAGTCAGACACCCGGCGAACGTTTAATCTTGATATTTTCCCTAAAAAAGGCTTCTCTATTTCTCAGTTTTCTACCGAGGAGTGGACTAGCAAAATGCTGCGACTTCGAATTGGTATGAAAGCTCCAACAAGTGAAGTATTGATTGCTCCCGATGGTGTTGCCCTTACTGAGGGAAGAATAGAAAACATTATAAAAACCAATCCGTTCTATATTTTGAAAAAAATGAAATTAAAAAGAATGGTATGGAAATATCAGCTTGGCGGTTATGCACAGTATGGAAATATTGATAATATAAACCGTCAGCGTATTATGTGGACAGATGAAAACAAAACAAGATATGCTGATTTTCTTAAAGAGCAAGGCGAAAGCGGCACATATTCCACAGTTCTTGGTAGTGTTACTGGGTACGAGTTTAATAAAAATGAGTATCAAATCGCGTACACGCCACTGCTTGTCAATGCGGACGGTATAATTATTCCGTTATTGGAAAAAGATATTGCTTCATATCTTAAATCGATTTTTAATGCAGCATGTAGTTCTATTCAAAAAGATGCCACAACGCTACAAAGTAAGATACTGGAATTGGACGCCATTGGTATTGATTGTACCGTATACGGGAACAAGATTCGTGTGAAAAACATGATAGCCGCTGTTGAAGGTGGTGTACACAATGGCAGCACATTGACTGCCGCTGACGTTGCTGCTATTTCTGGTTGCGCCAAAGAGGAGTTAGAAAAATATTTCCATGGTACAAGTAAATATCTTGGTCTTTCTATGCATGACATTCAGGGCACGCTGTGGGAACTGAAAGATGGATTAGATCAGATACACGATTTCTACTATGATTTGCTTTCTGGGCAGTCAAAAGCTCGTGCTGGAACGAACTTTGTGGATACGGATGGCGTGCATTGGTATGGTGCTGGTGTATATGCGATACAGCAGAACGGATACAGTTACAATGCCACAACGAACAAACTGAGTCTTTCTTGTCTTGATATGACAAGTTTACTGGACGGTACACTTGGCGGAACACTGACTGGATACGCAACACGTATTCCGATGTATGACCGCAAGCTTGTAGTTGAGAACGGAGTTAAATATTACGAAGATGATAAGAAGAAGCCGCATTATGTTCGTGATTCTATCAAAGAAACATTCGAGCTTTCGGGGCTGACAAAGAGCATGGTAGACTACTGGGTGCGGCGCATCCCGCACGATTTGGAATATAACACCGGCACGACTATCTGGAATATTTTGACGGAGCTGAGAGACCTGCACTTCCCTTTCGAGATGTATTTTGACGACGACACTTTTGTGTGCAAGGAGATTCCGTCCGGTTATGACGACCCTGTTGTTTTGGACGAAGATACTTTTAAGAGTATGGTTATTAGCGAAGATGCAAATGTTGACTACAGCCAGATCCATAACTGTGTAGAGGTGTGGGGCGCATCGAACTCCAGCGACTATTTCTGCAAGGACAAGCTTGAAGGGACTGATCCAGATGGTACAGGTGAGGTTGTATATTGTAAAAAGGGTACAAAAGAGTGGAATGATGTTGTTGTGTTGCTTAAAAACAACGAGCTGAATATGGGCTACAATATGAACCCGAATGATACAGGCGCATCCATTTTGCTACTGAAGTTAAAGCAGGCATCTATCAGCGACGGCACGAAATTTTCGTTTATTTGTCCTGAAGATATTGCGATAGACGCACGAATCTGTGTTGAAAACATTGTTACGACGATTAAACCAAACCCGAACGGAGAGGGAGAGTACCAAGAGACAACACGCGCAGTGTATGGCCCCATGATGTTGTTCAAGGCTGTTACAAACGAGGATGGAGAGGATGAGCCGGAAGACACCTCTCTGCTCAAGAAGGGACGTTATTACGTTATCAAATATGGTGAACACTGGTTAAATCAGGCAACTGACGGCGCATTCGTATATAAATTCAACGCACTTACGGGCAAATACGAAAAAGAACAGCGTGACCCGCAGGTGCGTTACTACCCGAAACAAGTTTATAATCCATCCACGAAACATTACGAAACAAAATACATAAAGTACGATCCAGTCACTGATAAAGAAACCGAGCTATCAGACCCTGCTCTTCTTGTTGAGAGCCGGGTCTATTTTATTGGGCAGTCTCAATCTCACGCTATGACAAAATTCGTAGATGCGATGCCTAGTACTGAACAGATTGCGGCGGATAAGATTGCCGAAGCGTGTGACAACCTTGAATACGTTGTTGTGAACGACCCGAACCGTACTGATGACTTATATAACAGTCGTTTGACGATTGACAAGATTGGACGCAGAAACCTTGTGTGTTCCGGTAGCGAGTACGAAGGATATACCTCGGACGAATCTGCCATGACTGTATGCAAGTACATGCTATGGAAGAATTGCCGATTGACGGACTCTATTACATTAAACATGCATATGATCCCATGGCTTGATGTGAATGAAAAGGTAAAATATGCCGCGAAATATTTAAAGTCTGATATTGCGGTTGAATGGATCATTAAAAAAATAGATAAGAACATTGGAGAAGGCACAATGAATGTTACGTTGAGCCGCTATTATCCATATTATCCCTATATTACCTACGAGAACGTACTTAAAGGAAAATATACCGATAATACGGTGACTTAATAAAATGAGAGGAGTGAGTAGATGGCATTATCATTTAAAGAATCCAAACGGATGGCAGACGAAAGCCCTGTCATGACAATGGAAGCGACCATGGAAGAGGCGCGTCCGGTAGTCGATTATGATGAAGATATTGCAACCTTTGATGTAGGCGACCAGAGCTTCACCAGAAGCGGCAACTATACATGGTATGACACCTTCTCGGATAATGATTTTTCTACGGTTGATACCAATAAAGAAATCACACTGAGTCCGACTCAGGTAAATATCACACAGGAAAACAACAGTCAGGTCATTCCGTTTGAGATGCCGCGTTATTACGATGGTGTTGACTTAATGACCATGACGATTCAGATCCACTATGTTAACGCAAACAATGCAGAGAACTATGCCGCACCTATCAATGTGAGCTATAGCAGTGAAAAAATCCGATTCTATTGGATGGTAAGTGACTACGCCACTGTCAAAGAGGGTGTGCTGAAGTTTGAGATCATGGCAACTGGTGCAATTACTGTACCGAGCAGCGGTGAATCGAAGAATTATCTGTGGCGTACAAAGCCGAATGAAAAGCTGAATGTCTTGAAGTCCCTGACCGGCACCGCAATGAATGACCCGACTGGCGATGACTGGTATACACAGTTCTTGTCTACCATGAGCCAGAAGGTTGGTGAAGCACAGACTGCAGCTGCAAATGCCGCTCGGAGCGCAAAAGAAGCACAGGATGTTGTAAATGGTTTGTCTGATACACTGGCAAATTACTACACCAAGGAAGAGGTTGACGGGTTTAATACCCTGCTCCGTGGGGAGATTGCTAAGGTTGATGGTCTGGCAAAGTTTGATGTGCAGTATGACGCTAAAACACAGACGATCAAATTCCTGAATGGCAACAAGGTTATTAAGACCATTACCCTGAATACGGACCCGAGTGCTGATTGGGTGACTGCTTATAATAAGACCGTAGAGGCTAAAATTGATGAAAAGCTGTCTCCCGTCAAGACTGAGTTGACTGAGTATAAAACCAGTAATGATGCCGCCGTACAGGCTTTGCAGAATAGTGTTGGCAATCTGCCTGAGACGCTGCAGAGCGATTACTACAACAAGACAGCAGTTAATAAGTTGCTGGAAGCAAAGGCCGAAAAGAGTAGCGTTGACACTGTGGCGAATGACCTGACTGTAGTGAAAAATACTACAGCCGGCCTACAGGGCTCTATTGACACTATCAACAGTGACATTTCTGATATTCAGGAGCAGCTGAAGAACGCAAAGCCCGACCCGAACTCTGGTCGCGAGTACGATATTACATACGAAGATTCTAAGCTGAGCCTGCTAGAGAATGGCACAGTGAAAACTCAGGTCATTATTGAAGGCGGTGGCGGTGGTGGCGGAAACTCCAGCGTTATCACCATTGAGCGTTTGGATGGTTCTGCGTTAACTGTTATTGCAGGCGACCCAGCTATTATCAATTATAAGTTCACTTCTGTGGATAACTCTGGTGACGATACCGGCTCTGCTACTGGCGTTTGGTATGTTGGTAACACAAAGGTTGGCACACAGACTATTATTCAGGGTAAGAACAGCTTTGATATTACCCAGTATCTGCACAGCGGCGATAACACCGTCAAGTTGCAAGTAACTGATAGCGTGGGCAGTATTGGAACAAAGACATGGACAGTCAATGTAGTTGAGTTCTATCTTGAGAGTACTTTTGATGATACGCTGGTTTATAATGGCGAGGTTACTTTCCGCTATACTCCGTATGGCAATATTTCCAAGACTATCAACTTTACGATTGATGGAAAGGTTCTTGGTTCTACCACGACCGCTGTTACTGGTAGGCAGATGACTTATGCCATCCCGGCTCAGATTCATGGCGCACATCTTGTGGAAGTTTCCATGACTGCCGAAATCAATGGCAAACAGGTCACCAGTAATAAAATCGCCAAGGATATCATGTGGGCGACCGAGGGGAATACAACTCCTATTATCAGTTGCGCCACAAAAACAGCAAGTGCAAAGCAGTACAGTAATGTTGCAATTAACTATACCGTTTATGACCCTTCTAGTTCTACGACCACTGTAACACTGGAGGTTGATGGTGTAAAGAATGCCACTCTGACTGTTGGTCGCACTATGCAGACTTGGACTTGGAAATCCGCAAACATCGGCGCTCATGTGCTGAAAATTGTATGCGGCTCTGTAAGCAAGACAATCAATGTTACCATCGAGGAGCTTGGTATTACCATTGAGCCTGTCAAGACGAATCTGGCATTTGATTTCAACCCTGCGGGCAAGACAAATGCAGATGAAACTCGACTATGGACGGATGGCAATAACAGCCTGACTGTCAGCGATAACTTTGACTGGTCTAATGGCGGTTATCAGTTGGATGAAGATGGCGATACTTACTTCTGTGTTAAAGCAGGCACGACCGCAACTATCAGCTACAAGCTCTTTGGCAATGATGCAAAAAAGCTGGGCAAGAATTTCAAACTTGTGTTTAAGACTACAAACGTCAAGAACTACGATGCTACGGCACTAACCTGTCTGAATGGCGGCATTGGTTTGAATATTCAGGCACAGAAAATCACACTAACCAGTGAACAGAACAGTATTTCTCTGCCGACCTGTGAAGATGATTTCATGGAGTTTGAGTTCAATATTCTGCCCGATAGTCAGTATAAGGAAATGGTTTTGTGGCTGGACGGTATTCCCTGCCGTGTTGAGCTGTATGATGCAAGCGATAACTTTACACAGACATCTCCTGTCGGCATTACGATTGGTTCTCCTGATTGCGACGTACAGGTTTATCGCATGAAATCTTACATGATGAACCTAACAGACGACGAAATTCTTGACAACTTTATTGCAGATGCAAAGAACGCAGAGGAAATGATTGAGCGCTACACCCGCAATGATATTACGGACGTGAGCGGTGAGCTGAATCCTGACCTGCTTGCTGAGAAGTGCCCCGACCTGCGCATCATCAAGATCTCTGCGCCGACCTTTACGACCGGCAAAAAGAACGAAGTGCCGAACACGACTATTCAGCACATTTACAAGAATGGTCGCGCCGTGGAAGACAACTGGATTGCCACTGGTTCTCATAAGGGACAGGGCACCAGCTCTAATGCTTATGGCGAATCCGGCCGCAATATTGATATCGACTGCTCTGGTGGTTTTACATTTGGTGATGAGACCACCGGCAGCAAGTATGCATTTACAGAAAACAGCGTTGGCGAGAAGTATTTTAACATCAAAGTCAATGTTGCCTCCTCTGAGAACGCAAACAACGCACTGCTGGCCGATGAGTTCAACGAGTTTAACCCGTACATTCGTCAGGCTCGCAAAGATAACCCGAAGGTGCGCGATACCATGGCATTCTATCCTTGTGTTGTGTTTATTCAGGAGACCGACACTACGAACGCGACTGTCTTTAAGGATGGTCAGTGGCACTTCTATGCTTGTGGCGATTTTGGCAACTCCAAGAAGAACAGTGACACCATGGGCATGGACCCGAATAATCACAAGGAAGTTATCATTGAGATCGACAATAACACCGATGCACAGACCCGCTTCCTGAGTGGCGATTTCTCTGAGGAAACTTGGGATGGTGATCACAGCTTTGAGTTCCGTTACATCAATAAGAATTGCACTGAGCAAGAAATTCAAGACGCAAAGAATGCATGGATTCGTGTACAGAACTGGGTCGTGAACGCGGACGATGAGGAGTTCAAGAAGAACTTTGAGAATTACTTTATCAAGGATTCTACCCTGTTCCACTATCTGTTTACCGAGCGCCACACCATGGTTGATAACCGTGCTAAGAACGTATTCCCGCACACGACAGACCTTGTGCACTGGGATTTCTGCTTTGACTACGATAATGATACTGCTATGGGCAACGATAACGAAGGTGGTCTGACCCTGAGCTACGGCTACGAGGATGCGGACACCATCGGCACAAAGAGCGTGTTTAACGCACATGATTCCAAGCTGTGGTGCAAGATTCGTGACCTGTTTGCGGATGACCTTGCAAAGATGTTCCTGAATCGCGAGAGTGCTCTAGCATGGAGCGCAAATCGTATCCTAAAGAAGTTCGAAGATTATCAGGACGTAAAACCTGAGAAACTCTGGATCATGGATATGCGGCGCAAGTATTTCCGTACTTACGAGGACAACGGCACGACTAGCTATCTACCCATGATGCATGGCAACAAGCGCCATCAGCGGCGTCAGTTTCAGCGTTATCAAGAAAAATACATGGCATCCAAGTACACAGGCACTGCTTGCACCTCTGATGATATGACCATTCGTGGTTATACTCCGACCAACTGGACAGGCGTGAAGCCTGATGGTACTTTCCATATTGTCCCCTACGCTGATACTTATGTCTCTGTGCGGTATGGTTCTAACCCTGTAAAGTTGCGTGGTAAGCGTGGTCAAACTTACGAGATTCAGTGCCCGATTGCAGCCATGAATGATACCGAAGTTTACGTTTACAATGCTTCCATTATCCAGAGCATTGGTGATATCTCTGGCTTCTATCCCGGCTATGTTGATTTCAGTCATGGCGTAAAACTGACTGACCTGAAGATTGGCTCCGCCGTCGATGGTTACAAGAACACAAACATGACTGACTTCGCGGTTGGTAACAATACGCTGCTTGAGCATTTGAACCTGCAGAATGTGCCGAACCTGAAGAAGTCCATCAGTCTGACTGGCTGTACGAATCTGGAAGAGTTCTATGCTGGCGGTTCTGGTATTACTGGTGTCGCGTTTGCTAAGGGCGGCAAGATCAAGAAGGCCGAACTGCCTGCGATTGCAAGCCTGAGCGCTAAGAACCTGAATTACCTGACTGACCTGAAGATTACAGATTATAAGAACATCACCACTCTTACAGTTGAGAAGTGCCCGACAATCGACTTAACCGATATGTTAGCGAAGTGCACAAATTTGAATCGTGTGCGTTTGACCGGCGTTGATTGGCAGCTGGATGATACTTCCCTGCTGGATCGTCTGCTGAAGATGACCGGCTTGGATGAGAACGGCTATAACACTGACCATTCTGTTGTTGAAGGTAGTGTCCATGTTCCCATTATGCGCGAGCGTCAGTTGGCAGAATTTACGGCACAGTGGCCTGATTTGAATATCACTTATAACACGCTGGTTCAGCAGTTCAAGTGGACATTCGTAAATAAGGATGGTACTGTGTTGGATATTCAGTACATTGACAAGGGCGGCAAGGCAGTTGACCCTGTTACCCGTGAAGAGAATCCGATTCCGACACCTACTGCTGAGAGCACCATCTCTACGGACTTTACTTTCAGTGGCTGGGATACCGAGTTTACGACTGTTTTCAGCAATCAGACTGTTACCGCAACTTATACCGAGTCTGTACGTAAGTACACTGTTCGCTATATGAACCGTGGTGCTGTGCTGCAGGAAACTGTTGCCCCGTATGGTTCTATGGTGCTTTATACCGGCGACACTCCGACTTACACCTCTGAGGAAAGTGCATTTAAGTACTATCTGTTCAGCGGCTGGGACAAGGGCGGTTATGTTGTTGGTGATAAAGTCATCAATGCTGTTTATGACGTGTGTGAATATGTCTCTAACTACTTTGACGGCAAGGAAATCGGTCAACTGCGCCCGGTTGAGATCTATGCAATGAATAAGGTCGGCGTAGAACAGACTGTTGTTGAAGCAAAGGACGAGGTTACGATTCAGCTTGGCAATGACTTCTCTTATGATGATATCACTGAGAAAGTTTTGTTCAATGAGCCAAAGGTATTTGACGGAAAGACCTACGTTGATACAGACGTCACCCTGTTTGATGAGGATAGGGATTTTGTGCTGGCTATTGATTACAAGATAGACACGGCTAATGCAAATAACACTGTTCTGATGCAGTGCTTTGAGCAGAATGGCATGAACGGTATCAAGCTCTGGAATTCAAATGGTGTGAAGATGACATGGGGTATTGACTCCGCAAACGGCGCTTCTGCTGGTTCCCGTGATATGATCGTTATCCGACACATCAAGGGAGACAACGGGCTGTATGTCTATTCTTCTAATATTTATGGTTCCAGCATTTCCTACACAAAGATTTCCCGCACTCGTACTACTAAGACGAACGCCACATTGGTGTTTGGTTGTGCAAAGGCGGATGATGGCGCTTATGAGAGCTACGCTAAAGGTACGGTTTATTGGTCTAAGCTTTGGTATGCAGACCTTGGTGATGCCGCTTGCCGTGAGTTGGCCGCATGGACGCACGACACCCTGATTGTTGAGGTGGCAAGTTTTAAGAACTTCTATCTGAGCGACAATTCTAATAAGCGCTGCTCTATCACCTTCTTACAGAAAGATACGTTAGGTCAGGATATGCCCTTGAATAGCTCTTCTACAAATGCTGGTGGCTGGGGCAACACTTCTCTGCGTGAATATCTGGATTCTCGCTTGGTTGATGCACTCCCGATTGGCTGGAAGCAACTGGTCAAGAAGGTAAAGGTGCCGAGTTCTGCTGGTGGCAAGAGTAAGGAAATTGTGACATCTGATTGTTACTTCTTTATTCCGTCTGCGATTGAAGTGAGTTCTTCCATGATTGAAGAGCCGTATATCTACGAAGGCCAGACCATCAGCTATCTGACCGGCAATGAGTCCCGTATCAAGCATAATGCAAATGGCGAGCCCACAAAGTATTGGCTGCGTTCTCCGTTTGTCAATTACGACGGTTACTTCTACGCAATCGAAGAGACTGGCGAGTTGTATGGTTTCCATTATCCGTCTGAGTCGCTGGGCGTAACTGTTGAGTTCAGTATTTAAGGAGGTGTTGAGAGTGTATTACAAGGTACTTAAAAACGGTCGGGCGATCGATGCTCTTGACCACCTTCAGTTTGTAAAATATCAGCCGAAACATGGCATTATGGTGAACTGCACTGAAGATGATGCACAGGGTATTATCAGCAGCAATGGCAAGTACATCTGGCATGTAGATGGTTATTATTATATTCCTGTTGATGGTTACGATACCGTTGTGTTGCAGGAAATTGATAAATACGAATATGACCAAATCAAAGCCTTGGGTGGAACCTCGCCCGAGGCTATTATTGATGCTTATACTCTGACACTGATTGAAGGAGGGCTGTTATGAGCGAGGAGAAGAAATATAACGAGTTCGTTGAAAGTTTGCATCGACTCTATCATGACCATAAGGTACAGAATTCATTCTTAAAGAAGAAGCTCGATGAAGGGCGGATTTCTCTGGGTGAGTATGAGTATATCGTGAACGGAAAGGAGGTGTAAGCCATGTATACTTTTTTGATCAATGAGGATAACACTCTTACTGCGAGCTTGGTTGAGCGCATCATGGAACGGAGCAAGCTGGTAAACAACCTTCACTTCCTTGCAGACCAGACTTGGCAGGGTCTGAATATGGCGGATTATACCGTTCTGTTGGAGTATGTTTTGCCTGTAAGCAAACGCTATAAAACTGAAATTCTAACAAAATCGAATGAGCTGTACAAGAACAGATTGGAATACATTCTGCCTTTTGATACGAATCTGACCAGTGAACCTGGTGATATTCAGATGTGGCTGACATTTGCTACGGTAGACATGACAGAGAAAGGCCAGACAATCCAGCGTGTGCGTAAAGTTGGCCCTGGCGTAGTACATATCATCCCCATCGATAATTGGGCTGAAATGATTCCGGATGATGCTCTATTATCTCTGGATCAGCGCATTCTGGAGCTTATTGCTCTGAACAAGAGTATGTATGACCAGCTTAATATCGATCTGGATGGTAAGGCCGACAATATCAAATATCAGAATAACATCCTGCAGCTTACCTCGAATGGTAAGGAGATCGGCAATGCAGTCGAAATTGCAGGCGGCGGTTCTGGTGCAGACTCTCATACGATGCGGGTGGTTCCGTTCTAAGCCATCCGCTCTCTTAACAAGGAGGCAACGATGGCAAAAGAATATTCGAAACTCGGCTACGGCAATGACGAAGATATTGATGCTGCCATTGCTCTTGGCCTTATTGATGAACGAGATATGATCATTACAAAAGACACTTCTGAGATAAAGTATGTGCGTGATGATTTGTCCGTTCAAACGATTCGTCCGCGAAATTTAATGTTTAATACAGTCTCAGAAGCAAACAAGACTCTGAACAATTCAGAAGACTCGTATGCTGGACAGACTGTAATGATAAAAGACAGTAAAGGTAAGTATGCTCCGTGGGTCGTGCAGCAAAGTGCGTCCACGGGGCGCTTTTTAGTTGAGCCGTTTATTGTGAGTCAGACTAATTTCCAGTGGACGGAATTCTAAAAAGAAGGAGGAACAAATGGCACAAGTAAAATTTTCATACGGTACAAAAGCACGGTATGATGCCCTGTCCCCAAAGGATATGGACACGCTGTACTTTACGACCGATACATTGCAGCTGTTTAAGGGAACGGCTGAATATACAAAAACCTGTAAGATGGTTTCTGCTCTGCCGACGACCGGCCAGATTCAGGGTATTATTTACTTCCGCATGACGGATTATAGTATGCATATTTGGAACGGCGTGGAGTTTGTGCAGCTGAACAAAGCAACTGTAACAGAGATCCCGGCGGACGCAACGAATGAAGATGTACCGACCACTAAGGCCGTTGCTGATTATGTGAATGCCAAGATTGCGGCAGTGGAAGGTGTTAAAGGTAAGTTCGTTACAGATGTTACTTATAATGCTGGTGTGTTGAGTGTGGCAAAGGGTGACGAGCCTGTTGCTACTACCCTGACTGGCATTGTTCATGAGCCCACTTACGACGCAGAGACCCGTACTATTAAGATGCCCGTGTTTGGCGGCGATACCCTGACGATTGCGCTGGGTAAAGATATGGTGGTAAAGAACGGTACTTATAACACCAAGGACAAAAACATTGAACTGACACTTACCAATGGCGACGTCATTAAGATTCCTGTCGGTTCTCTGATTGATATCTATATTGGTGTGGGGACCCCGTCTGCTGAGGTGACTGTTTCCGCCGATAATAAAATCAGTGTTGCAGTGCGCGTTTCCGCAAAGGCAAATAACACATTGACTATTGAAGAGGATGGCCTGTATGTATCTGTGCCGGATGCATATACCAAGACTGAGGTTGATGCCAAGGTCAAGGCTGTTCAGGACGCATTGAATACTCATGCTAAGAATACGACTGTGCATATCACTGCCGCAGACCGTACTGCATGGAACGCAAAGGTGTCACAGACCGAATTGAAGAATTCTCATGACGATGCTGTTTCTGTGGCCGCTGCGGATGCTACTAAGAAGGCTGACGCTGCTCTTGCTGGGGCTAAAACCTATACAGATGGTTTGAATACCGCAATGGACAGCCGCGTGAAGGTGGTTGAGAAGGCTCTGACTTGGAAACCGATTGATGAAACCGGTGCAAGCGCTGAGACATAACAATCTAATATGAATCCCTGCACTCTGTAATGGAGTGCGGGGTTATTTTTTATCAAAAAGGAGTTTCTACGATGTCAAAATTATCTCTGCGCGAAATTGCGCAATCTCAGCTCGATTCGACTCCTGTAATTGATGGACAGCTTATTGTTTGCCTTGACACGGGAAACGCCTATCGAGATACTGCTACGGCTCACGTAAAAATCGGAAGCGATTTAGAGGTTGTGAGTGACTTACCATTGGCTCCTCTAGCCGAAAAACTTTATTACTTGAAGCCTGATAAACTGTATGTGTTCTTGGGTGGTAACTGGACATTGTTGAACGATAAAACCATCGATTTAGATAAAGCTATCGCAAAGCTGCCTGCCGGAAGTTCGACCGCTTTAAATGACGATGTGGAGATCATTACACAAGACACAGACACTACGCAGTCGCATTATTACCGGCGCAAGCTAGTAGTACTTTGGGAATACATCAAAACAAAGGCGCAGGATTTCTTTGCGGCGAAAAATCACAAGCACAGAAAAGCAGATATTACTGACTTCCCTGCCTCGATGCCCGCAAGTGATGTATATCCGTGGGCAAAGGCGGCAACGAAGCCGAGTTATACCAAGGCTGAGGTTGGGCTTGGCAAGGTAGATAACACTGCGGATGCTGATAAAACAGTTAAGCGGGCAACTACTGCCGGAACAGCAGACAGTGCAAATAGTGTTGCGTGGGGAAACGTGAAAAATAAGCCAACAACATTCCCTGTTGAAGCTCATACTCATGACGATAGATACTACACTGAGGCTGAGATGAATAGCAAACTCAGTGGTAAAGTGGATAATACTGAGGCTGGAGCGAACGGACTTATCAATAAGCTCGAATCGGGCACAGCTGCTCCTGTAGACAATGATTTGATTATTACACAATGGGCAAATCATACAACGGCGACGGCAACTAACCAAAATAAATATGTCCGTCGTCCTATGAGTTCAATATGGAGTTATATCAAGAGCAAGGCAGATAGTGTGTATCAACCAAAAGGTAGCTACGCAGCAAGTAAGCATAACCATGATGATAGGTACTACACAGAGAGTGAAGTAAATGGAAAGCTTGGTAGTAAGGTAGATAACACAGAAGCTGGAGCGAATGGGCTATTTTCTAAGCTTGGTGCTTGGACTGCCAATCCTACTGATGATACTTATTTTATTCGACAAGATACTGCTGGAACCAATCAGTTTGGTCGTGTGAAATTTTCTACGATATGGAACTACATCAGAGGCAAGACGGATGGCATATATCAACCAAAGGGTAACTATTCTACAACAGACACAAAAAATACTGCTGGTTCAACCAATACGACTTCAAAATTGTACTTGATTGGTGCCACATCACAGAGTGCAAATCCACAAACATATTCTAACGCAAGTGTGTACACGACAGGAGGAACACTTGTTGCAGGTGGTATCGGAAAAGATGGTTATATCGCATATCCCGGCGGTGGATTTTTTATAACTCAAAATAGCACTATTACTGGTTATTGCAAAATAATTTTACCTGTTGGATACACGAGCACAATGATGTCGTTTACTGTTACGATATACGATTATGTTTCTAATGAATCCGTTGATTATAAAATATCAGGATATAATTATGATGCGAATAAAGCTTGGTATAACCCGACTGCTGTATGTGTTGGTAAAGCGGGAGCCAGTCATAGCAATTTAACCGTTAGATTTGGAGATAACGGTTCTAATGTAGCTATCGCTATTGGAGAATCAACAACAAAATGGGATTTCCCTCAAGTTGTCGTTCATGATGTTTTACTTGGATTTAACGATTATGGGTTTAATGGCTTTAAATCCGGGTGGTCTATTGTTTTTGATAAGCAAGACATATCTAATATAAGCCAAATCATTTCAAATACTCATGTTGGATATAATTCTGTCACGTCATGGGATAAGATTCAAAATAAACCAAGTTCTTTTACGCCAGCTTCGCATACTCACGACGATCGCTATTATACCGAGACGGAAGTAAATACAAAGCTTAATGGAAAATCAAATACTGGTCACACTCACGATGACCGTTATTATACAGAGACAGAAATCAACACTAAATTAAATGGCAAAGCAAACAGTTCCCATACGCATACCAAATCACAGATCACCGACTTCCCTGCTTCGCTTAAAAACCCGACCGCTCTGACGATTCAAACTAACGGCGCAACTGCCGCTACTTACGATGGTAGTGCTGCAAAAACAGTTAACGTCACAAAAGGTAATATAGGACTTGGTAACGTAGACAATACTGCTGATGCAAATAAATCAGTTAAGTACGCCACAAGTGCAGGAAGTGCTAGCACGGCTACAAAAGCCACAACAGCAGATGTTGCTAATTTTGCAAAAGAAACCTATATCAATCAATACAAAACGGTCAATCTAACCGATCTTGACCAGAATACTTGGTATCCTGTAACTGGTACTAGTATTCCATATAACGGTTTAAGACGATTCAAATGCAATGTTCAACTCAACAGTGGCTCTAAACCTAGTTGGAGTACGCACGGCGGAGGGTTTACAGCGGTTGTTGATATCCTCGAAGAAGCATCAGGTTGGGGAACAACATATAAGAAAGGAATGGTGTTGATCAATGACCAATGTTTTATCAACGACTCAAATAAGCCACCTGTTGGATATGGTCAAATGAGTAACTCGTCTACCCCCGTTTGGTGGCTTCGTGGCGGCGGAACATATTTTCTTGCTACAGACTACAACTGTACATGGACAATTCAAAAATCAAAACATGAAATCAACGGCCAAAATGTTGCGCCAAAAACTACATATCCGGGTGTGAGTGTGAATCGAGCTACTATTACAGCTAATTTGAATGGTAATGCAAATACCGCCGAAGTCGCCACTACAGCAGTCAAACTCGCCAGAAGTGGTAATACAAGCTACCCTATGACGTTCAATTGGTCTGGTCGATCTGGTCAGCCTACATGGCTATGGGGCGGCAATGATGGAACCAACATGTATGTGTACAATCCGAGCAATTTTAGTGTGAATTATGCTACGAGCGCGGGGAATGGAGTGGAAACTTCTGGTAGTAATTATATCCGTTTTAAATGCGGGGTCCAGATATGTTGGAAGGCTAATGTTGCTATAGATGCTTACGGTAGCACCTATACTTTTCAGGCAGCATTTTCTGCTATACCTGCTATTACTGCTATTGGCTGTCAAGACCTTGATGACGTTTTTTTTATAAGAAATATAACCAAAACCAATTTTATTGGCGATAAAAAAGGATATCTGAACGGTAATGTAAGCTGGATTGCTGTTGGTGTTTGGAAGTAATAAAGAAGGAGATGATAAATTCATGGATGAAGTCAAAATTGGCTATCAAATCGCAAAACCCGTTATCACTCAAGAAGAATGTGACGCTTATTCAGCTATGGTCGATGCTTTGAACGAACACAACAACTCTGCACAACCGGGCGAGGAACTATATGGCATTGAAGACAAAGAGGACTGCTACGAGATTGTATCCGCCGGGCTGGTTCCTTCTGAGGAAGAATCTATTGCCACAGTTAAGAATTACAAAATCACCAAATCAAAAACGGTACTGTCTGAATATCTGGCTGCGCACCCGATCCAGTGGTCCGACGGCAAGTATTACAGTGTGACAAGCGAAAAACAGGCATTGCTTACCTCGAATCTATCCTTGTATCAAATCTCTGCTTCCGCCGGGCAACCATTCAAACTAACATGGAATTCAACTGGAGATGAATGCGTAGAATGGACTTATGAAGAACTGGCAGCACTTGCACTGGCAATCGGTACATATGTAAAGCCCTTTGTGTCTCGTCAGCAGGAGTTGGAATTGGCCATTAAAGCTTGTACTACAATGGAGGAGCTGGAGGCTGTTGAAATCAACTACGACCCTGTTCTGGAGCAATATCTTGAAACCGCCGGGCAGAAGGAGGTCGCTGAATGAGCAAAATCGTAAAGAAGTATAAAGAACTATTGAAATGTGCGCTTCTCTTTTTGATTGGAGGGGCGCTTTATTATTGCATCGAGATCTTGTGGCGTGGTCATTCACACTGGACTATGGCCGTGGTGGGCGGCATCTGCTATGTGGTCATCGGCGGGTTAAACAATTATATTCCGTGGGAAATGCCCCTATGGAAACAGGCCGGTGTTGGTGCACTATTTGTAACTGGCATGGAGCTGGTAGTAGGCATTCCGCTAAACCTGATGCTGGGCCTACATATTTGGGACTACTCTTCCCTACCCTTCAATCTGCTGGGTCAGATCTGTCTGCCGTTTACCGTGCTGTGGTTCTTCCTTGCGCTATTGTGCATTTATGTAGATGACTGGATGCGCTATATCATGTTCCATGAAGAAAAGCCACACTATCACTGGCGCAAGGTATGTAAGCCGAGGCAGTAAACGAACTAAAAGACATATAGAGCATGTAAAAAATGAAAGAGCCCCGGGCTATTACACCCAGAGCTCTCCCGCCACACACCTATACAAAGATAGGACGTCACAAATTCGCTCGACGAATCTTTGACATGCCTATTTTATCATAGTGTGAAATTTTTGTCAACCAGAATCGAGGTGATGAAATGATTGGTTTGTTGACTGCCGCACCATCCCCAGCTCCGGGTGTTATCAGCTTTACAATAGAACAGCTTTGGGGGGCTATTTTAGCTATCGCTGGTGGAATTACAGCTGTTGCAGCTGCTGTCACCGTAATTGTTAAAGCCGTCAATAAAATGCGTGAACCGGACAAGAAGCAGAATGAAAAAATCAAAGAGCACGAACAGCATTTTGATGACGTAGACCGCAAGCTCAAAAACGATAAAGATTTGCTGGATATCTATCGCTCAAAAATTTTAGCGCTGGAAGAGCATCAAAAAGAGCAAGATATCGCCATTGAAGACCATGGACGAAAAATCGCTGGCGTTGAACAGCGCGTAAATCGGAGTGAGCATGGTATCAATGTGATGATGAAAGCCCTGTTGGCTCTGCTTAGTCACGGCATTGATGGCAATGCTATTGACCCCATGAAAGAAGCAAAGGCTGCTCTTGAAAGCTACCTAATCGACGGACAAAATTTAAAAGATAATTGATACATAGCTCGGTACGTTTGTGCCGAGTTTTATTTTTTTATTCAAACAGGAGGTACTACTATGGCAAGTATTGTTAATGAGATCGTCTCTGTTATTGTGAAGCTGGTTATCACGATTGCTGGCACCGCATTTATGACCTATGGCATCCCCTACCTGAAGCAGATCGGTATGTACAAAATTGTCCAGATGGCTGTGCGTGCCGCTGAAAAGCTGGGTGTTACTGGCGCAATTCAGAAGGCTGATAAGAAGAAATATGTTATTGCCGCACTGGAGAAGATGCATATTAAGGTCACTCCGACTATTGAGATGATGATTGAAGCCGCTGTTAAGGAAATGGATATCCAGAACGAAAAGATTCAGGCGGAACTCAAGAAGGATTGAAGGTGTGGCTCTATGAGCATTATTACATATTCTATGAAGAAAGACTGGAATAAAAAGTTGTCTAAGAACTTCTGCGCCTATGAGTTTGCCTGCAATGACCGGAGTGATGAGTTCAAGGTTGCAACTGAGCTGGTAGAGACTCTGCAGCAGATTCGTGACCACTTTGGCAAACCGGTTCTGATTAGTTCTGCTTACCGTACTCCTGCATATAACATTTCAATCGGTGGCAGTTCTCATAGTCAACATTGTCTGGGCACAGCAGCGGATATTCACATCAATGGTGTTGACCCGATTCGTATTGCATTGTATGCAGCATCCCTCCCCTACTTCCATAAGCATGGCGGCATTGGTTATTACAGCCGAGCACAGGTAACGGGCGGTTTTGTTCATGTTGATGTTCGTGAAGCTCCTAGCCGCTGGATCAGTAAGATCGGTACTGCATATCAGGTCGCAAGCAAAATCATGCCTACGATTCGTCAGGGTTCCAAGGACAGCAACGACGGTGTATCTTATGCAGTGACCGTATTGCAGCGTCATCTGGGTGTGAAGGCAGACGGCATCTTTGGAGCTGGCACAAAGGCAAAGCTTGTTGAATGGCAGAAAGTACATGGATTGGCTGCTGATGGCATCTGCGGAATGGCAACATGGAGTTCGTTTTGATGGCAGACAACCAGAATACATTTCGTGCAGGAGACAAAATTAAATTAGACGGAGTATTATTTTCAAACAGCCAGACTCATTGCGGTATGCGCCGCATGGGAGAATGGTTTATCTATGATGGGAAACTCGTCAATGGGCGCTATCGAGTGACAAACCTTGAAAGTCGCATTGGCAAGTATCCAATCTCAGTAAACGTATCGGGTTATGTTGAGCCGAGCGATATTGAACTTATTGACAACACGAACGGACATTGA